ATTTACACACATATACATTAACTCACAATCTCTCTGGACTTTTCTAATAGAACGCATAGAATCATTAATGTAATCCATTTTTTCTATCCATTTTTTTAAAAACTCCGACGCCATATCACTGACATTGCCTATCATATTGAATTTGATCATAAACATAAACTGATTAAGCAAATCTACCAATCTACGTATGGGACTCGTGATATTTACGTAATTCCTCGTATTCAACACATCATGGCGCATATTTTCAGAATTCTCATCATATACTATATATTGTCCGGTTAGATTCCTCCAATTCTCAATCATGCGACGCATATCATCAGTAACAGTAGGATTATTTATAACAATAGGAGATGCCTTCGCGATTGCATTTCGATAGATGCCAAATTTATTTTTTACCATTAACTCACCACATTTTGTATTCATAAAAACCATCCAATACGCAACCACATCATGACTATCTTCTATGTCGCATTTCAAGTTTTTGGTTATTCTTAATAAATTTATATAATCTACATCTTTTTTCATATTATACTCTTCATAAGCATAGTTATTGCGCGTTATTACCATAACATTTTTCATTGTAATGTTGTCATCGCCATCCCCTTTCTTTTGGACGATTCCGTTATCGTCAATGACTATATCCATACAAAAAGCAAACCTTAGTTGCTTTTCTAATAAACTACACAAATTATCAGACAGAATGGTAGGTAACATAGGGCGTCGGCGGTCAGGCAAATAAATGGTAGATACGCGATTATTAAATGATTCCCATAATCCAAATTCCTCCATCCAGAAATAGACATTGGCTATATAAATACTCATTTTAAATAAACCATCTTCCAACGGCACAATACTGAATGCGTCGTCCAAGTCTTTACTGCCTTTCGGGTCTATTGAAAAAACATTGACATCAGTGCGGTCTTCTATATTATAATTGGGGTTATTCATTATGGTTTCAATACACTCTTTATAATTATCATTTTTGAATAACTTCTTAACGCGTGACGAGAACGATGCGACCGAGTCACTCAAATTTCGACGATAGAGTTGATACTCATAAAATACAATCAAGTCATCCACATCACCCAATACATTCAACATAGTTCCTATTGGGTGTTTGTTTGTCCATTCATTAAATTTAAACACCACGTATTTATTCTTGAATTTCTTAGAAAAATCCATTTTCATATCATACGGTAAAAGAAACGATGGCAATCGAGAGTCGTCAGGAATACACTTATAATAAAATTTTTTACCATTGGGTGTTCTACCATAAGTTCTATTCTTATCAAGAATTATAGTGCCAGCCAATGTGGGACAACTACGAATATTAGAGCATATTATATTTCCATCGTGGTCTATAATATCGTTTGTGAATAGTCTTAATTTTACCGGGTCTATTTGTGATAGTTTTTGGTTTTCAATTTCAATATTTGTATCTGAATCATAGAATTTCCAACCAGAATAATCACAATTATCGATTAAAATTCGGTACTTCATCTATAATACATGTCTAAATGCGTTTATGTTATTTTAGAAATAAAATATACAATAAGTATATATAATGGCAAAGAGTTTGTGTAAAGGAAAGCGCGTTAAACCAAACAAGTGTAAAAAACTTCGTGGATGTAAGGTAGCCAGTGGTAAAAAGAGAACTTATTGTAGAAAAACCAAAAATAAACGTACGAAATGTAATAAAACAGCAAAGAAGAAACAATAAATACTATATATTGCTATTGTATACAATGGATTTGTTATGTATTGACGACATTATATTGAATTGCGATTGGGTTGAGGTCGGTGATAATGGCGAAGAAATTTCTCCACAAATTGATTCAGATAATACTAAATATATTGATGGTAGCAATGATGTTGCTGCATACGTTCGTTATGGGATTGTTCTACCATCAATGGATGATTCGTATGATGCGCACGACCGCAATATTATGGAACATATTATGTGTAATGGATGCACAACATTATTATACGACGACGAAGGAGATCGAATAACTATTTACTAAAAATATTTACTAAAATATTTACTAAAATATTTACTAAAAAGGGATTCTATTTGTGTTATTATTATGGTTAGAGTTTTATCATCATTACAATTAGTTCAACTGTAATAATGAAATCGTATCACTATACTATATACAATTATTAATAAAATTGAACTGAAAACGGTTTAGTAAACAGTAAATAAAATTCATATGGAAATTTACAAAAACGAATTATCATTTAACGTAAAGGGTTCATTTAGTAAGAAATGGTTCTCTCACGAACGATTCCAAAGTTGGGAGAATAATACATTTCATATTCTCAATCATTATGCGAATAGTAACCTTAATTATATTGATGTCGGTGCTTGGATTGGACCGACGGTTATGTACGCGGCGCAGCGATTCAAAACAGTGATAGCAGTAGAACCCGACCGACTTGCGTTTTATAGACTAGTTAATAATCTATCAGTTAATAAATTCAATAATATTATAACAGTAAACAAATGTCTTTCATATAATGACGATTTCATCTCATTTGGTGGTAATGGTAAATGGGGTAATTCTGAATCAACTATGCTTGTTTCCAACCCCGAATACAGTTCTTGGGAAGGCAGATGGTCTAAAGAAGAACGCGAAGCAAATATAGAGGTAGTCGAAACTATAAAAATAGAAACTCTAATGTCTATATGCGATATGGACAATGTTGGTTTCATAAAAATGGACATTGAAGGCGGTGAAATGGTAGTCATACCAGCAATGACTGAGTTCCTTAAATTAAATAAACCTGTTTTGTATATATCATTACATTTCTGTTTCTTACAATTGCATCATATACAATGTATATTAGATATTTTATTTAATATATACGAAAACTGTTACTCATTTGACGACGAAGGGAATAAAACTAGAATAACAAAGGAATTCATATTAGAATACGAAGTCACAACTATCGTATTCGAATAAACATTTATTTAACAATATAGAGAAATAATGCCATTACTAACTACAATGCCAGACCAATCACAAACCATTAGACGTTCTCAGCGCTTAAATCGCCGTGTAGTTAGATTTGCACCCCTATCTACATCGCGCACATCATGTCGGACCAGAGCAACTGTTGTACGACTTAGTCCTGTTTCATTTACAAACAAATCTTATTACTAATAATTTATTATTATATTTTTTATAATAATAATAAACAACAAAAAAACTTTCTCATATTCAATATATAAGTTATAATGGGTCTATTCAAGAAAACAAAACCTTTCATTTCACATCGCGTTTATATGTGTGTTGACGAAGACGATAATGAATCCGTAGAAAAATATAAATTTCAATGGGACAATGAATACAAGACCTGGTATTTAGACGCACATAAATACACAGAATCTGTAATTTCTAAACAAGAACATATCAAAATGATGTTTAACCCGTTCAAAGTTTACGGACAACATCAATATTTTTTATAATTTTATAATATATGTTCAAAGGTGAAAAAATATATCCGGTTTGTTATCGCATATATTTAAATTTAAATTATGAAGACTCTGTCCGAGCAAAATCTTTTGGGTGTTTATGGGATTCACGACAAAATAAATGGTATTTTCATAAAGAGAATTACTTGAAATCTGGAATTAAACACAGCACTGTCTTACACGGTGAATTGTGTCCGTATATGATATTGGATGATACAATTACTTATGTATAAACAAATGAACATTTGAATCCGCACCTGTAGGGTGCTCGTTCAAAGGGTTAACGACTATTGACCGCGAAGCGGATTGAATTATTTGTTAGTTTAAGTCTCAAGTTATTTTGTTTTTTTTGTTAAATAACCCTTTCTAACAATTGAATAGTGTATAATTATTCTATTATTCCTGAATTCTTTGTTATATTTTCCATTACCTTACCTATTGTTGTCTCACGTGGAGCACTAGGAAATAAATTACGCTGTATATCAAGACATTTCATGGAAAAATCGGAATCCATGTCAGCATATTCTTCTGATTTATTTTCCTTTTCTTTCATAAGAGTTATCATGGTTTTCCTTGTTACTTCGTTAATTCCCTTTACCAACATATCTTGAGAACCTTCTTTATCCCATACATCGTTTTCTTTAATATACAGGGTCTTTCGTTTCTTATCAGTACAATGAATCGGTCGTTTATTGGTTCCCAATCCTTGTAAACTTTCAATGAAAAGCTTTGAAATCCCTTTAATATACCCGCTTTCTATTTGGTTCTCTAGATCTTCAAATGAAACTTGCATTTGTTCTATGAACTCCGAAAAGTTGATTGCGTCTTTACAATCTTCGTTTAAAAATACTTGTAGGTTAAACTGGTTATTATTATTCGTAGTTGTATTGTTATTATTGCCTATTCTTGGAACTATATCTTGAACAGTTTTTTGTAATTCTTTGTTGTGTTGAATCAACTCATCTGTTTGGTGATTCTTTGTAATTAGTAAATTCATAAGTTCTTTATTTTGTGAAATAAGATCCAATATCGTAGAATTATCATTTTTAATTATAACATTCGTTTGAATATCATTATCTGGTATATATACATAACTACAATTTTTTTTATGTCTCGATAACCCTGATAAAAAAACGAACTGTTTTTTACATATACATATATATGACGTGGGGTTTTTTGGGGTTTTTATGTTATCATCTGTTACCATTTTATGTTTCATAGTCATTAAATGACGTGTATAATCCCGTTTGTTACAGCATTTAAAGTTACATTTATCACACACAAAATTTTTTTGGTTTTTTTTGGTTTTTATTGTTATCATTATTTACCTAAACTATGATAACAATAAAAACCCCAAAATTAAACGAGAAGAAAAAACAAAAAAACGTTATGCAAACAAAAATATCAATAAAAAACACGATTTACTGCATTATGCTAAGAACCAGTTTTTCAGAAAAGTCGTTGAAAAAGTATTCTCAGAAAAATGAAAATTGGACAATTATAAATGTCCAATTTTCAGAAAATCAAAAGAGAATCCAAATCGGGTTTTCTGAGATTATTCTATTATTCCTGAATTCTTTGTTATATTTTCCATTACCTTACCTATTGTTGTCTCACGTGGAGCGCTAGGAAATAAATTACGCTGTATATCAAGACATTTCATTGAAAAATCGGAATCCATGTCAGCATATTCTTCTGATTTATTTTCCTTTTCTTTCATAAGAGTTTGCATTGTTCTCCTAGTTATTTCGTTAATTCCCTTTACCAACATATCTTGAGAACCTTCTTTATCCCATGCATCGTTTTCTTTAATATAGAGGGTCTTTCGTTTCTTATCGGTACAATGAATCGGTCGTTTATTGGTTCCCAATCCTTGTAAACTTTCAATAAAAAGCTTTGAAATCCCTTTAACATATCCGCTTTCTATTTGGTTCTCTAGATCTTCAAAAGATACTTGTATTTGTTCTATGAACTCCGAAAAGTTGATTGCGTCTTTACAATCCTCGTTTAAAAATACTTGTAAGTTGAATTGATTATTATTATTGGTTGTATTATTATTATTTCCTATTTTCGGAACTATTTCTTGAACAGTTTTTGTTAATTCCTTGTTTTGTTGAATCAATTCATCTGTTTGGTGATTCTTTGTAATTAGTAAATTCATAAGTTCTTTATTTTGTGAAATAAGATCCAATATTGACGGTCTTGCTTCCGTTTCTATACATACCATAGCATTATTATTGTTATTTGAACATTTCTTTTTGTGATTGCATAAAGACGATTTATGTTTATAATTTTTACCACAATCACACGTATATGCTATGGGGATTTTTGGGGATTTATTATTAGTATTTGTTCGTATTTTATGTTTTGCAGTCAACAAATGTTTATTATAATCCTTTTTATTGCTGCATTCGTAATCGCAACTTTTACAAGAAAAAAATTTGGGGATTTTTGGGGATTTTTGGTTAGGCATAATTCGTCTAATTTATACGAACAAATAAATCCCCTAAATTAAACGAGAAGAAAAACAAAAAAAATTATGCTAATAAAATATTCATTAAAAAACACGATTTACTGCATTATGCTTTGAACCAGTTTTTCAGAAAAGTCGTTGAAAAAGTATTCTCAGAAAAATGAAAATTGGACAATTATAAATGTCCAATTTTCAGAAAATCAAAAGAGAATCCAAATCGGGTTTTCTGAGATTATTCTATTATTTCAATAATTATAGTATTATTTCAAACATCAAGATCTTTAATGTAGTAGTCCATCCAATTGTCTGGTGATTTCTTGGTTCCACCGTCATATCTTACAGCCAAATGTTGATTCACAAGCCAAGGACCGATTGAAATATCGTCAATACATACATCTGCTAAGATGCGTCCGTATTTTTCCAGAGAAACGTTTTCTAGTCTAACCATCTTATGTAGGATTTTATCTTCTACGCATTTCTTGGCGATTTGTGCACAATCCTTTTCTGAAACACATTTACTTTTAATCTCGGGACAATCAATGCCGTTAATGCGAACCGAGAACTTATATAGTTCGCTGCCTTTATATGGTAGATAACTTGCGATCGTAATAGTATCACCGTCGTAGCACTTAATAACACGACCCTGTGTAATTGGTGGGATAAATGCCTTTACACTCTTTGGGTCAGTAATATGTGGAATATTTCGCTTACTTATACAGAGACCCATGGTTTTGATTAATAATAACTGTTTGTGTGTTGTTATTATCAATTTTGTTTAGACCATTGAACGTTTCAAATGCCCATTTTATAGATATAATTATAATGAAAAATAAAATATTTTTCATTTTGTAAATTGCAATAATGCATTTGTTGGTTATTGGTATAATGTAAATCATATTGATTTATAAATGTTGAAACTTGTAATAATCCGTTATAAACAGATAAAAATCCATTGTCATATAGATTGTGGCAATATCTACACATAAATTCTACAATATTTTTATCATTTTTTTCATTATTATTTAATATACATCTTGGTTTTAGATGTGCTGTTTCTAATAAACATAATGGTAGTTTTTTTTTACAAATTATACACATTTGCGTTTTATTGGCAATTAAATAATTTCTCAATTGTTGTTGTTCTTGTCTAATCTCTCTTAATTCATATGTTATATGATGTTTTTTATACTTTTTGTAAAAGTTAATGATTTTTTTTGAATAATAATACTTATGGTCGTTTAATATTACATTGCCTTCTTTTAATAATTTATAATTTTTGTTATGAACAAAAATAATATTATTTTTAGTTAATTTAATTAATTCTGTTTTTATATCATTTATTTCAACTGATTTATCACACCTAATTTTTATATAATTATATATATCTATTAGATTATTGGTATCATGTAAAATAAAAGAATTAATAATAGAATCTTTCATATTATTAATTCATTATAAATTATTTTTAAGTCTATTTATAATGAAACCATAACATTATAACCTCGTGTTCCAGGATTGTTATTTATACCAACCCCTTTGCTTGTTTCTTCTTTGTAATTTAGTTTTTCAAACTCCTCCTTAAATTTTTTCTGCGTTTTCAAACATGTTTTGTCATTTTTTTTACACCATGATTGATATATGTTGAATATATATTTTATTCCGATTCGCAGGTTTAGTTGTGTGGCATTTTTACAACACGAATTTGCGAATAGCAATATATCATTATTGCTTAATGGTTGCATAACATTTTTAACAGGTAGAGGAGACACTATATCTAACGAATAAATCGGTGGTTTATCCTTGTCATATAAATATAACCAACCATCAGGAGTTTTCCAATAATATTTTTCTGGAAACTTATTGTCATCTTCTATAAAATCATTTCCATCTTCATCTGTATATCCGTGAGTATTTTGTTGTTTATATTTTTCTTTAAGAACCGAATATTTTACTTTACCACCATTTACGATATATGGTGTTTTTTGTATATAATTGTTTGTATGAAAAGGTAGTTGTTTGCTTTGATTTCTTTGTGCAATTCTTAGTATATATTTTACATCACCATCTTTTGTATAACCCATATAAGTTCTTGTATTCTTTTCAGAAGTTAATGATAATCCGTGTGACGAGTCTTTACTATAACTTTTAATCTTTAGTTCCAATTCATCATAATCCCATTTTTTATTTGTGTCGTCCGCAATGGCACAAACTTCAAATCCGGAATCATCTTTCGTGGGATTATATTTTTTACCTATTTTTTCACATAACTGTTGATAATTTAAATTGTAAATACTATCAATTTTATATCTACAAATGCCATATTTATCAATAAATTCATTCTTACCCGTTTCTTCTATTTCATTAACGCAAATATATCCAGGTAATTTAGTTTCTTTACACCAATCACCTATTTCTGTATCATTCATTTCGTCAATAACAATTAATTTATAACCATTATTTTTGCTATCATAATGTTTCACCGGTTTTAAATTTTTCCTTTTCTTTGACACATCAATATATTTCATATATTTACCAAACTTAAAATCACCATTATCTATTATACTTTCTAACAAATCTTTAATATCTTCCCAACTATCACAACTCATAATAAATTTCTCTATCTCTTTTATGAATTTCACATAAAAGTTTAACATAATATCTTTAAACAACGGCGTAGTCCATAAAGTAAGTTTCATAGTTCCATTTTTTAATTCAACATCATTATATTTTCCTTGAAGTCTTGTTTCTTGAGAAGCATTAGTACAGTTAAATGATGAATGAGACACAAAGTACTGATCCGTTAAATGTAACGAATAATTATCATAATCGTCACTCGTAAAAGAATATCCCCTTTCTCCATATTTACCGGTTATTGTTATAATTGTTTTATTAATAATAGGTATATCGCTTTTTTCGAATAAAACTCTTAACAATTTATATACAAGTTTTATACTTAACATTTTTGTATTGATATTGAAATAACAATAATTATTAGGTAGTTTTTCAGATTTTTCCATAACTACAGATGAACCATATACACCCCCACATTGCCATAATCTTTGACTTGTTGATGATTGGTCTGAGTCCTCGTGACATAAGCGTTTAATTTCTTGCTCATAATCTTTTGATAAATATAATCTTAAACAATTTCCATGAAATATGATAATAAACACATTTGGATAATCCTTCATTATTTTACCTATTAAACAAAACTGATTCACTCTTATTTTTTCTTCGCTTATCAACAATGAATTGTATGTATTAGTAGGTCTTTTTATAATTGTTTCTATTATATTTTTAATGTTAATATTATAATCCTCAATAATATCATATTTATTATTATCCCACCACGGTTTAACCCCATTTGTATTAAAATGTATAACTCCATTAAATAATCCAAAATAATCATCTGACCTTTTCATTTTATGAACCTTTGATATCTTAATTTGTATATCCGCATTATCACTCAATCGCGTGGTAACATTATATAACAACGAATGTGCTGTCCCTGTAATATGTAAAGCATACTTTACCTTTTTATATATTTTAGCAAGTAATCTTTCACATAAGCTTGTATTTTTTGTATCATTTTTATTGCTCCTGTCGTTTGAAGATGTAGGAGCCATTAAATCACTTTCATCCACCAGCACTGACATATTAACAAGTTCATCATTGTAAGAAATATACTCGCTAAATTTAGAATTTATTTTTTCCAATTGAGCATGATTCATTAAACAACAAAATATATCATTTGAATTAATTGCTTCTTTATTGTTTAATTTATTAATAATGCCATTGCTATTTATATCTTGAAGTTCTGGAAGTTTATAATCTTTCCAATAATCAACATTATTTTCCTCAAAATAATCTTTGAGTTCATTATTAAATTCTTGAAATAATGTTTTTATAAACTGAATATTAAAATTGTAATTTTCTGTTCCAACTATATCATCTTGCAATTGTTTTTGGTCTATTGTTAAATTTCTAAAAATGTATAGAACAGGTCTTTTTAGTATATGAACCGAAATCCACATAATTATACACGCATGAACTCTTTTTCCAAGCTGTATGTCTCCCCATAATAATTCTACGATTGATTTTTCATTCTCTTCCAAATTAAGTGAATTTAATAAATCTTCTTCAAATGAAGGTAAATCAATGTTTTTTGGGATATGTTTTAATTTTATTGGATTCTTTCCCCAATTATGTCTCTCTAAACTTTCTCCATTGATGTATCTACACTTATTTAACATTGTATTGATAATTTTTTCCAGTGGTTTTTTAAAGATTTCATTTTTTTTTTTGTAAAACGTGTTTATTTTATCTTGTATATATGTCATTTTTATTATATACATATTATAAGGCAATTCTTTAAATCAATTTTATATATAACCCGAAAAATGCCTTGAAAAAAAACGCCTAATTATAATTATAATTATAATATAAAATTCACAATAAAATTGATTAATAATACAGGAAACTATTAATAATCAAACCAAAATGGATATTGAAGAAGAGTTCGTAACAAATTCGTATAACCGAATAGCACCAGATTTCAAGAAACGTCGTCCCTTCTTATGGGATTGGATTCCTATATGATATTCCACCCGGTTCATCATTAATGGACATAGGTTGTGGTGGTGGTCGGGTGGGTCAAGAGTGTCTTTCTATGTCTATTAAATACACAGGTATAGATTCAAGTCAATCATTTATAGACATATGTATAGAAGATGGATTAGTCGCACTCAAGTGCGATATGTGCAATTTACCCTTCCAAGATAACTCACAAGATTATATCACATCCATTGCGTCCTTTCATCATTTAGACCCATCATTCGTAATTTTCATTCATAAACAACTAACACAACTCACTCTACAGGACAACCGTCGGGATTTGAACAATCCATTTTTTTGTTTATTTTACATATAAAAACCATTCAAAGATAACTCTCTATTACACATAATCATATGCCGCCAAAATATAAGAAATACACAGGTAAACCGAAAACCTATGAATTTAATAAAGAAAGTGCCGTATATCTAGTTATCGTAGAATCACCGTCAAAGTGTGAAAAAATAGAAGGATATTTAGGTTCTCAATATAAGTGTATTGCCTCCAAAGGTCATATAAGAGAACTCAAAGGATTAACATCAATAAAAGTCAAAGAAAATTACGAACCCATTTTTTCAATTAGTCCGTCAAAGTCGTCACATGTGGAATGGATGAAAAAGGCAATAAAGCAATTCCCCAAGACAAACATTATTCTGGCGGCGGATGACGATCGTGAGGGTGAAGCAATTGCGTGGCATATTTGTGAAGTATTTGAGTTACCCGTGGAAAAAACCCAGCGCATCGTTTTTCACGAAATCACCAAACCCGCAATACAGAAAGCAATAGGTTCTCCTAGATTAATCAATATGCATTTAGTAAAGGCACAACATGCCCGTCAGGTTCTCGATATATTGGTGGGGTTCAAGGTCTCGCCGTTATTATGGAAGTATTTATATAATGATAAAGATAACGGACTGTCTGCTGGACGCTGTCAAACCCCCGCACTACGCCTCGTATATGATAATGAAATGGAAAATAAAGGTATAGAACAAGCATATAAAACAACCGGTAATTTTACAAGTAGAGATATAGATTTTGTTTTATCACATAATTATGATAATGAAGAGAACCTAATTAAGTTTCTAGAAAAATCAAAGAATTTCGTGTATAAATTAAGTCTAGGTTCTCCAAAAGAAGTATTGAAAGCACCTCCAAAACCCTTCAGTACTTCAAATTTATTACAAACAGCAAGTAATAACTTGAATATGTCGCCTAAGGAAACAATGACGCACTGTCAGTCCTTATATCAGGGTGGTTTTATAACATATATGAGGACAGAAAGCACAAAATACTCGAAAGAATTCATAGAAATAATAGGTTCTCAAATAGATGAAAGATATGGTGATAAATATAAAGGAGATACTAAAGATATAACCAACTCTAATAACGTAGACCCTCATGAAGCAATAAGGGTTACAGATATCAATCTAGAGAACCTGGCAGTAAAAGATAGAATGTCATCATTATATAAACTAATTTGGAATAATACATACGAAAGTTGTATGGCGACTGCGAAGTATGAAGCAACGCAGGCAATTATTACAGCACCAGAAAAACACCATTATAGAAATACAATAGAAATACCCCAGTTTCTTGGTTGGAAACGTCATAAGGAAGATATTAAGGAGAACACGACGAGTCAAAATGATGGAAAGGCGACATTATTATATCTAAAATCATTAATTTCCGGTTCAGGTTCTCTACAATACAATAAAATAGTTTCATCAGTATCATTCAAGAACAAGCATAGTCACTATAGTGAATCAGGATTGATAAAGAAACTGGAAGATTTGGGAATTGGTCGTCCATCAACATTTGCAATGTTAATAGATACGATAGTAGATAAGGGTTATGTAAAAAAAACCGATATAGATAATGGTACAGTTCAATGTAATGAATATTTATTGGAAAAAGAGAACCTAACGAAAGAAACCATAGAAAAATCAATGGGAAAAGAATCAAACAAACTGGTAATACAAAAGACAGGGATAATAATAATCGACTTTTTAATGAAATATTTCGAGTCAATGTTCTCTTATGGGTATACGAAAACGATGGAAGATAAATTGGATATTATATCAAAAGGAAACGCAGAGGAATGGTATACCGTATGCGACGAGTGTAACGAGTTAATAAAAGAGTCGTCAAAGCCAATATCTAAACTTACGAAAGAGTCGTATAAACTGGACGATATACATGAAGTAGTATTTGTAAAGTATGGTCCAACAATTAGGTATACGGGTGAAGACGGTAAATATGCATATAAAAAAATCAACCCAGGATTAGAGTTAGACTTGGATAAATTGAAGTCGGGAGGATATACGGTAGATGAATTATTGGCGAAAGAAGACTATTGTATAGGAAAATGGGAAGACCAAGATGTATATATTCGCGAAGGTCGTTTTGGACGGTATATTGAATATGGTGATACTAAGAAAAGTATTACAACGATAACCAAACCAATATGTGATATAACAATGGATGATTTACAAAAGATAATGGATGGTAAACCAAACCCGAATATATTACGAACATTGAATAAGGATTTCAGTGTGCGTAAAGGAAAGTATGGACCGTATGTATTTTATAAAACGACGCATATGAAGAAACCGAAATTCCTGGATATAAAACAGTTCAATCAGGGGTATTCAACTTGTGCCATAAATGAATTTATCGATTGGTTATGTAAAACACATAAGATAGAGAACACATACACATAATGAATAAATGCGTATAATAAATCCAATTAAAAAGTGTTCATTATGTATCTATACAACTACATAATGAAATACCAGGAAACATCATTTGAAGAATATCTGAATGCGTTAGAAAAGTATAATATGCGTCCAGAACTTGATATATTATTCAAGAATATAACAACAAAAAACATAGGAAATACAATTATATACGGACCATCGGGTTCTGGTAAATATAGTCAAGCACTGAATATGTTAAAGACCCATAGTCCGAGTGAAATGAAATACCAAACAAAAATAACAATAAACACAGAAAAAACCGACTATTCCTATTTTATAAGCGACATCCACTATGAAATAGATATGAATATGCTAGGATGTAATTCCAAAACATTATGGCACGAACTATTTCTCCAGATAATCGATATTATATATACGAAACCTGAAAAGCATGGATACATAGTATGTAAGAATTTCCATACTATTCATACAGAATTACTCGATATATTCTATAGTTATATGCAAGAATACACGACAAAGCATTCTCACATTGGATTAAACTTCATAATAATAACAGAAGAACTTGGTTTTATACCGAATAATATCATTAACTCGTGTAGGGTAATAAATATAGCAAAACCAACAAAAACACAATTGATGAACATAGTAAGCGAAGAACACCGCGAACATATACTGAAGTTAGATGTAACAAAACAAAATAATATAAAATCAACAATTGACGTGGCTAATTATAAAAAAGAATTACCAAAAGACAATATGATATTCATATGTAATGATATTATAAATACATTGAATAACCATAAGAACATTAAATATATGGATTTAAGAGAACAAATATACGAGTTATTAACATATAATATAGATATAATAACAAGTATTCAATATATAATATTCAATTTACTTACAGACAATGAAATTAAACAATCAAATATAAATGATATATTGGACCACTTATTCACATCTGTAAAATATTATAATAATAATTACAGACCGATATATCATATAGAGAGTATACTACTGTATATAACAGCGAAAATTCACAATTATGAATGATAAAGTTGCGAGATGTATATTAGAAATAGACGATCATGAGAAATTAACAGAAGAATTAATAAAAAAGAAGTATAGAAATAAAGCATTGAAATGTCATCCGGATAAAAACAAATCCAAAGATTCGAACAAACAATTTTTAGAGTTAAAGAATTCATACGATTATCTGAATGATAAAATAGGAGTAGAAGCAAAGATTAATAGTTACTCGGAGTTATTATATGATTTTTTAAAGGAACGCATTAAAATGAAAAATGCCTCAACAAATACAAGTGCCGATTTACTGAATATTATTATCGAAAAATTATCTAACAAATGTGAATTAAAAATGATGAATATTTTAGAAAATATAGACAAAGGAGTATTATTGGAAATATATAAATTAATTATAGGAAATAATGCTATATTCGGACATATAGATAAAAGAATAATCGAAAGATTAAAAAGTATAATAGAAGACAGAAGTAAAAATGACGAAATGATAATTTTGAATCCAACATTAGAGGATTTACTAGAGTTCAATGTTTATAAATACAAAATACATGAACAACAATTAATAATTCCATTATGGCATAGTGAATTAATATATGATATATCAAATACGGATATACATATAAACTGTAATCCTGTATTAAATGACAACCATTTTATAGACGAACATAATAATATACATGTAACTTTGAAACTTAAATTATTAGATATATGGAACAAAAAAGTTCATGAATTTTATATAGGTAAAAAAAGTCTTAAATTACATATAAATAAATTAAAATTACGAAATTATCAAACAATAACATTTAAATCGTATGGTATACCACGCATTAATAGAAAACAAATATACGACGTATCTGTGTTAGGAGATATAGTAATACACATTAATATAGAACAGTAATATTACCGATCATTTGGGAATGGTTTACTGTGTTTTCTGTAGAAAAGCAATTTGTGAATATTAACACCCGAAACAAGTTTACAATGACACGCGCAGCAGGGGATATACCCCTTACTATCAATTTCCTTAATATACTTCCTTTTCGATATTACCTCACGTGCGCGACCACCTACACAGTTCTTTATAAAGTAAGTAATACAGCATATTGGATAACCGTAGTGTAAACCCTGATATATAAAATGGGAATTAGATTCTATTTCATATGCAGTTAGACTTCCTATGAAATCACTCTTGTATATTTTATTACTACGTAGAATCATCATTATATATTATTGTTTAGTTAGTAAATCTTCAGATACGAAATTAAAGTATTTCAATTTTTTATGATAAAAAAAATATTATATCATAAAAATATCATATTATTATCATTATTATCATTATTATCATTATTATTAAGCGACCTTCTTCTTGATTACCTTCTTCTTCTTCGTAACAACTGCTGGTTTATCATCAACGACAGGCACAGACACTTTTTTTTTAACCACTTTCTTTTTAATCGGTGCAGGAGTTGTCACCTCTTCGTCATCAGGAGTTGTCACCTCTTCGTCATCAGGAGTTGTCACCTCTTCGTCACTATCATCAACCACTGTATCAACTACAGTTTCGACGACATCATCATCATCATTTACTACAGGAGTAGTATTCATCCTATCTTTATCATCAGATGAAAGTTGGATGTGACATTTACCATATACGCTGTTATTCACCCGAGGTTTGACAACACCCTGAATCATCTTCCAAGTAAGACCCCAACCCTTGCCACCGATCCAAACACCACCACACTGAAGAACACAAGCAATATTACTCATCTTTGGAACGAAATCAGGAGGAGTCGCATCGGGGTCATCACAAGGGAAAATGGTATTAGAATCTGTATCATAAATTTCCACATTCCACTTATCGCCATACTTAGGAACCTTGGCACGGATAGATGGAGGACTATCATAATCTAATTTCTTAGTATCTTTATTCTTCCTGTATTTCATAAAAGGAAAGAATGTATGTTTACAAATCTCCCTAGACATTTTTTCACCCCACCACTGTTCGGAGTTCTCCACTGCTGCGTCTAGAATCTTACTCTCAAAATCCTTCATTTTCTGCATGAACTCATTGGTTGCGTCGTTAGAATACTCTTCATTTGGGAAATTGAGAGTAATACTGAACTTTCCATCCGACTCACCGTGTTCATTAACATAATCAGCAATACCCCACGTCATCATGAGTGGAGTTGAAATATGAAGAGAACGATTGGATTGACGACTAATAACATTAATTGCCTTACCACCCATATCATTTACCCTAGGGGGTAGAAACTTAACTGCCGATGTATCCCATTCGGAAGGACTGAGAACGACAGGGGTAGATGGTTTGCTTGATTTGAAAGAAGACATAATAGATTGCTGGTATGATACTATAATAGAAATAATATCTTTAAATCAATTTTATAAAACAAGGTTATAATAAAACACAAAAAAATCAAGAATATACTAGGTTAATGATGTAAAACACAAACATAAAACACAAAACACAAAACACAAACATAAAACACAAAACACAAACATAAAACATAAATTACAACATATCATCCAAATCACCTTTTCTTCGTGCTGCCATACGAAGAGATGCTCTATTTTTTGATGCATTTGGTACGACACATGGTCCCTTTCCTTGTGCTGCCATACGAATAGAAGCATTAGAGTCATATTTTTCACTTTTACCATTACATAACAACCAACAAAAGTATATACCAACACATAAAATCAATACTATTAAGGTTACCCAATCCTCTATGTCAAAATCGTGAGAATTATCATGACTAATTAGAGAACTATTAGTATTATTATTGTTAATAATGGATTCGTTCATTTTAGGATTTATGGGATAAATCTACAGATATCACGCAAAAATCAATTTTATAAATTTTTATAAATATATAAATATAAATACACACATATACAAATACTAATGAACGTTTTATCAAAGTTGATAAATCTAAAGGATGAATTATGTTGCGATTGGAATAAATACTACAAAGAAACTCCAGATTTAATGAAATACAAACATCCCGATTTAAAATATATATGCAAACAAAATGAATTACATGTTACTGGAAAAAAGAGTATTTTGGTAGATAGAATTCTACATAAATACAAAAGAGACAAAGCAATAAGTTTATTACAGTCAATACTGAGAAGAAAAACAGTCAAAACGTATATATTATTACATGGTCCTGCGTATAAAGATAAAAAATGCACGAACGACACAGATTTTTACACATTGGAGCCATTTACCAATATACATATAAAAGATTTTTTCAGTTTCCAAGATAAAGATGGATTTATATTTGGTTTCGATTTCAATTCGATATACAGTTTAATAAAGCGCAATAAAAAAGCAACAAACCCTTATAATCGTAACGAAATACCAAAAGACATTATAAACAAAATAAAACGTATAGGAAAATTGAATCGTGTATATTATCCAAAAATCAACAACACTGAAAATGTTATTACTTCAAATACAACGAACATTACCGAGACTCCTCAAGCGTTAGTAAGATTAGAACAGGTGCGAAATAATAAATCATTTAATGAGCGCGTATCAAATTTATTTTATGAAATAGATCAAGTTGGTAATTATACATCACCAGAATGGATGTTGAATTTAGGAAGAGATAAATTGGTATTATTAATGCGTTTTATGTATCAATTCTGGAATTACCGTGCAGGAATATCAATGGAAACAAAACAAAACATTTGCCCTCATTTCAACCCATTCACTTATCAAGAAATAACAACGAATTTCTCGAATACAATGACACTTGAAAGAGCACAAAACATGGCAATAACGATATGTGAGAATAAATTTCATACAGCAATAAACATAGAATATAAAAAATTAAGTGCGATATATATATTGACTGCTTTAACAACGGTATGTAATGATGCTCGGCAAAACATACCTTGGTTATACGAGTCAACCTTGTAAATGTTATATGAATTATACTAAACGCATTTCCAACATAGATTAAAAACTCCTTAATCAATAACCCATCAAATTACTATACACCTTAAATAACTAATAGTTTATATTCTACAAAATAAAAATTGATATATATATTCAAAACGAAATATACATATAAAACAAATACTTTAATATGTATAAAAAATTACAGCATATTTGCAATCGTACAGCAGGAATAGTGTTTGTTTCAGTCTATATAATATATAATTACGAATATCATTCTCGTACAGTATATCGTTATAAACCGACGAAGAATTAAATACGCACATACTTCAAGTGTGTAAAACACATGAACGATCTCACAAAGTGTATGGATTCAAATGTTCAGATGTGTAAATAATTATATTATAATCTTGTTTTAAACCGATTTTTAAATAAATAATAAATATTAATAAATAATTACATATAAATTGAATGTCGCTTTGCTTATCCAGTTATATTTAGGAATAATTATTAAGTTAATGCGTTAAACTACTTAAAAAATTAGGTCTCTATACTGTATATCAGTAATGACCCGTGCTACTAAGACCACCCCACCCCCTGCCAAGACTACTGCTGCCAAGAAGGCACCTTCTAAGAAGAAGCCAGCCGATACTCCTGAGGTAGTTGCTGCTCCTGTAGAGAATGTAGTCTCTGCTCCTGTTGCCACTACAACTGAGGTAGCTATGTTAGAGTCTGTTACCAAACTTCAGGAGTTTGGTGCTAAGATTCAGCAACTAACCGGAATTATTGCCGCCCTTAAACAGGATTATAAGACTCTCGATAAGATTGTAAATAGAGAGATGAAAGTTCTTCAAAAGAACTCTAAGAAACGTAAGGCGAACTCAAATCGTCAACCTTCTGGTTTTGTTAAGCCAACCTTAATTTCCAAGGACCTCGCCAAGTTCCTCGGAAAGGAGAACGGTGTCGAGATGGCACGCACTGAGGTTAGTAAGGAGATCAATCAATACATTCGTGCTAACTCCCTCCAGGACAAGGATAATGGGCGTATTATCCTCGCCGATGCCAAGCTCAAGAAGCTCCTCAACCTGAATGACAGTGATGAACTCACCTACTTCAACCTCCAGAGATACATGAAGCACCACTTTATCAAGACCGATGCCACTGCTGCTGCCGCTACCGTATAAACAAACAAATAAAATTATAATAAATAACAACTTATTTATTATATATCAATTCAATTCAAATACTTTATTCAATAATCATGATATAAATATATTACCAAAAAAATGTAAATCCAGTTACTTTATATGTATAATAAGTAAGATAGATAAAATTAAGCGAAAACAAAACCATACGGTCTTAGGAATTCACAAATTGTCGTGAGTTTATTCGCGTTACAAATTGGTCTGGGTGGTATAGAAATATATTTATTACAGAACATATTGTATATATTTCTCAATTTATCAGTATCTATCTCAATCTTCTTCATAGTGGAATACCACTCGTAAAATTCAACGTCTATATCTATACTTTTTTTATATATATCAAAATATTTTAATACATCCACAATATCTATAGATTGGTCTATATTATAATCTGTGCCTGATATGACAGCAATCATTCTAAAATCAGTCATATTTAAATCAAGGTCACGTAGAATACCATTGATATTATAAAATGTAACTGTATTAGTATATAGATTTAAACCGCGTATAACTCTGGTGCATCCATATACAAACATATCCATATCATCACTCATGCACGCCCACGCCTTTTTAATGAGAACCATATGTGCACAAAGCTCGTCTGCTTCCCCCTCGGCATTATAGTATTCTATATTACATATAGAAAGAAGACGTCGTGCTTTCTCTGTATCATCCCATGATATCCTTACACACTGATTTTTAAGATTATTGATTACAATCTGAATAGCGTGCAACTTATAATAATCCTCTCTGGTTTTATTCTTTTTTTTAAAGAGTGATTCGTATTCCATCTCTGTGATATTTAGTTTGGTCTCTGTAATAACCTTCATATCGTTACGCTTGTGTATTAATGCCTTCTTTTCAACTGGTGGTTTTCCATCAAATATAAAGATCGGAGTAATGTTATAATATTTGAATGTGAGTATCATCTGATACAACGATTCTATAATACAATTAGCTGCAGCAAATTTATACAGGTATATACTAGTATCTATAACAATGGTTTTACCTGTAAATATAGATAGATGTTTCTTATCAACTGAATGTTTCGAACAGTTGTTCATTAAATATGCATTTAACTTGGGAATGCCCATTTTTTATAATGTAATTTTGAATTATATTATGATTATATAATTCAAATCAATTTTATAGTATTTCAAACGCGGTCATTCGTAGCGTCTTTAATTTGATAGTGTTTTGTTTCTCAATATACTCAATTGTTTTCAAATATTCAACATCAGAATACCATTTTTTGATAAAATCGCAATATTTCGATATGTTCTCCTGTGTATCGGTAAAGTTGATAATATTATTATTATTATTATTACACCAGGTTAAAAAATGGTTCATATGAAACATAATTATAGATTTTAAAATATAATATGAAAACGCATTGGTTTTTTCATTGTATGTTAAACCTCCATTGGATTGTACTAAGTCTATATAGCGTATATTTTGTTTCTTCAGTATAGTAACCATTTGATATATAGAGAACGTTAATTCTTCATTATACATCTTTTGAAACAATTCGAACATAGACGAATAATCAACTTTCGACGGAGTTTTAAAAAAGGCAATAAAAATGAGATTAAATGTTTCCGCCCAGGTTTCACAGTAACTTTCATATAATCGTATATCATAAATGTTTGTTGAAAATATATTATTTATAATCGTATTGCTTTTACGCACGTCCATATGTGAAAAATCTAATCCAAGACAATGGAATGTTTCGTGTATGAATACCTTAAACCACTCTTCTTTTCTATAAATATACACTTTATTATGTTGAGAACAAGATGTGGTAAATGCAGTATTTGCGTGTATTGTATCAACTGGCTTATCGTAGTCAGGTGTTATTTTTTTATGGTCTGTTAAAAACAGATGAATATCCATTTTATAAATCATATTATCAATTAACCCACTATTCAATTCCATTTTATCATATATATGGTAGTTAACAGTCTTCGAATTTATTATATATGTTATTAAATGAGCTGTATTATAATTATCCTCAATGTCAGTGCGTATTTTTTGAGGTATAATATTAAATAATCCATTTTTCTCTACAGTATGATTACGTAGAACTACAAGACGACTTATACAATGTGGTTTATTGTAATGATTATTATTTAACTTTATGAAAAACGATTTTATAATCGCAGTCCTTGTTTTAGTTAAATTTTCACTTGCTATTTTATCAAACTTTTTAATGAATTTTTGTATTTGGATAGAATCTTCTGTAAACTTCATTATATATATATAATGGACAAATTACTATTCAAGAAGTTCTTTTCTTATACGCATTAATATAGTTTGTTCAATACTAGGAGAACCCTTCGTAAACTTATTTATTTTCGCATATTTCGTAAATTTTAACAATGATTTCATATCCTCACTTTGTGTAAACTTGGCACGAATTGCGTCTTCTAACTCAGTGGAACTACGTTCACCATAATAATCTGGGTCGATAACTTCTTTATTCTTTCGTAATACATGTTTAGATTTCTTACCTACCTCCTTTGCTAGATTAACATCTGTGCTTAATTTAATCACATCCTCATTACTTTCTTCGGCGTCTGCATTAATGGAAAATTTCTTATAAAAATCAGGAAACCCCTTTTTAAATTTTGAACCTTCTACATAATGAGAAACAGAGCTCCAACGTAACCCGTCTAAATCGAAAGGTGATTGGGTCCAATCGTCATCCAACTTTCTCCGCCAATTCTTAATTTTATCCAAATCTTTAAACTCTATCAATTTATTTAATGGCATTTTTTCACCGGTACCAATTCGAGGAAAATGTATATCAGCAGACTTATTGTATATCTGTAAAACTATTCTAGGGTCATACAATTCATTACCAACCATAACTTGTTTGTCAGGGTCTAAAATATTCATTGTTATCTTTTCATCGTCATTATCATCATCTTTACTTTCATCGGGTGATAGACCCATTTTTGATTTAAGATTACGGAATTCTTGTATAATATGAAAGACACCGGAATTTCTCTCCAAACATTTATTAACGACTAACATTTTAACATCGTATGGTATTTCGCGGTAGGTAAGAATAGATTTATCTTTGTATTCAATTGATTTATAATGATTTCCATTATATGTTGTCATGATGTAATAACTAGGATTAAAAGAACCACTCGATTGTATGTTCTTATTAAGTTCTCCGCAATTCAATACACTGTCGTATGAATTATCGTTATAAGATTCTTCTGAAAATATGATTAGTTTTAAGTTCAGTTTATGTTCAAGAGTCGATATAGACCAAGTATCTGCCCAATAACTAGATGTCTTAATATAATCCTTGAATTTATCAATCGTATCAATATCTTTCATAAACCCAAAATTATATTTCATGAACAATTCGTTATCGCGATTCTCTTTCTTAAGATTTTTAATCTCATCAGAATGCTTTCTAGCCTGTTTTATAATTGTCTCGCGGTCTTCCCTTGATAGATTTGAATTATTATTAGATATTTTCAATTGTTTTAGAGCCTTTTTATTAGTATCTATAATTTTACTAGTCTCTACCAATTGATTTTCCATATCCAAATATACATTTCTATAATTTTGGAACACTTCATCGGTAACTTCATTCGATAATAACTCCCTTAATTTTGGTATAGTGGTATTCTTACCTATCTCAGAATATGCATCACGAATCACAATAAACAAGCAATCACCGCTACCATCATTGTCTCTAATAGTATAATTATTATTTTTCATAAACATTTTAATCCAGTCACCTGTGGAAGAACTTTTAAAGTCATTACGAATTTTAAGAGCATCATCCATTGACTCTTCTTCTAATACAGCAGGTAAACTCTTATTTTCGTCATTCTCAAAGAAAGAAGACGCTTTATTTTCTTTTGGTTTTAATTTTTCATACTCTGTATTTGGGTCTTCTTTATTTATATCTTCTGTTTTTTTTGGCACAATTACGTCAAATATACTATCCATTATAGATTTTGATTCACCTTCTCCTTCGTTTGAATCGGTTCCTTTATCTTCGTTTGAATCGGTTCCTTCTCCTTCGTTTGAATCGGTTCCTTTATCTTCATTTGAATCGGTTCCTTTATCTTCATTTGAATCGGTTCCTTTATCTTCATTTGAATCGGTTCCTTTATCTTCGTTTGAATCGGTTCCTTTATCTTCGTTTGAATCGGTTCCTTCTCCTTCGTTTGAATCGGTTCCTTCTCCTTCGTTTGAATCGGTTCCTTTATTTGTATTCGTGGCGTCTGTATCATCCGTATTTATCGCATCACTTTCAAATGAATTTATAAAGTTATTATTTACAAAGTTGAATAATAATGGCGTGGGCATTTTACTAGGATCTATGTCATTATCATCGTCCATAATATTTCGTTCGCTACCGAATGCAATTTCAATAAGACCAATTTTACCCTTAACTGTATCATCAATAACAAGATACATAGAAAAATAAGAAACTCCCATAGATTTATATATATCGTTTATTCTACCGAATGTAACGGTAATCTCTTTATTTGGGTCAATATCGCGAAAAACAATATCATATGAAGCAGACAAATAGTCGACATCTTGTTTATCAACATATTTAGTTTCTTTATGTTCTATTGATGGATTAATCACAGACTTAACCATTATGTAATATACATATAAAAATTACTTTAAACCGTTGAAGAATTAAAATATTCCATTTTAATTTTGCAACGGTCAGATTCCAGTTATAATTTGAAACAAGACATCCTTCGGGTATCCCATTTCACAAGTTTACGAAATCTTCACTGGTATAATATGTATAATTCATAAGTTTTTATTCATAAGTTGTAAAATTTTACTTATTCGTTTTATATTTTTGTTTATAGAAGCATGATAATATGGCGGTTGGATATTTCATTTCTTCTAAAATAGACAGTCCACCTTTGACAGTAGAAACCCCCTTTTTAAGTTTAAATGTATACTCATCAATACGACCATCAATAACATTAACATCCATCTTAAAATTCGTCATATTATGTTTCTTTTTAATTTTCTTACATAATTTATGGTAATGTGTTGTGAGAGCAAAATCCACGTTCGGTTTAACCGACAAATATTTCAAAAACGCGTATGCTGCTTTGGTTGCTTCATCTGGGTTCGTCCCTGAATACAATTCATCAAATATACACAAATGTCTATTCGTATCATCACAACCATCAATAACATCAATAATATCTTTACATCTTCTAGATTCTGCTTGGAACAAACTATCTCGTGCAGAAGTATCAGGTATATTCAAATATGAATGAATATGTGTGTATGGATTAATAGAACACTCGTCGTAAAATCCAACACCAAATTGTTGTGATAATATGATATTAATTGACGCAGATTTGAGAAATGTAGTTTTACCAGAAGCATTTGGACCAGTAATAATTATATTTTTATCAAAAGAACAAGAGTTCTTAACGTGTTTCTCTTGTACCAGCGCCGGGTAATACAATCCATTCATAGTCGTGTTTTTATTATTAAAAGTTGCTAAATTGACATTTTTGGAAATCGTGTTTTCTCTGACACCCCTGAGATTGGAAACGAAACCATTGAACCCTGCAGAATACCGAAGTGAATTTTCATATTCAGCGTTAGTATGTAAATGGTAAAAACTTTTAAGTAAATATCCGATTTCAGCAATCTTAGATATCTTTGGTTTAAATGGTGCGATATCCTTAATTTCATTATATATATCTTTCAATTTATCAGAATGACAAGAAGATAAAGTACAGAAGTTCTTATATGTAGAATGTTGTGAGTTCATTTCCACGAATTTATCTATATTTGATGCAGAAACCAAAATATAATCTTTGAGGAAGCTAATGTGTTCGTTAATGCGTGATATATTATTATAAAAACGTATACATGCCATATAATTTTGATAAATCTGAAGTCCATATAATCCAACTGTCATAGACAAATAGAATAAACTTGACCAACTCATATTCTGTGCTGTTTTAATAATAGAACCTATAAAATGATTCTTGGCAATGTTTTTCAAAGTATTAAAATATGTAGTAAAGTCTATCGGTATACCTTGTATCTTAAGTATGATAAATGGAAAAATAAGAAATAAAATAGGTATAAAAAAACTAAGAGCAGGAGAAGCCATATTTACAAATGATAAAGCCTGAAGAAAGGTGGAAGATTCGTTCAAATGTCTAGCAATATCAAATTCAATAAAAGAATACTTATCCATAAAATTAACATTGTCCTGTTTCAAATCCTTCCATAATTTCAAAAATTTATCATAATTTATACTTTCGTCATTTTCTATAGATATATAATCCATATTGTATATAACATTTTGTGTTTGTTTCAGGAAATCAACATCAGTGGTAAAATACTTAGACCATTCAGGAACGAGGGCACTGGCGAACTTGTTTTGTGGTTTCAATAAATACTCATACATTGTATTTGATACAATTGGTATCCCAGAAATGTCTTCCATTAGTGGCTTAGTTAATTCTAAATCATCGGCGACTATCGGGTTTAAATCAAATAACTTATCTTGGTCTACATACAAAATCGGCAAACTAAAAACTTTATGAATATCTCTGTTTAAAATGCTGTCACGAGGTGGCGTAATATGAAACATTTTTCTTACAGATTCCATTAATTTACATTAAATTGATAGAAAAAGAAAATAAATACAACGAATCGTTATATTTATTTGTAATTATAGTGAATATTTATGTAGGGACGAACGTAGAGGGTAGTTCATCGATTTTGATATTATAGTGTTGTTCCAATTTATGCATAAAGTCCATATCTTGTTTAGTCACGAAACTGATAGCAGTTCCTTTTCTTCCATGACGTCCTGCGCGACCAACAGCGTGTATATAAGTCTCAATATTCCTTCCAATATCGAAATTTACTACAGTGCTGACCTGTTGAACGTCAAATCCGCGAGCAGTCATTCCTGATGATATCATTACACGAAAAGAACCTGTCCTAAACTTCTCTATTGTATCGATTCTTTCATCGTGTGAAAGTTCACTATGCATCTGACAAACTGCAAAACCATCCGCAAGCATTGCTTCATATAAATCGGCGACACGTTTTACAGAACCAACGTAAATAATACACTGTCCTGATATAGTAATTGCCTCAAATAAATCTTGTAAAGCATCATACTTTTGTTGATCGTTTTGAAGAGCAATATGATATTGATCTATACATTCGAGAGCAATCTCTTGTGATTTTAGTATAATCTTTACAGGATTACGCATGAATTTGTCAGTTAATGTAAGGATCTCGTCAGGCATTGTAGCACTAAAAAGTGCGACTTGTACGTCATCGCTGAAATATTTAAAAATATCATAAATTTGGTCTTTAAAACCTCTCGATAACATTTCATCAGCCTCGTCCATTACAAATAATTTAATTGTGCCACAGTCAAAATTTCTACGTTTCATCATATCGTAAACACGTCCAGCAGTTCCGACAATAATATGTGGGATATTAGATCGGAGTTCATTAGCATCATCAGCGACAGATGTTCCCCCAACAAGTGTTTTTATCACCAATCCATCCATAAAATTAGAGAGTGCCTTAAAAACTTTAACTATTTGCATAGCGAGTTGCTGAGTGGGAGCAAGAATTAATGCTTGAGTTGTTTTTTTTGAAATATCAATCCTTTCTAATGTTCCGATTGCGAATGAACCGGTTTTTCCACTACCCGACTGTGCCTGACCGATAATATCTCGCTTGGATATAATGGGTGTAATTGCTCGTCCTTGAATTTGCGTAGGTTTCTCAAAACCATAAGCATAAATGCCACGTGTTAGATCCTCTGATAATTTTAAATCATCCCAATTTTCATATAATTTAGAATCTGTTTCGTAATTTTGCGCGGTTGTTTGATTATTCATCTTAGTTATACTGGAGAACAACGTTTATATTCGTTTTGTTATATTATAAATATAAATTAATAATATATATATAAACACTTTATCGCATTACTAACTAGCACCATAATGTCTTATTATACAATTGCTGATTTTCAAAATATATTATTTAATGGGATGAATATGAAATTAGAAGACCAGATAAAGAACATTTTAAAAGATTTATCTGGTAAGTTGGTTGTAAATGACAATGATGATACAAATTACCAGAAAATAAAACGATGTAATGATGAACCTGTGATTAAGAAGGGATATAATAATAAATCTCAAGAATGCGATGCAGATTGGAGTAAAATGCGGAATTTTAAAACAACCGTTATTGAGAAAAAGCAAGGTATAGAAAAGAAGATAAACGAAATTAGAACAGCATTAAATAAGTTTTCTGTGAAAAATAAAGATGAACAGACGATTAAAATTATGAATTTGATAGACGAAGTAGTAAATGCCGAGAATGAAGATAGTGAAGATAATATGAATAAGATAATCGGATTTATATTTAACATTGCGAGTTCTAACGCATTCTTCTCTGATATATATGCGGAATTGTATATGAAACTGATGAACAAATATAGCATATTCAGTTCAAAGATTACAGACCTCGTTGAAAATTACAAGAATTCATATAACGAAATAAAACCCGTTGATCCAAATGATGACTATGATGGTTATTGTGGTTACATCAAGTTAAACGATAATCGTAAAGCGATGACTACGTTTATGTGTTATTTAACGAAATATAATGCTCTGGATAGAGATACGCTTTTATCCATCACAGATTATATCATAGATTTATTGCCAGGTGTAGCAGAGAGCGATAACACAACAAGTGTAGTCGATGAATATAGTGACAATCTTTATATATTAATTACAACCGCATATGAGTTATTCACAAGTAATGTTAAATTCAATGAAATAACAGTTGAAAAACTAAAGGAAATATCAAAATTCAGAAAGAGTGATAGTGCGCGTTACAAGAGTATGTCTTCTCGTGCTTCTTTTAAGATGATGGATTTATTAGATTATATCAAGAAAAACTAGTGGTTTATATTATATTCAAATATAATATTTACTCTTTATAAAATACGATTATCTTTTCGGCGGTCTCTCTATGTTGTGTTACGTGAACATTCTTGTTATATAATGGTAATGTATTTATTAATGTGAAATACTTTTCAGTTATTATGTTCATATCATCGATTAGATTATACGAATTTTTGGTATTTTTATTTCCATATCCAGATAATATGTAGCATAGTTTACCACCAGGTTCGAGAACATGAAGACATAGTTGTATGGTTTTTTCCCAATATTTCTTCAACCATACATCATAGTTATTATAATTGGTAGTGCTCTGTTTATCGCCGGGATACATCTCCATTTTGAAATATGGAGGACTGAAAAAGACGAGATCGAAATAATTATTGTATTTTTTACGAAATCCTGTGTTTTTCATAAGGTTCTCTGATGGACTCTGGAAAATCTTAAAAGATTTCCCATTGTAGTTATTTTTCAATAATGTGCGTGTCTTTGAACACACATTTGCAATGACATCGGTTCCTACATACTCAATTACCTCATCACATTCCATGAAACCATACGCATACGACGACCATCCCAGTGTGGGTGTGAATACTTTCGTACCTTTTAATAATGATTTATTAAGCGAATAAACAAGGTATGGATTCATTATAGATGCACGAAAATAAAAGGAAGAAAAAACACTACCAATACGACCGTTCATAATATAATGTATCGCACTGGGTGTAAGTATCTTATAATCAATAATTCGATTAATATATAGGTCATAGAGAACCTTCATAAAAGTCGGGTTATTTTCTATACCAGAATACGTGTTCTCTAGAATGTCTTCATAGTGAATATTACGAATGACATTTTTATAATTTATGTTTTTATTATTATTCATGTATCCATTTTTCATAGGTGCTTCCTTAATATGTATGTTATCATTTACAAGAAGAGAAGTATTATAAAAACGAGTCAAATATTTATCTCTTTCAATAATATGATTATATAAGGTTTCTAATGATTTTTTCGAAATGTTTTTACGTAATGCATAATCTTTTAATGGAGTTACATTATTACGGATTCTAACTGTATATGTATCCATAAAATCATCGAATGTGTTTATTATATGCCCCTTAAAAATTTGCAAGAAATTTTCTTTTGTTGATATCATTTGTATATTAAGATACTAAATAATTAGAAGTAATACTACACAAATAAAAATAAAATAATTGTATATAATGTCTTCGCCGAACGGAGAAAATCCTGTTATTCTATATGATTTAATGAAAATAGCAGATTTACACTTCCTCATGAAACCTCTTCGTATAGGCAAATGCAAAAGAGTGAATTTTAATGATATAGTTGATGTATTTTATATTGTATCAAGGAGTGAGATAATCGAATCTAATCTAAAACCGGTTTTATGGTGGGATACATCAGAATTTGAATCGTTTAAATTTGATGCATTGAAAGATATAAAACAGTACATCGATAAACATCCTGATGTTGATTTTAACTCCGCTCGAAAGATAATATACAACCTGGATTTATTTAACAACAACCATTGAACATATGTTTGTTATTTATTTGACTTCGGATTGTAAATGGTTCTATTTTATTATCTTGAGATGGCATTTTACGAACAAGCTCTTTCGCGACATTTATCATAATATCGTTTATATTTACTCCGGTTTTAGCACTGACTTCGGAAAACAAAATATTATTTATCTTGGTAAAGGATTCCACTTCTTCGTATTCAATCAGTCTATTAGGAATATCTATTTTATTACCCAACATTATGAGTATACAACCTGGTTCTCCTTTCATAGTCACTTCTTTAACCCAGTATTTTGCATTATCAAGAGAACCCTTGTTTGTAATATCATATACAATAAATGCTGCTTTAGCTCCCCGATAATACATAGGTGCCAACGACTTGTAACGTTCTTGTCCGGCAGTATCCCAAAATTCCATTTTGACTGTAAAATCATTATCCAATTTAATATACTTGGTCTGAAATGCAGCACCAATCGTAGGTTCTTGGAATTCTAAAAATTCATCTCTTGTAAAACGCGATACAATAGATGATTTACCAACTGATGTTTCTCCTAAGAAAACAACCTTATAATGTAGTGTTTTCATTATATATATACAAAAGTATTTTATTTTTATATGGGCAATTATTACAATCATATAGTTAACGATTGTAATAATATTTCTGAAATGTATTTCATAATGTTAAAACCTCTTTGAAACACGAGCACGTGCAGGGCGTGGCACGTCATTAGTTCCATCTTCACTCTCGCCGTAACTATCTCTACGACCTCGTTGTGGGCGACGTGACTCGTTTTTATCTCCATCGTCTCTTGAATGATGGAGAGGGCGAGGGTTCTCGCGATGAGTATCGCACATAGTCTGTCCCCCAAATACACCAGAAATTGATGCTGCTTGGAATTCGTGCTTTTCTCCTTTAGACACTACGACGTCAAAATCCACATACTCTCCTTGAACGAGATATCTATACTGTTCATCCTCACCGTGAACAGCAGAGAAATGAGCAAAAATATCCTTATCTTTATATGGACTATCTCCACAAACAGTTAAAAAACCATATCCAGACTTCTTATTGAACCACTTAACGCGACCGGTATTACGAACAGAACTCATTGTCGGGGTTATACTATATAATACGGTAGTCTTTTAAGTGTATTTAATAATTAATATATCACTAATGTATATATTAATGAACAAATTTATGGGAATTTCCGGAAAAAAAATGACATCTATTTGTTTTCTTTTAGTTGTTCTCTTTATTACTCTTATATTGGGTAGTTTAACATTTCTAATAAATGATAATGCCGCTACAATGCCTAACATTGGTTTCGAAACTGGTTTAGAGGGAAATATTAACCATATAGAAGGTTTATCTAATGAAGAAAATGAAAAAATGAAATTAAATATGGATAAGATGAAAGAAAATACAAAAAACATCCCTGAACATTCTAAAAATCCAACTAAGAAGTAAATAACTGCATTAAACTGTGATAATCTGGTGTATCGTCGTAATTTAATGAATAACAGTATTTCATATAGTTTTGTATAGTGCCTGTTAATAATGGTTGTAAAACATCAGGTGATTTCATATATTTTCTTATTAAATTATCTGGATGGTTTACATCACTAACCAGTAATGATGTTTCTTTTCTTTCAATCGTATCCCAATGTAGAGAACCCGTGTTTAAATATTGATACATATATCCCAATGATAATAGGTCGTCTCTGGGAGATGTAGGTTCTCCACAATGTGAAAAAAAACTTGTGAACCGAGGAGTACCTATAACCTCATTTTTATTATATTGTGTATCTTCATCATTATTTTGACAACTATATATAGTAGATAATCCAAAATCAATAAGATTTATGTCACCATCATTCATCATAAAGTTTTGTGGTTTAATATCCCTATGTATAACCCGAGAATTATATATTTGACGTAGTATATCCAAACATTTAATCATAACAGATGACATTTTTTTATGATTTATAAGTCCTTTTATATCAAAGTAATCTTGAAGACTATTTTTATAATATGTCATTACCAATACGAGATTACTATCGATGTTACCATACCAATATATTTTCGGGATTGAAGAAACACCATCACTGTATAAGTAATTTAATATTGAAACCTCATGACGGAGAACCTTTAGATTAGATGTATCTATTTTTATAGCAACTGTGTTTTCGGTTCTCAAATCAAGTCCTTTATAAACTTTTCCAAACGAACCTTGTCCTATTAAACAAACAATTTCATAATTTTTTATTGTCATAAATAAATCCACCTACTGTGTAATTATTAAATAAGCATTATATACTTTTTTTCACAGCATAATATATATTATGCGTTTAATAAGTGATAAAACATTGGAGAATATGTCAAAACCATTCAGATTTATACAAATTATACTTCTCGTGTCATACATAATATTATACATTGGTATTATATCATATGAACCTTCGTATATTCATGCGTTAACAATATGGTTTAATATATTCATATGTGCATTTCTGTTGTATAAATTCAATCCATTTAGAGAACATACATTAAATAAAAATGATGGTAAAATCATATTTGCGAGTGCGCTATTTATGCTGACAAATCTGGGTATAACCGAAACTATAAAAAAACTATTAATAGTTATAATATAAAATCATAAACATAGTATAATATAGAAACTATACTATGTCTGAAAATAACACCGATTTAATAAATCAAATATTCGAAGATGCTTTGAAAGATGAAACTTTATTAGGTACACTGAATATTGACGAATTAATCGAGATGACAAATTCGGAACATATGGATTACTTAAATGAAAAAACAATGGACGATATATTAAATGAAATACAAAACGCATTAACTGAACTGGACATTAATGATAAAACAAAATATATATTTTATAGTAAACTTGCGGGTTATAGATTAATAGGAAATATATACGAACTTCATAAAGGAAAACACATTCGTTGGATACGTTATAATTCACCAGATAAGATTACCAATGGAGCAATAGTAGCCGAAATAAAATTCTGCGATAATGGAACACATGTCCTTTGTAGAACAATACAAAATCGTGTATTTCAAATCAAGTATGATGACTGTTTAATATTTCAAAAACTAACAACTGGAGAACAATTAATATTAATGGCGTATGAATATTCAAAAAAATCTTAAATTTAAGTTCTATGTTTCCTTGTAAAATTTCCAATACATACTTTTTTATTTCTACGTGTGTTTTTATTACTAGTAGTCATCAAAAAGAAGTCTTGAATATGATATAGTATTTTACGAGATACGAATGTATCTTCATCTATGTTTTGTTGAGATTTTTCAACCGACGTGATCAAATTATTCTCTAAAAAATACGTCATAAATAATTTATCATCTTGAATTTTCAAGATGGACGAATCCATCAATCGCATTAATATATCTCCCGTTTTCAAACCGTGAAAAAATGGTTTGGGTTGAATATAGTATATTTTATTATGGTGCATTTTGGTATAATAAGTATTATCTATAAAACACATTTCTGTATTAGACGGTAAGACACTACACCGAATAAAATCGCAGCGCGTTTTGGCGTTACTCTTTCGCGACCGTTCTACAATGCGCTTATTAATTTTAAATGCGTGTATAATTCGATTAAATAATCCAGGCACATTAATCTTTGTTTCCAAATAACTAATAATCATTTTAGACCAACATTTACTAACTTGATTATTAGTGTATATATATACACCAATAAATTCAGATTCCATCTTCTTATAATATAAATATTCTAATATATTCATAATTCCATATCTTAAAAATTCTGGATACAAATCTAATAACGAATTGAAATATTCTTGTTTGTTAGAGTGTGGTTTGGAAAATATTATATGTTCGTGTTCAATTATGCTCCATAATGCTTCTAAATCTGTAAAACACCCAAGTGTTTCATCCATATCAAAAATTATAACTTTATTATTATTTTTATTATTTTTATGTACAAATTTATTTTTATATATTTGTATACATTTCTCTGGCGCCATCTATATTATTATTAGATAATCACATTTAACAATAATATTAACCGAATGTATTTTCCATTGCATATGTAACATATAAAAACTGTGTCTCTTTGTCTCGAGAATCTTCGTAAATTGTAGACATCATACAACTTGAAGGTGCAATCTCACCATTTACAAATATAAAAAGAGCTTTATCCGGTGTCAATGTAAGACGCTTACGTATAACATATTGAAATTGACCCATTGTTAAATCAGATGGTACTAAAAATTTATGCTTATCTATGTATGGCACATCAACTCCTGCACTATCACTCCGATTAACAATGATTGGTATTCTATCAGGATATTTGGTACGAACTCTTATTGCTTCTTCTTTTGTATATAAAACATTCGAATTATTTTTGAAATGGTTTATACCATTGAAATGGTTGATGCCAGAATTAAGTTTCTCTTCAATGTAACTTTTCATCATATTGTTCGTATAATATATAATTATATTTAATTCTTATATTGTTAATATAATTATATTACTTACCGGTTGAACCAAACCCTCCTTCACCACGTTCGGTTACAATTAGTTCACTCTCATTACATTCCATAACAAATATTGGACAAAGAGATGGATGACAAATCTGCATAATACGAGTGTTTTTATCAATTGTATATGAACTCCCTTCACAACAAGGTAAATATCTTAAAGCTGCAATTAAAGGACCACGATAACCTGAGTCTATAATACCAGTATGGTTCGCCAACATAAGAGGGGTTTTTGAAATACTTGACCGTGGATGCATTAAAAATCCACAAGGGGACCCGTTGTAACTCATACTGGATTTCACTCCCAAATTTACAAATTGTGATTTAAATGGCACATTAAAAACCTCCGTGTTTGGAACTCTTAGATCAAATCCAGAGTCCGGATATGATGAATCTAAAATTCTTTTATTATGTTTTTCGATCGCAATCCTTGTTTCGCGAATAAAATCATCATCTACATCATTGCAGAAAGTCAACTTCAATGTAGCATACCCACCTTTCCATGTTCGGTTGAGTTGTTGTTCGTTAGACAACGCAGACATAATAATAATAATACAGTAAAATTATTTTTATTATGTTATTTGTTTTTATATTATAATTTTATTACTACGAATTTAATACCTTGAATTCTTTCCAAGAAAGTGTCTTCGACTCTTGGAAAATATGTTCTTCGTCATTATCTTTATTATTAGCATTAATCTTATTTCCAGTTTTTATTGCGGAATCGATATACATCTTCTTAAGAAGTTCTCCGACTTCAACTGAACCTTTCATCTGGTCCACTTTACCATCTTCTATCTTCCCAAGAATATCAATAACAGAACCCAAAATACTGAGGTCCAATTCGTCTTTCAAAACACGATTAAAAACATCAGTGTAATGAGAAAACAAAAAATTACATTGACCCATACATAGTTTAGCGAACCCATCAAAGTCATTACGAACTAACCTAACATGTTTGCTCTTTAATTTCAACATCTTTTCAACATCTTTTCGAATTAAAACACTATGTTTTAATTTACGTATATTCGCAGTGTTATCCTCGTAATCAGAATCTGCAATTAACTTTTTCAAGTCGAGTTTATCCATATAATAGTTAAAAATACAACCTTTTTATGTAATTTAAATATATATATATATGTCTGAACAAATATACTATCTAAAACCAGAATTTAAAATGCAGACTTTAATCGTTCCTTTAATTCTACTGGTTCCCATTGGATTTATTATTGGTCATATAGTAAAAGGCGACGCAGATAATTTTCAAAATAAAGATTTAGAAAATGCGATTGTAATGAAACACGAAAACAAAATAATAGAAACCGATGATGATTCAGACGATGATGATTCAGACGATGATGATGAAGATGATTGGGACATAGCTGAATATATAAATGATAAATATAACGAATTGAAGAGTTATATAAAAAAAATAAATGTTATAAATAATGATAATGGAAACAAGTCAATAAATGTAAGATATAATATAGAATAAATATATAATGGCCGATACTCAAAAAAATATTATAAATACCGAAGAAATAGGATATATGTCATATAATAAGTTAAACGTGTTTATGACCACATTATTGTTGGGGTTTTCAATTACTTTTGCCATATTGGGTGATAGGATTAAGAATGGACTAAACGGTCTTGCGGGTGTGGGTATTTATATGGCAGTAGTAGTAGGAGTAGTAGTAGTAGTAGTAACAGCAAAATCAATACTAACATCAGAATCATTATCTATTAACAACCCGTTTCGTGATAGCATCCGTTTTTTTCACACCCTTTACGGCAAGGCAATACAAGGTTTACAAGTAAACAATATAAGATTCGCAACTATTATTGCATTATTTATTATAGGCATAATCCTTTATATGTATTGGGTGCAATGGATTTTGGTTATTGTAATATTAGCAATGTTCTTACTTGCTAGATTCACTCCTGGATTCACTCCTGGATTCACTCCTGGATTCACTACTGGATTCACAACGTTAATCGAGTTTATAAGAGTTAACAAAATAAAATCTATTAAATTGTTACTCACTATTGTAGCTTTTGGCATCACCTTAAATTTATTAACTTAACTCGGGCTATAATAACTATTGTTTAACAATTTTCTTAATTGCTATTACTTTATAGAGAAGTATATTTATTATACAGATCTCTTATGAAAATAAAAAAAATCAGAAAAACTGTATAGAATATGACGAATCCACATACGCATTTACAAACAACAATTTACAATTAAAATCTATAAAATATGTATATACTTTATAGATATGAAACTTACAAACTTTTACATTCTCGGCGGTGCTTTAGTATTACTTATAATACTTACAGCTTCTTGTGCTTGTTGTGATTTTAAACCTCATTCTAAAAAAGTTTCTTTCGCTAGATACGAAGGCATGGAAGATAGTGAAACTTTAGAAGATGAAGATTATGATGAAGACGAACCAATTGAGGGTTTCGAAGATGATGATTATGATGAAGACGAAACAATTGAGGGTTTCGAAGATGACGATTATGATGAAGACATTGATGAGCAATTTGGTCCATACGAGGGATTAGAAGAAGAGGAAGAAGAGGAAGAAGAGGAACCAGAAAGCATGATGAGTCAAATTAAAAACGGATTAAGTGGATTTATGGGAAAGAATGAGGAAGGAATGACAAATAGTCTAGAACCTCGTCCTTACTCGGAGGATACTCTATACGATATATATGGTCCTCCTACAAAAGGTTCTCTAGAATGTGGTGCGCGTTCTGCTGGATTAACCAATTCTAAGGGACCTTTATGCTTGAGCGACAAGCAGTTAACTATGTTAAAAACAAGAGGAGGAAATTGCACTAAAGATTGCCAAATAGGAGCATAGAAACTTTTTTATAATTTTATTTAATAATAAAAATTATAAGTTCATCATGCACTTGGTACAGTAAATTATTTGCTGTGATTGTTCTGGGTCTATATCAATATAATCTGTTACCAAATCGTGTTCACAATTTGCAATTAAAAACTTACGAATATTATCACGAATAGTGGTAACATTTACATTGTCTCTCATAAATTGACTTATATATATTTTTTCATCTAATAATGACAACATATGAATAAAAAAATTATTGGTATCATTATTTGACATCAATCTATAAAATATTATAATTTATAGTATATATTTTTTTATATCATTATGTGTTCTATATATACATCGAAGCAAGAACACTCTGGTTCTGTGGAGGTTCGCTCTTAATGAGTTTATCAACATCGTCCTTTTTAACTGTATATGGGAATTCAATCTTCATTTTGATTTCCTTTGAAAACATATTATCATCGTCCATCTTAACCAGACGGAAGAGATTAATCTTGGTATGAATAACTTCAAGACAGCGCTTGAGATTACGCACTCCATCCTCTTCCTTGGTTAGACTTTTGTTTGTAATAATATATTCAATTGTTTCATCGGGAATGATAACATCTTCGTTTGCAAAGTTAACCTGCTCGCGTATTCTAGGAAGCAGATAATCACGAGCAATGACAAGTTTCTCCTTCGTATCGTAACCCTTGGTTTGGATACAGTACATCCTATCTTTTAGAATGGGGTTGACCCGACTCTCGTCATTATACGAGAAGATAAATAAAGATTTACTGAGGTCAAAATCAACATCGGCGAAATACTTATCATGAAACTGATTATTTTGAGAAGTATCAGTCAAATGTGTGAGAATACCAATAATCTCCTCCCCTCTTGCGCTCTCACTAACCTTATCTAATTCGTCGAAATAGAATACTGGGTTCATACTCTTACTCTCCTTAAGAACTTGAACGATCTTACCGTGACCGCTACCCTCATAAGTATAAGAATGACCCTCCAGGAAACTACCGTCACCACAACCACCTAGTGGAATGAATGCGAAATACCTCTGTAGAATCTTACTAATACCGTCCTTTACTAGAGTTGTCTTACCTGTTCCCATTGGTCCCTTGATTGCGATGGCGGTTCCCATTGCCTGTGGATTCGAAATCCACTGACCAACCAGTTGTAGGATCTGCATTTTTGCCTCAGTTAGTCCATAAGCACAATCGTCAAGGATCTTCATTGCGTCTTCCATAAATTTATTACACTTTTCAATACCATGCGACATATTAACATCGAGACCACTATATTTACCAAAGGGGACCTGTGTGAAGTCATCTACCCAGTTCTTGACCTTATAATACTCAGGGTCCCCCGGTTCCATAGACTTCAGCATATTCACTTTCTGCATAACATTTGCCTTATATTTAATTGGCATATCAGTCTGTAGGAGAGTAAGACGATGTGGTTTATCAACCAGAATATGGTCATTAATCTCCTTCATGTCCTTCATAATCTTAAGTTGTTCCTTATTAGATAACTTCTTCTTGAAATACTCAATCTCACTCGAAAGTTGTTGGTTACGGGAGTGAATAAGTTTATAATATCCCTTCGTGTTCGCACATCGCGCTGTCTTTATAAGGTTCTTCATCTCTCTACGACATTCGCGTAATGCCTTCTTATGCACCTTACTATCTGGTCTCTTTTTCAATTTATCTGTTCGGTAGTTCCTCTCCTCGAGTAGTTCAGTATACTCGTCGTGAAATTTATCAGAAAGATCTATCTCATCTTCGTCAACTAACTTCTTATTCTTCTTCTTCTTCTTCTTCTTACATAAGTTATCCATCGTGTCCTCGTCTTTGATATCTTCAGAAACACCAACAACTTCATAATTTTCCTTCAGAAATACCTTTTCGTCATCACTATCACAAATATCATTTTCGTCGTCAATAAGTGCTTCTTCGTCATCCTCGTCTATGCCTGCTACATTACCACCTAGTAAATCTAGCAAAGATACAGTAACTGTATCTTTTAAAACATACCCATTCGAAGAAATATCATCATCATCATCATCATCATCATCATCATCATCACTATAGTTCTCATCTGAAGAATATTCATCCACTTGATGTCTCTTATGTTTTTTATTCTTATTCTTCTTATTTTCCTCCTTCTTATTCTCCTCCTTCTTATTCTCCTCCTTCTTATTCTTCTCCTTCTTATTCTCCTCCTTCTTATTCTTTTTACTGTTTGTTTTTTTTGCATTTGATTCCAATTTATCAAATGCCCTTTGTTTATTCTCCTTGTCTCGTTTTACCTTACTTCTAATATAACTAGACGGAAATATCTTGGCCACCTCTTTACGAATCTTGGCTCCATCTATTTCATCTTCTTCACTATCCGAATCATCATCTTCTTCTTCTTCTTCGCTATCAGAATCATCTCTACGTGCCATATTGCGTTTAGACTTACGTTTATTTATAATAAAATCATCATCACCTGAATCTGTATCATCGCTACCAATAGATACATCATCGTCGTCATCATATGAATCTTCCGATTCATTGGTAACATAGTCAATATACTCTTCATCACTTGTTTCGCTATCAGACTCCTGTGTCTTTTTAAGTTGTTTACGTTGTGTGTGTGCTGCGAAAGAAACCATTATTTAATATATAATGAAAGTTGTGTTTTAATATAATTAATCTGGGTTGATTTAATAATCAATTTTATAAAGAATCGTGTGTTTTTCTACATTAAATGTGTATTTTAGGATTTATAAAAGGAAAAATTGAAACACAATTATAATATAAACAAATATTATACTATTACATAGATACATGACAAAACCTAAATCATCGAAAATTGTGGGTATCCAATTTAGTATTGGGTCTCCTGATGAAATTAGAAATAATTCAGTTGTTGAAATTACATCACGAGATACATATATAAATAATAAACCTGTTCTTGGTGGATTATTTGACCCCCGGATGGGGGTCTTAGAACCTGGAACTATATGTCCTACGGATGGTTTTACATATATTGATACACCTGGTTATTTCGGTCATATAGAATTGGCTCGTCCAGTTATATTCACACAACATCTCAAGGATATTTTAAAAATTACAAGATGTGTATGTTATAAATGTAGTAAATTACTCATTAATAAAAATGACCATAAACACACACTAAATTGGAGTCCCAGTAAAAGATGGACATATGTATCAAAACTTGCAGCAAAAGTCAGACGTTGTGGTGATTTAACCGATGATGGTTGTGGTTGTAAACAACCCGATAAAATTACAGTATTGGAAATAGCTACTATCTATGCCACATGGGATAAGATGAAGACCGATACAGATGATGAGAAAATTAGCGTGCGTCTTACACCTGAATTATTATTGAAGAGTTTTAAACGAATTAGCGACGAAGATGTAAATTTCATGGGTTTCAATCCGGTATGGTCGCGTCCAGATTGGATGATATGTCAGGTATTACCTGTCCCTCCACCACAAGTTCGACCATCTGTAAAACACGATGCTCAACAACGAAGTGAAGACGACTTAACACATATATATAGTAATATTATTAAGACGAACAACGACCTCAAGGAAAAAATACAGAATGACGCGGCATCAAATGTGATTGATAGTTTGACACGCCTTCTTCAATATTTCGTCGCAATGATATCTAATAATAAGACGCGGGGTGCCGCACCCATGGCACAGCGTTCCGGTAGAGCATATCAGTGTATATTCAGTCGTCTGAATTCAAAACAAGGTCGTATTAGAGGAAACTTAATGGGAAAGCGTGTAGATTTCTCGGCACGTACAGTAATTACAGGAGATCCAAATTTAGGAATTAGAGAACTAGGTGTGCCTAAGAGGGTTGCACAAAACCTTACGAAACCGATTAAAGTGAATGACCGTAATCGCGATTACCTAAGTAAGTTGGTTAATAATGGACCTGATATTTATCCAGGTGCGAAAACAGTCGAGAGAAAAAATGGAGAGAGTGTATCGCTTAGATATGTTGATCGCAATTCAATTCGTTTAGAAAATGGTGATATAGTTCATAGAAGTCTTATAGATGGAGATTGTGTTCTATTCAATCGTCAACCATCTCTCCATAGAATGTCAATGATGGGGCATATAGTTCGTGTAATGAAGAAAGGTGATACATTTAGAATGAATGTAGCAGATACTAAACCATATAATGCCGATTTTGATGGAGATGAAATGAATATGCACGCACCTCAAAGCATAACTGCCGAGACGGAATTAAAACACCTGGCAGCAATTCCTCATCAGATTATAAGTCCCGCATCAAACTCTCCGATTATCGGGATTTATCAGGATTCTATGCTTGGTTCCTATCGTTTTACAAGACCAAATTTGAAGATTAATCCGCGAGATGCTATGAATTTACTTATGATGTATAATAATGTAGACACGAAGAAATTGCGCGATGCAGGAAATTCTTTGAATAATTTCGATGTGCTTTCTCAAATTATGCCACCACTCACACTCTCATTCAAGAATACAATGTTCGGTGATAATGACGACCATTCTACAAGTAATAATGTTCTCGAAATACTCAATGGTAAATACATTCGTGGTCAAATGGATAAATCTACATTGGGGTCGACTTCAAAGGGAATATTACATCGTACGTATAACGACTTTGGTAGCGCAACTTGTTCCGACTTTATAGACAATCTCCAGAATATTATAACAGAATATCTAAACACCAGTTCATATAGTGTAGGAATCAGTGATTTAATTGCTGATAATGTTACACAACAGCGCATCGTTCAAGCGATTACACAAAAGAAATTGGAAGTTCAGTCACTTATTGATAAGGTTCATCTAGGAATTTTCGAAAATAACACGGCAGATAGTAATGTAAACGAATTTGAAGCACAGGTCAATAAGATATTGAATAAGGCAATGGACGAATCTGGTAAGATTGCTCGCAGTAGTTTGAGTAGCACAAATCGTTTTATGATGATCGTAGAGTCCGGTGCAAAAGGTAATATGTTAAATATCACTCAAATGATTTCAGGTCTTGGTCAACAAAATGTGGATGGAAAACGTATACCATATGGGTATGATAACCGCACTCTCCCACATTTCAGTAGATACGATGATAGCCCAGAGGCACGTGGATTTGTAGTGAATTCCTACATTGAAGGTCTAAACGCAATCGAGTTATTTCATCACGCGCAGGGTGGTCGCGTTGGCCTTATAGATACAGCGTGTAAAACATCAGTCACTGGGTATATTCAGCGTCGTCTGATTAAGTCTCTTGAAGACCTGAAGGTAAATTACGACATGACTGTTCGTGATAATAAAAGTAAAATCATTCAATATTCTTACGGAGATGACGGTTTTGACACAACCAAGGTAGAAAATCAACCTTTACCACTGGTCGGATTGAGCACAGAGGATATTTATATGAGATATGATATACTTGGTGTTAAAGTAGGAGATACTGGACTGGATGATGTATATAATAAGGATGCCATTACACGTTTGAAACGCCAGCGTCGTGATACACAGTATAAATGTAGTGTTATGATTGAATATATGATTCAAAAGAGAATGGAAATAATTGATAAGGTATTCAAGAAAAAGGATGAAAATATGTTAAAACTACCGGTTTCGTTTGTAAATACTATAAATAATATTCAAGGTCAAATGTCTTTGAATAAAAGTTCAGTTACAGACATGACTCCACTAGAATGTTTTGAATTGGTGGACGAATATATGTTAAAACTAAAGGAGATAAGACTTACCCAACCAGGAAGATTATTTGAACTCTTATACATGTATTATTTGAACCCCCGTGATCTGCTTGTTCATAAAAGGTTTCATCGCAAGGCTCTTATCTTGTTATTAGAGACAATTCTCCTTAAATATAAAAAGTCCATCGTTCATCCAGGAGAAATGGTTGGTATAATCGCAGGACAAAGTGTGGGTGAACCTACTACACAAATGACTTTAAATACGTTTCATTATGCGGGTACTGCGAGTAAGTCTAATGTGACGCGTGGTGTTCCTCGTATTGAAGAGTTATTGAGACTTACACGAAATCCCAAGAACCCATCTCTTACGATTTATCTAAAGAAACAAGATGAGACGCACCAGTCCAAGGCTATCAAGTATTCAAATATTATCGAATATACAAAACTTTTAGACCTTGTTAGTAGGGCACAAATATGTTTCGACCCTGAAGGTAAATCTACTTTCATTGAGGATGATAAGGAGTTTATTGAACAATTTTATGAATATGAAAATATGGTGAATGACTGTATTTCAAAGGAAGATATAGAAAAAGATGATGGAAAAACTCCAAGCAAATGGATTGTTAGACTTGAACTAAATTCTGATATATTACTGGATAAAAATATCACAATGGATGATATTCACTTCGCAATTAAAAATAGTTCGCACGGTTCTAATATCAGTTGTGCGTTTTCAGATTTTAATCATTCTAAGTTGGTGTTTAGAATTCGTCCTCTAATTGAGATTAAAAAGAGAAAAAATGCAGCATCTCTCGACCAGTCGAATGAAATTCATTTATTAAAAACAATACAAGATTCGATGCTCAACTCTATTGTTTTGAGAGGAATTGAAAAAATAGAAAAGGTTACACCACGTAAATTGACTAATATGGTATCGATTCAAGATGGTAGCACATATAAAAGAAATGATATGTGGGTGTTGGATACAACTGGTTCCAATTTAATGAAAACGCTATCACTAGATTTCATAGATACACAAAGAACTTATAGTAACGACATCAGAGAAATTCATAACGTTTTAGGTATTGAAGCAGCAAGACAATCTTTATTTAATGAGATTTCAGAAGTTATGGAATTCAGTGATTCGTATATTAACTATCATCACCTTTCACTCCTATGTGACAGAATGACATTGACTCCTGACATGATACCAGTATTCCGGTCGGGTATATTAAATGACGATATTGGTCCTATTGCGAAGGCATCATTTGAGGTTCATAGTGAAGTATTACTTGATGCTGCCAGACACGCGGAAGTTGATTATATGCGAGGTGTTTCTGCCAATGTTATGTGTGGACAGAATGGTAATTTCGGTACGAGTTCATTCAATATTGTACTGGACTTGAATGAGATGCAGAACCTTGAAAATGCAGAAATCGAACGCCAGGTTTCTGTTGATGAAATGTTTGGCGCACCAATTGACAAAGATGGTTCCTGTAGCAAAAACAATATTATGATTCGTAATAATGTAGGAAATATAAAAAAGAGTGAACAAGACAATTGTCAAGATGATGATTATAATATGGGGTTTTAAACCACTTGATATTTCACTTGGAAACTCCAAGTGTGTATAAAAAAAATCAAATATAAGATCTAACTACTTTATGTGAAAACTAATAGAAATTCCATTAGTTTTCATTATTTCACTCATATTTTTTGAGTATGTGCGAATTTATAAGGAATTGAAATAGTAGGATGTTTTCCAATTGTTTTTTCTAAAAACTGAATGTCGTTTCGTAATGTAGTTTCTGTAGCAATTATTTCGTCATCATTCACATGTGTTATATCGTCTATAATATTAAGGTGTCTATTTGGTTCTAGTATAAATTGCCTGACATGTGAATAACGCAGCAATTCATCTGCCAATCTCGTATAATAATATTTCTCATTATCTAGTCCTGGTTTATTTAAATTATTTTTGGGAATAATAAGAGTGTCTGTAGTCGCATCACATACTATTTTATCCTTATTTTTTGTAACACAAGTTGTTATATCTGTGTATTTATTCGGTCGCTTATAATTGTTACTTGCCATAAAAGTAATCTTATTCCCCATTAGCTTTTTTAACATTTTTTCGAGGTCAGACCTCGTATCGGTATTCTGCTCTTTATTGTATATTTTATTCTTTATTTCTTGCACGTCAGCACGTTTTTCAGTTAAACCTTCATTTGATATTATATATCTCAGAATCGCACGGAATACATTATAATACATAGTTTCTAGACGAGCATTATGCATTTTTTGATGTTTTATATCGTTATCTACTAGCACTGCTATTCTATCTGCACTGTAATAATGTGCAATATTAATAGAGTCTTTGATTGGCCATTGATTGGTTAATAACTCTTTATTAGTAGGCACAAATTGAAGAGTATTAGTCAAGAAACCATATATCTTTTTTTTATTATCATTATCATAATACAATACCTTGTCCAGTTTTATATCCAATTGGATTTTATTCAATTCCGAATAAAACTTGATGGTTTCTGTAATACTATGTAAATGTTTTTTAATTCCATTATCATTGTCTATTATAATTTCGCCATCTATATCAACTGGGGGTTCTAATGCAGAGGGTATGAAATATGATTTATCATCTATTCCATTTTTTAACTTCACAATAATACCAGTTGTTACAAATTGATTATTCACAAGTTGGTGGTCTATTTTATAGTTATTTTTTTCCAATATTGGTTTCATTTCTAGTATCTTTATGGGGTTTGAATAACCTCGTTTATCGTTTATGGGTTTAATATCATCTTTTAATTTTATTACTTGGTTAATAATTTCGAAAGTTTTATTCTTAATTTTTTGTATTGTTTCATTATCATCTACATTTTTTTTATTTATAATATATTGTTTTGTATTTTTAAAATCACACAGAGAAATATTTTCGTATAAATTATTACGTTTCAGTATAAATGCCGTATCATAATTTGTATCGTATTTAATATCGGTGTTTACTGGCATTAATACGTCTAACTCTCCATTACCATTAATTTCAAAAATAATAATATTTAGATTAGGTATAAATGCTTCTGTTATAGAATCATTTCTAAGAATTATATCAAGTAAAATAGTGTGGTCTATTATATATTCATTACTACCATTTAAGTATTCTTTAAATGAATTGTATGACGATAATAACATTTTAAAAAAGGTTGATAATTCATACGAGAGAACCTTCCTACTATCGTCGCTTATAGTATAGTTTTTTAAAATTCTATCACTATTTATATTTATAAATTCGTTGTAAATGTTACTTTCTTTTTGTTTGGGTGTTAATTCTTCATCCAAATTTACGTCTTTCGGTAGAAACATAGAATATAATATTCCATTATTATAGTAAGGGTAATTATCTATTGTTATATGGTTACATAATTCAGTTTTCAATTCATCAAATGTAGTATTTTTTATTTTCGCAATACACGCTAAAAATGATTGGTTTATTGATAATTCAGCACCACATCTTAATAATGTTACCCCATTCTTTCCTTTGTCTAATTCTGTTGACGATTTATTTAATTGTGATTTAACATCTAATTGGAATAAATTTTTTTCCAATACTTCTGGTAAAAACCCCATTTGATTGTCTAATAATCGTTTATGGCTATCATAATTTGTAATATATGTAGATGATGATTGTTTACTCTTCTCTCCAACAGTTTTTGCACCACAACAAGGGAATGGACCAGATGATGTTCCATCTATATTATAAACCACATTTGTATCATATGGGTATAGATTTTTATACTTATCATTATTTTGACTTTTATGAACAACTTTATCAAAGAATTCGTATATATATTGGTTGTCTTTTATCTTACCTTTTTTGGGAATAATATAGTCTTTCAAATTTTTTGCTTCTTCAGGTGTAATAACTTTATCATTCTTCATATCCCAATATCTTGGACAAATATAGTGAACATCGGGGTTTTTCCTATCTTGTTTTGACACAATTGGTCCATTCAACCTTTGTTTTTCTTTACTTGTAATAGGTACAGGTTGCTTATCTCGATTATTGAGGCATGTTCTGGAATATTCAATATGACTAAAAATTTGGGGGTTCAATCTACGCTTTCTTTCGTCGAAATATTCCTTTATTTCTTTTTTACTCTTTTCACCACCTTTTGTTTCTTCTTCTTCTTCTTCTTCTTCTTCTTCTTCTTCATCCTCTGTATCAATATCAATATCTTCATCCTCTGTATCAATATCAATATCTTCATCATTTGAATGAAATTCATTCAGTATATTCTTTTCTATATTAATAAAGTCATTACTTTCTAGACCGTCTATAATATCGAATTTTTCTTCTTCTTCTTCTTCTTCTTCTTCTTCTTCTTTTATTCCACGTAATTCCTTTGCCAATTTAATTGTCGCGTTTCCTTTATCTGGGTATAATATCAACAAACTGGTAACACCTACATATTGCTTTAATACATCGAAATAATCTAGAGATGTTACATTTATAAACGAATATTTAATACTTTTATTCTTACCATAACTTACCGTTGTTAAATGTGTTTTAAAACCCTGTTTTATTGTTTTTATCTCATACATGTTATTACTTCTTACCCGCTCTATTTCGCTTATAGCATTTATATTACTCAAATTATACTTATTCATAATATAAGATTGAATTTCAGTTTCATCCGCATTATTGTCGAGAAATTCCATTATATCTTCGTCTATTCCTGGTTCTTTATAATTATTAACGCGTTTGAATCGCATATCTAACGTAGTCGTCGTTCCATCTTGTTGTACAACATCAGTCGAAAAAATAGGTTGTAATAAATAAATACTATCATTTAATATTTTCTTTGTGATTTTTTCTTCAATCTCTATATTGTATATTAACCCGATATTTTTCACTATAACATTTTGTGCTTCGAAATCATTTATTAGGTATCCCGTCAATTCTAAAAAACCATTGACATTATCTATCTTTGGTTGAACGTGTTGATGTAGTTCTTCAATCAATGTTTCTAGAATAGTTTCACTACTACCACATTTAAAAAAATCTGTATACGAACCTTTCACCACAATTTCCCCCTGGTTATTAAAAATCAATGATAGATTCTTATATATATTGTCGTTATTTGGTTTAATTACCATTATAATTTCCTCGTTTGTAATTTCATTATCCGTTGCGTTTATAATTTTTCGTTTATCATATACAGGCATTTGTATACCGTGTTCATTTGAATTTTTTGTATATAACCGATATAGGTTCTCTCGTTTATATCCAGGATTATATTTTACAACCGGTATCTCTTGGTTGGCGTGTATATTTTTGAATATAGATTCTATAGGGAAACTCGCATTGTAACTATTCTTTATAATCAACTCAAATGATTTAATACCAGATTCAATATCCAGCGAATTTAAATCAGATGTATTATATTTGTCTATGAGCTCGTTAAATTTCCAAAAATACTCCTTTTTATCTTTTAATTCCGTTTTTAATTCTGACCGTTTTTCATCAATATATTTGCTTGTATTTATTGCGTATTTTTTAAAGTATGGATAGTATAATTCTATCAGTTGATTGGGGTCAATGTCTGGTTTGTTTTGTTCTATGTGTTTTAAAATATCTTGTATTTTTACAACAGTTATAATAATTTTACCATCATTCATTTTGAAGTTACAATCTATTAATCTCTCACCATTACGCAAAATACTCTTTCTAGATGAACCGTATAGTTCAATACCACCAGTCTTTTTCAATGATAATATATTAAATGGGTCTACTATAAACGTGTGGTCATAATTTCCGTCGTCATCTATACAATGAACACTAAGAGGCTTATAAAATGTCAATTTAGTATTTATTTTATCTGTAGGAAATATAATAGCATTATTGCTGTATTTAAATAACCCTTCATCATCGGTGATATTATTATTGAGTTGTTTTAAAGTTTGGGAATCAACTATCGTATTATTAATCATTTGATTTTCTGCTTTTATAAAATCATAATAATCATACGCCTCATAATAAATGTATAATTCGTTAGCACTAATTCCTTCATCCTTCAATTTGTAAGCAATTTTCTGCTTCAATGTGTGTATCGTGTCGTCTTTATGTATGATATTTGCTAAATCAACGCCTTTACCATTGAAAATCATACTAGTTGAATTTTGTTCGGACGTTTTTATTTTAATTTCAAATACAGTCATATTGTTTTATACTATCTTCCTATATCTTTCTTCTATTAAAATTAAAATAGAAGAAAAAATTATTATGCATCGTAATACGGATTGTCTGTTATTTTCATGCTACAATATTCACGAGATTCTTTTTTATAATCGTGTGGTTCATGAATTCCCGCTTCCCTTGCGTTTACTAAAAGATACTTGAAATTGTCCCAGAACTCAGTCTTATGACCGATTGATTTAGTCATTACGTGTGCAAGTTCGTGTATCGCAACAAATACAAGTGTATGTTCATCTATAAGATTATCATTATCCTTATTTTTTACATTCAAACAAAATGCCAATTTTTCGCCTTTATTTTCGCTATAAGCTGTGTATTTACTGGTTGGTAATGTTTCCATAATTTTACTGGGGTTATAACCATCAACCAGTCTCTTTACTGCGTCGTTGGTAGGATCTTGTTTTTCTACATATTTAACCAGTTGCTTGCATTTTTCGGTAACAATCGCTAGTAAATTCGCAGCTTTATTTAAGTTTGTCCGTTCGCGAACACAATATTTGTTACCATCTTCTGAAGCAACTATGCACTTCAAATCGAAACCCTCTTTTTCTGAATACATATAACCACAAACACCTAATATAAATAATGTTACTATACAACCTAAACACTCTTGTTTATTCATATATATATATATAATTTGATTATAATCTATTTTACTATTATTATGATTTGATTTTACTTAATATATCACGTATATTATTTTCACTTGTTATCTTAGGTCCAACAATTGAAACACTCATCATTGACGGATGAATGTATTTTCGTATCATTGTATTTATCTCATTAGTAGTAATTTTTTTATAGTGTTGTTCATACAAATCTTTAAATTTAACTATTTCTTCGCTTGGATGTATTAATAAATTTTCACCATTATGACTCGTTAAATTATCAATATCCTCGGATGCTAATTTTAATACACCATTCTTATACCGCTTTGCTGTTTCTACTTCCTTTTTTGTTACACCATTTGTTAGTAAATGGTTCAATTCGCTCACTAGTAGTGGTAAAACACCAGATTTCGAACCATTTTTCAAAACTTTATTTTTCTCAGTCTCTGCGTAAAATGTGATATCTCCATATATTTTATGATAGTTAGTGCTAACCGAAGATGTATATGTTAGGCCATTCTTTTCACGTAATAAGTTAAATAAACGCGAACTCATAGGTCCACTCATTATTGATGCGAATAAATTTATTATATATTTATCGCGAGATTCAACCCTAAATGAAACACCAATATGTGCTGTTCGGTATCCTTTCATTTCAATTATTTTAACTCGCATATATTGTTGTTGTTCAATACAAGGGTTTATCATAAATTCTGGAGGTATTGGAATTGTGTTACTTGTGTGTTTTACAAAATCTGTAGTCATCAAATATCGTTTAATGTCATTAAAACTACACGAAGTTGCTATACTGAACACCATCCGGTATGGTTTATAAAATAATTTATAAAACTCTACAACTTCATTATAATCGAATTTTTGGTCATGGTATTTTAATGTATCTACATTGTTTTCAAACGAACTACCTTTATATATCATTTCTGTAAGTTGGTCGTACATTAAATTTACTGGTGTGTCTTCGCTTTTTACATTTTCTTCGATTACAACGTGTTCCTCTTTTTTGAATTCAGATTTATTAAATGTTGAATTCAACATCATATCAGCAATCATTTCAATTACATTTTCTATATAGTCACTATCGCATTTAATAGTATAACAAGTATAACGTTTCTCGGTATAAGCATTTAAATAAGCACCCACGTTATCATATGTTAGAAATATATCTTTGGGAACAGGCACTCTTTTCGTGCCTTTAAAACACATATGTTCTATAAAATGTGACACACCTTTCAGATTATTTGGTTCATATATAGAACCAACATCACAAAATACATTTATACTAGAAGCAGAATGATTTGTTACCTTCTCATGTATCAATTTAAACCCATTTTGATATGTATATGTGCTTATGGTCATTATAATATAATTGTATATTATAATGTGTTAATATCTTACACTCCTAAATTAAATGGCACTTGAACATTTGTTGCGTCTATTGTTGTCTGATTCCAAGGACCTGTATCTTTTATTGGGATTGATGGGTCGGAACGAAGTTGCAAATTGGCGTTACGTAAACTCTGTCCAACAGTGTCGATACCAGTGTGGTGTCCAGCTTCGAGTAGGTCGGGGTTAGCACCTGCTGTTGTGCCTACTGAGTTCAATACATCCCATCCATTCTCTCCACTATTAGATGCAGGGAGTAAATCGGATGGATTAGCACTAGTGCTAACAGGAGCATCTGCTGATGGAATACTAACTTCAGCAGAAGGTTCCTCGTTCTCTACTTGAGTCTCGTTTGTCTCATTCTCCATGTTATCGTATGTGTTATATTTTCTAGCATAATCAAGCATTAAAATACATAAGAGCACAAAGGCTAAAATTAAAACCCATTTCATAGATCCAGTAAAAGATTTCTTCATTAAGTTCATGAGTCCCATACTATTTATATAATCGGGTGATAAAATATTTTCAGATTTAATATTCTTTACTTGAATGAATACTTTACTAAATAATAATATTATACAATATCATCCATATCACTATCATCCACGTCACTATCATCGTTCAAATCTGTTAACATATATGTATTTTTAATTCGCTTTGCTTCTAAATAATTGGTCAAAGCTATATCTTTCGCCGCTTTTGCTTTTTTCAATGCTACGCGATACATATTATAATATACATCGTTTCGTTTTTTCAAAAAGACAGTCTCATTATCGCTAGGTTGTATGTCGATTTCTACTAAATTTTCATTATTTTTCCTAAAATCAGAATGTATGTCGTTATTATTTGCTTTCATATTATCTATTGTAAATGATGCCTCGTTATCCAAATTTAAATCTTTCACTGGTTCCTCATCTTTCACCGGTTCCTCGTCTTTAACTGGTTCCTCATCTTTCACCGGTTCCTCGTCTTTAACTGGTTCCTCGTCTTTAACTGGTTCCTCGTCTTTAACTGGTTCCTCGTCTTTAACTGGTTCCTCGTCTTTCACCTGTTCCTCATCTTTCACTGGTTCCTCGTCTTTAACTGGTTCCTCATCTTTCACCGGTTCCTCGTCTTTCACCGGTTCCTCATCTTTCACTGGTTCCTCATCTTTCACCGGTTCCTCGTCTTTCACTGGTTCTTTGTTGTTAGTCCTGTTGTTATTATTAGTCAATAATAACTGGTCAAATATATCAACTGGATTAATAGATAACATTTGCTTTACTACAAATTCTAATTGAAAACTGCGAGCTGAGCATTTTATTCCCTGTATCTCTAAAATAGTTGCAACAGATTCATTATTTTTTAAATCATTCATTTTTATTTCATCACCATCTTCATTGTATATTTTAATATTTGGTTTATCTAAAAGTGTAGGGATATTAGCTCTTAATATGTAATAACTACCAGACTTATATAGTTTAAATGGAGGTGTGAATGAACTTTCTATATCGTCTTCTAATAAATCACTCTCAAACCATTTTGCACGATTCTCATATATCTTTGCGTGGCATGTATTTTCTAAATTCTCAATCCATTCTATGAATTTTGCATCATCGCGATTAAACATTAAATCACAATATAATCGTTTTCCTGATTTTATTACACCACTCTTTAAAATACATTTAGGTGGTTGTAAATAGAGCGGCGTGGAACCATTTATAATTTTAATAAAATAATTTCCACCATTCATGCTACTTGGTGATGTAAAGTATAACTCATTGAAATCGAAGTTTTTTTCGTAGTCTATTATTGCGTTCATTTATATTTTTTTGATATATTACAATTCGTATTATTACGCAATGCGTATATTATGATAAATCTGTTTCTAAAAGTAAAATAAAATGAAGTTAATTCGTGATAAAATAATAGATTTTTTTAAAACAGAAGATTTAAAACAAAGCATTAATGTGATTGTAAAACCGATTTCTGTGTATATATACGATGAAATATATATATATCTTTGGTGTTTCTGTATATATCATATTTTCCAGACATTTACGATAATGTTTATTATATATCTATTACTAAAACTAATAAATCAAAAAAAAAATATCAATAAGTATTATAATGACGGTTATGAAATATAATCATAAGAACGGTTCTAAAAATAAAACTTTGAAATCGCGAAAGATACGAGGAGGTGGTGTGGGCACATCTTCATTTGGTGAATTTGCGTTTGGTAGTATGAATTCACAAACTGCTATTGAAGGTTCAAGTAATACAATAGATGCTACATCCGCAGATATGTATTCGGGTAATGCAGATATGTATTCAGATAAGATGGTGGTTGATGGTGTAGTCGGTGGCGGTAAACTAAAATTCGGAGGACGCGGTATATTAACAGATGTTGCTATTCCTGCTATTTTATTATATGCAAATAACACAATTGGTAAAAGAAAATCGACAAAAAGGATAAAAAGAACAAAAAGGATAAAAAGAACAAAAAGGAAGACACGTTTTTTACGTATAAATAAATAAATTATAATATTTTCACTAGTATATGAATAATAGTGAAACAAAATTAGTATTAAATAATAAGGATGATTTTATAAATAATATAAAACAATGGGTGAAGTTGGACAGTCAATTAAAAATAGTAAATGAAAAAACTAAATTAATGCGTGAAAAAAAATCATTATTAAATTCACAGATATGCACGTTTGCTAACGAAAATAATATTAACCATAAACATATCGAAATAACAGATGGAATATTAAAATTTTATAAACGCAAGGAGTATAAACCACTTACATATGGATTTCTTGAGGAATCGCTACACGAAATCATTCCAAATAAAGAACACGTCGAGTTTATTTTGAATCATCTAAAAGAAAAACGAGAAACCGTTATACATGATGACATACGTAGAAATTATACAAAATAATCTAACAGGATTATATATATATATATGATTAATTACGAAGAGTCATTTTTTAAAAATATGGAGTTTTCAAATACTGAAAATAAAATTACTGGTGGTTATGTTTATAAACTTGATGGCAAACAAGATGAACTTTATGGAGGTTCTCGTCAAAGAGATGTGATTGTTCCCATCGGATTAGTTGTAAATGACTATGATGAAAATATTAAATGTCACAAGGGAGAATATATAGGTGTGATAGGAATGGATAAAATAAATGAATTTTTTGATTTAAATCATAAACCATTGAAACCTATTACACGCAAAATTAAGATTGCCATTAATTCAAATCGTACCAAAAAAAACCACAAATAATGATATATATATGTACATTCATACTTATGTATATATATATAAATTTAATATGACGACCAATCGCCTTTATTATGTGGATTCAAATTTAGCATTTTATCGGCATTATCTTTCCAGAACGCAATTTTACGTTCCGCTACAACATCTTTACTAGTCCTAGGTACGATATTACTTGTTTTCATACGTTCCTTATCTAACTCACTTGCTTGTGGTTTTATACCATAACAATTTACACCCAGTTTCATTTTATTATTCGGTATATATCCACCATTTACGCCAGGTCTACCACAACTATTTTTCATAGCATTATTTGATTGTAATTTTTGCCATGTATCTTTTTGTGTGGGGAAGAAACCCATCTGGTTCTGTGACCATCCATACGAACACCAATCCGCACCTTTATTATAGGCATCTTCTATTTCATCATAACTCGCTAGACGAGCACCCAGCGCAGAGCATACATGTGGTGCGTCGTCGAATGAATATAGATTATTGGAAACATTGAATACTTCTTCTGCTGGTTGCGGCACAATATCATTCGTATTAGTAGCATCCGATGTAATATCTTCTGGTTTAATATCATTCATTTTAGTAGCATCTGATGTAATATCTTCTGGTGTAATATCTTCTGGTGTAATATCTTCATCATTAATAATTTTCCCATATAAGATACTATTTACAGTATCTTCCAATACTCTAAAAACTGGAATATTTAATAGGTCTATGCAAAATATTACTATTATGTTTAATAATAATACAACCCATAATAAAAAGTTGGAAATGTCTAGAACAAATGAACTATTTCCTTCGGGCGTAGGCAAATGTAATATTCGTTTTAAACCTATAATAAATCCAAGTAGAACTATTAATCCAAAAGTAGTTTCTATATCTTTGATATTGGTTTTAAACGTTGTGTATAATGTATCAGTTATATTGTTTTTTTTATCATCGCTCATATGATAGTACTTGTTAAAACCCGCTATTGTAATTACAAATAAAATAATCAAATTGGTTGATGATACAAGACTATTTTGACTTTCCATTCCGAATATTCGGAAATATACACCCATTACTACATACAACACAACAAATAACGATAAAAATGCAACTAACATTTTTAGATTATCTTTATTCAGAAATTTATTTAATAATAATGTAAATTTATTAGATTTATCGCCTGTATTATTATCTGTGGTCTCAGTATCTGTAGTCGCAGTATCTGTAGCCGCAGTATCTGTAGTCGCAGTATCTGTAGTCGCAGTATCTGTAGTCGCAGTATCTGTAGTCGCAGTATCTGTAGTCGCAGTATCTGTAGTCGCAGTATCTGTAGCCGCAGTATCTGTAGCCGCAGTATCAGTAGCCGCAGTATCGCCTTCTACACCTTCAAATAATGGGTCTTTATTTGAAAACATATTTAATAAATTATGAAACATTATTTATCTATATTATACTATGTTATTTTTTTTTTACGATAGAACAGACAGTACGCCATTGGTGTAATAATTGACTGTGGATTTTCCACCTTTTTTACATTTTCATCATTAAATAAAAACCAATTATTTGTATAATTTTTAATAAACGATGTATAATGACCCATATAAACATTACCACTGTGATTGCATATGGCATATAATTCATATTTATAAGAATTTGGTTTATATCCACATACATATTTAGATAAATTCAAATCATCTAAAGGGAATAAAACTGTATCATTTCGTTTTGTTTTACCATCAAAAGAGAACCTATTAAACATTATAACTAGAATATCAGGAAAATTCCAAAAACGAATACGCTTTATAATATCCTCTTTAACATTGGTTTTATCGTTAAACCACGCATTTTCACCTTCCATTTTTTCTTCGTTCGTGTATAAATCGAAACAATCGTATATATTTATGTTTGGTTTATTTGGTAGAGGTAGGTCGATGATAAAGTATTGTTCGGGTTTCACACTACGTTTTATATTCTTGTCAATAGATAACAATTCTGTGACTTGTATACCATAAAACATTTCGTTTATCTCACTGAATTCCTTGGCATATGTTTCCTTTAAATGTGTATAACACTTTACTGCGAGCGCGTCAATATTTTGCTCATTTTTTCCATTTATATTAACTATAACGGAACGAGATATACTATTATGTATGCACTCCATCATAAATAATAAGAATTCTGAAATATCATTCTGACTCCATCCTGTAAATATATCACGGGATTTCTCTTTTGCTACGTTTTGAACGCTTCTAACAAATTTATTTGGACTTATAATGCCATTATTTGTCCACATGAGTTGCCGTAATTCATTCCATTCATCTAGTATAATTCCATCACTATTATTGTTTAATTTCTGTTTCTTGTCTAATAATTTATTTAATTCAGGTGTATTACTGAGCGCTTGTAAGCAAGAATTCAAAAAACACGTATTTCCTATATTTTTCAATCCTACAATTCCAAATTTGTTATAGTTTTTAGCGGACATTAATTTAAGTTATATAATAAATATTTTTACCTTTATATATATTAACTAAATGAACTATACAGGAGATAATAATCATTCAGATATGCATCAACGCTTGTCGCGTCACAGGCATTTTCAATTAATTCGAGATGTAGTAACATCGTATAATAATAACATACGTATAAATAACCAATATATGCTTGAATATAATCGTAACACGTGTGATATTATTGCTTATTTGAGAGAGCTTAATAGTCAAGATGTTCGTTATTATGGACGTCCAATGAGACGTCCACGAAGACCACCACCACCACCTCCACAATCTCCGCCTCCAACTCCAAGAAGAAATTTTATTGGCAGCGATTATGTTACTCCTGATATAAGTCAGTATACCGTTCCTGAAATACCATCAAATGATAATGTAGATGCAACTACAGATGATTCACATACACCACAACGTCTAAGGACTAGGAGTTTAGGTGAATTTTTACAGGGTGATTATCCAATACCAAATCCCGAAACTTTCGAAGAAACCGTCCAGAGAATAGTCGCATCAAACGATAACCCAAGAACTTCCGTTAGAACATTTACAACTATTCCAAATAGAGAACTTTCAACTAGCTTTCATAATACTAGTCGTAATAGTATTTCTGAATTATATCGTATATTAATGCGAGATTTTGATGGTATAGTGGGGTATAATAATTTGTTAGAAACAACAGATAGTTCTATACGTCAGGGGTTAAATGCAAGAGAGTTGGAATGTGGATTATTTGATGCTTCATATAATGTAGCATTACACGGTGGCATTGATACCCGATGTCCGATAGGATTGGATAATTTTGAAGATAATGAATCAATTAAACAAATAGTAGAATGTGGTCATATATTTAAATCGGAACCATTATTGAGATGGTTTACTTGTCATACCGAGTGTCCAATATGTAGATGTGATCTTAGAATAGAGAGTGAGTCTCGAGATGTAAGTTTTAATTTTAGAACAAGAACTGAAAATATAAATACGGCTGATACCGAACGCGAAATTGACGCAATTACAAATAGTATAACTCGTATTATGATTGATAGTATTGAACGAGATGCTGAATTAATCCAAAATACAAATTACATCAATAATAATGAAGACGAAGTTAATAATTCATCAAGTAGTGATAGTGATTGAATATATAAAAATATATAATATCATATATGACTACTTCTTAAACGTATAGAATGTTGATATTGTTTGGACACCACTGCGTTTATTATTTATAGTATTCAACACTTTATCAAATAATAAGGTTTTTACTTTTGCTGAACAGTATTTCTCTCGTTTTTTCATATACAATTCTAAATCACCATCACAACTGTATTCCAAATTTGACATGTCTTTCTTATAATTCTTTATTGCGTTTGGTTTTCGTTGGTATTCCCATATCTTTTCTAAGGCCAGGCCAAATAGTTGCTGAAGTGGTTTCATTACCTGATTCGTAATGTAGTGTGCATAGTCGATGTCTATGTTGTTATTAATAATATATTCAGGTGTTTCGATTCGTTCGCCCATAAGTCTCTTTTTCGTTGGAGTTGATATGAAAAGATACTTTATACGGTCACCTGGTTTAGGTTTATTTCCTGGTTCACGTTCTGCTATACGGTCCGCCAATACCTTATGAGCGATCTGATTGGGATTTTTGTATCCACTCCTAAGTGCTCGCGTAATAGATAGTTTATCCATACTTACCTCACCTTTGATCAGATTATTCAACGATGTATTCAGGAATTCAATCGCAGAAGATACATTGTTATCTTTCATCAGAATGTTCACAATACCACCATATGTATCCTTTAAATAGTCGCACGCGTCACGTCGCTTCAACGAAAGACCCATATATTTCAATTTACCTTTATCTGGATTATGCTCGTATAGAATTCCTACATATCGCTTTTTTGAAAGTAAACAGAATGGCCAGAAAGTCTTCTCGTATTCTAAATCGTGTGGTCCTTTCAAGAATTTTGTTGCTAGTTCGCCTGCACGTTGCGCAAGTTCAATTGTAATTTTAAGCGCACGCTTACCTACGATTTTTTCACCTTCCAATGTTTCCAGATTAAATGTGAAGAATACACTATCAGTATCTCCATAAACGTACTCTGCCTTACTACGGACAGTTCCTTCTTCCGTTTCACATATAGTATCGCCATAGCACTCCTCGATAATATGCTTACCGTATATTAATAGTTTACGACCTGTCGCAGTAGTCGACGCGGCTACATCCGGTTCGTAAAACGTGCTCGTTTTTGCACCAGTTTGACCATATAGAGAATTTGCTGTCACCTTTATGCTCAATTGACGTTTATCCAATACATTCTTCATAAACTCGTCAGATGTTGTTGGTATCATCTTACGTGTTGCTTTACGCTCGTATAGTAATTCTTCTAGAATCGATGGTAATACTGCCTTTTTACCTTCAGGAAACTGAGCAAAACGACATATCTTATAACCGGAAAGGGTCTTTGATGCCGCTGCCTTTGGATGCTTACGGTGGTAGCGGAACGTATCATATTTAATATCTACGTATTTATAATCCGGTAGATTATCATAAATATAAATTCCATTTTTATCTGTTTCGCCAGTGCGTCTATCTACTTTCTCAACGCCATTTATATCGTATTCTTTCGTCCAGACCTTACTATCGTGTGATAGATTTTCACTGATGATAGATGATGGATATAGGGAACTATAATCTACACAAGCTACCGGATTATCCAAGTAAAAGTCACATTTGGGTGGTAATACAATCGCTCCTTCATATCCTTCGTTACCGAAACTCTTCTCTATATCGGGCATCAATGTATTCTTTATACGGCATTTCTTCGCAACATAACTCGTGAGTTTAATACCCTGTCCTCTAAATACAAGGAAACTTATAGGCACACTACACATACGCGACATCTCGATATATCCAGTGATTACATCGATTTTATTTAATAGATGATGAACTAGGTTACAATCCTGTATACAGTACTTCGCTACGACCGCTCTGTCTGACGATGAACCATTCGCAAGCCTGAAAATATCTTGAGGCGATACATCATCTTTTGCCATACCCCACCTAACGGATTTAGACATATCGATATGTTTTTCGTGCTGACCTTCAATTACGAGAATATTATACGCACTTTCTACATCTTTTCCTTTTATAGTTTCTTTCACCAAGACATCTTTCTGTATATCGATAACCTTGAATTTCTTACCATCACCATAATAATCTTTGGTAAAAGTCATCAGTTCGATGTGAATGAAATCATTCTTATTCAAACCTGTAAGATTCTTACTATAAATATGTGTTGTATCGTTTTCTTGGTCGACTACCTTTTTAATGTCATCTCCTATAAACTCACCAGCAACATCATCTAATTTATAAGATGATAAATTGAAATCACGACGAAAGTATGTATACATATCAATCTGTAGTCGTCCCGTTGTCTTAGTGTAATGTAAATCATATTCTCCACTCGCCAATACTACTTTGGAATGCTCAATTCCTTTAATCCTGTTATCATTATCACGGTCCCTTACTCCGCATACTTCATTTTCTTTACGCGACAGTTTAAGGAATTCTTCTTCACAATTATTTTCAGCAGCACGATTATACATAAACTGATAATCAAAACCGAATATATTATATCCAATAATAATATCCGGATTTTCTTCTTGTATTAGGTTTTTCCACGCAAGTAATAAATCCTTTTCTGTATCACACGTTTCAATTATAGCATCTTCTACTGGGTCACACGTTCCAAGAACCAGACAATGAGTCATATAAGGTTTTTGTTCTCCATACGTCATAAATGTTGAACCAATAAAAGTTACTTCGTCTCCCTTTAATGGTGGTAAACCGTTATTTTTATTTGAGAATAACTTGTCCATCTCATTTATCTTATCTTCTCTTGCATAGTCTTCGTTTAATAACATTTTCAAAACGGTTATTTTTTTATCTATTTTTTTATTCTTTTTATTAGACCAATTATTAGTGTCTTCATCGTCACTGTCGTACCCCTTTGAAAACATATAATCGAGCGTATTTATATTATCAAACGCATTTTTTTCTAGTATAACATCATTCAATTTCATTGTGAGTATTTTACTTATTTTAGATTGTATTGACGACTTTTTTGTAAGTTTCTCATCCTTCGGATATACTTTATCTATTCCTTCAAAATTCATATGACCGAACGCAGTAAGTATACAATTTTCCATAAATTGTGTTATCATACCTTCATTTGGTTTCAATTTATCGTATAGATCCATAATATTGGAAGCGAGACGTTTATATGTCTTTATTGGTAGAGGGAAATCACCATGACTACTACTTGCCTCAATATCAAAACTACATATCTTATATGGGACTCTTGTTTCCTTGTCCTGAACGGGAATAACTTGCTTTTCACCACATTCATATTCGTAGTCGCACTTTGTTTTCTTTTGTTGGATAGTGTGTTTCTTTGAATCTTTTATTTTTATCCACCCAGATGGACTAATTTCATTTAAGTGGTAATATCTCAGTAGGGGCGGAATACTACTCTCGTATAATTCTATAATACAATTGTTTGTATTAGACACCGGGTAAATCAAATTCACCCGTTTTCTGTCACCTTCTTCGTTGTATGAATTCCAAAGACCGCGTGCCTTATTCATACCCATTGTATTATGGAATTTTATCTTTATGAATTTAGACTCTTTACCGTGGGTGAAACCATATAGTTTTTTTTTTGAAACGAGTTCAAGACTAATCACAGATTTTGAATGATAATTTCCTAGTTTTTTTGTGAACCAAGCCTTGAATGGTCCAATATTTGAACTCGTCCAATCGTCACCTACCTTAATGTAAAAGAATGGTTTATAGTTGTTCACTTTTATACACGCTGTTTCTCCTGTTTCGTTTATACCATATAACTCTACCATAAATTTAGGTATATCGTTTTTTGGTTTGTCGTCGTCGTCGTCGTCGCTATTTTCGTTGTTTTTTTTATCTATATGGTCGTAGAAATTACAATCAAATAATCTATACATTTTAGATATTTTGAGTTTCTTCTTATTTTCCGTCATTGGTGTAGATACTGAAATGTGTTTATTATCTTTGTTTTTGATTATTGTAATATGTTATTATAAAATTCAATTTTATACGTATAAACATTATCATGTATACAATATATATAGTATATGACGAATACACCATTCGAAAGAGTTTTACATACAATGCATAAAGGTTTTACAATAATACGCAATACTCGTTTAAATTATACCAGCGAGTATTGGTATAATTTAAAATCTTTTATATATGGTTATGAATCGTCATTTACCTTATGTTCTCAATGTAATAACTATAAACATATTAGTAATAATAACGCTAATATTTTTTCTGATAAAATATACGAGGGGCGTAAAATGTGTGATTGTAAATTATTTGGATTTCACAATACATTAAACGCGAGTGACAACTATGCGGTAGTTATTGAAGATAAACTTTATCGTGAGTATGATAATTATACCGATGATTTTATAGATATTGTTAGTGAGCACCCTGTTGACGAACTAAAACGCAGTGTGGTGTTTTAGAACAACCAACTGGTAGGTTTTTTTATGATTTTTCTTCCGATTTTTCTTCCGATTTTTCTTCCAGTTTTTCTTCCAGTTTTTCTTCCAGTTTTTCTTCCAGTTTTTCTTCTAGTTTTTCTTGTATGACGTCGTTGATTCTTAATGTATTTTTTCGGTTTTTTATGTTTTGAGAATAGTTGTATTAAACTCTCATTATCTCTAGACCCATTGTATTCGTCGAAATTATTATTATTTTTAACAAGAATTGTGGGGAACCCTTCAATATGTCTATCGCCTAAAATGGTTTTTATCTCGGGATTTTCTAATTCTTTTTGTTCTATTGCTCTAATAATTGTTCCGTTTACATTATATTCGCCATTTTTAGATGGGTATCCTCCAATTGTTTTCATTGTATCTAATAATGTAACACAATGGGGGCACCATTCTGCGTGAATTATATAAAAGTTGGTGTGCATGTCTATATAGTTACTATATATTTTATAGTCTCGTTTTTTTTTCACTATTTATTATATATAAATGAGACACCTCTTATTATTCACTGTATTTATATTTCTATTGGTAACAAGTGTTTGTGCTTTCTCGGCAAAGACACAAATAGAGAACCATATTACCAATGATAAAATAAATGATAAAACAAACGAGGGATTGGAGGTTCAAGGTGATAAAAATACAACCAATATATGTGGCACTGCTCTAATTAAACGCGGTGGTAAATTATTACTATTCATGGACCCCAATAATACAGACGAGATACCAATAGAATTCAATACTTTAGATGATTATATAACATATTTAGATGAACAGAAATCAAAGGGCATAGAATGTCCTGTGTTATTTTTACAACAAGAGAATGACGCGCAAGGTAATGATGTTTATCGTGTGCGTCCCAGTCCTTTTAACCAAGCTGGTGGTATGAAACCCATTAATGTTGTTCCCATTAAAGACGCAAGTCGTGCGAATTATCCTTATAATTCAAATCAATATCCAGGAATAGATACTGCAGGACTACAGATTGGTGTATATAATGAACTTGATGAAATACACGATTCTACCGCCAGGGCAAGAATAAGTGATAATCCTATGGATACTAACTGGGGTGGTGTAGAATTTACAAAAAGTAAGGTTGAAAGTGGTAAATACGAAGATAATATAGTAAATAAACCAGTTTATTTTAAACCAAAGACCCAGTTTTTACCAGATACATTTGACCGTAAAAACCCCGAGTCGTATATACCAAGCACAGGTCCTAAATAGTTATTATGGATTATGGAGTAAGTATGTCTTAATGTCTTCTAGTATTTTCTTACTTATTTTACGCGATTTTTCATTTTTTACTATGGTTAGGTTCTCTAAACACGTCTGATCTTTTTGTAGACTCTCTATAAGATTATAAAAAGATTTGAATTTACTCATAATTGCAATGGCAGTAATAGAACTCACCCCTGGTATTTGTGATAGTATAATTTCACCTATATTATCTGGTGTAATATTATCTTTCTTGACTTTTTTTACTAAATTACAATAGTTAGCGGGTGGTTCTCCACTTTGATTATTTATTGCATTTCCAGAGGGGTCGGAGAACCCTACGTAAAATGGTTGTTTTTTTGTATAGTTTTTAATGATTTTTTCCATCATATAGAATATTAATCGTGCTGTTTCAGTAACGTTCGTGGTTCTCAAAACACTGAAACCTTTATACATATTTAATGATGTGATTGCTGAACAGACCATTTTATATTCACTTTGGTTTCTTAGTGTATTCATATTACCTTCGATTATATATATAATTCGATGATTGGGACACGTTGTTGCGTAAGAAAGTCTGTATGATTGTTCTTCATAACGACCATCCTTAATACTTGATAGTAAATCACTCAAACTCTTTCTTTCTATTATACAAAATTCATCATCATCTGGAGAACCATGGGTCAATATAACATCACCAATATGTAATGTTTGTTTTATAACTTGAAAAGTATTCGAATTTTCTGTTTTTAATAATTCGGTAAAACTATTCATCAAGTCATGTTCTCTATCATCGACTATTATTTGCATTATATATGATAAAATAATATAGTAAGTTTATATTATTTTAGTATATGTAATAATTAACGATTAGTGAAACGCATACCAATGCCTCCTATAACAACTCTAGTGGAAGTTTTCGGCATTCTCATAGACTTCAAATTCAAAATTGAAGGAGCACTGTTGAACGCCCTTCTCTGAGCGACAGAAGCAGTCTCTGTAGGTGCAAGTCCTGCCTTTTTCATTCCACCACCCTGATTGATGTTTACAATACTAGAAATAGAAGATGTTTTCTTAGTTCCGCTTAATACCATTTTATATATAGTAGGAATATTTTTATTTATAAAATTGATTATATAAACGAATTAAAGTTTCTATCATATACACTATTAGGTTCTTTGAATTATGTTAAATATTATTCCCGGGCAAAATCTAGACGACGATGTACATATTATTAAAAATGATAATGGTGAAGATATCTATGTTTTTGACCCATATAACCCCCTAAATGTTGAGATTACACAAGAAGAGGTTGAAGGTATTCTATCCTCGTATGGAATTGATGTTCCCGTTCATAATTTCCAATTATATAGACGCGCATTCGTTCATCGGTCCTATATTAGACGCCCCGATGTTGAAAACAAGGAAAATAATATTAAAATAGTCCCAAAACAGGATTGTTGTATTTCGTTATATTCTAAATCAAATGAGCGTCTTGAGTTTATCGGTGATGGGGTATTGGAATGTATTACAAAATACTACTTATATCGTCGTTTTCCTAAAGAAAACGAGGGATTTATGACAGAGAAAAAAATAGCACTCGTTAAAAATGAATCTATTGGTAGAATGACTTACGAGATGGGTATACACAAATGGTTCATTATGTCTAAAAACGCAGAGTTAAAACAAACTCGTACCAATCTCAAGAAACTCGGTTGTTTATTTGAGGCATTTATTGGAGCGATGTTTTTGGATTTTAATAAGATATCCATTAAAGACGAGGATAAATGGTTTGAGAATGTATTTGTAACTGGTCCTGGTTTTCAGATGTGTCAGATATTTATAGAGAGGATATTCGAAAAACACGTAGACTGGATTAAACTTATTCAAGATGATGATAATTATAAGAACATCTTACAGGTTAAGATACAAAAAGAATTCAAGGTCACTCCTCATTATATTGAAATGGAACAACACGACCCTGATGCAGGGTATCATATGGGGGTTTATTTATGCTTGGGACAACAAATTCATAACACTGTTACCAGTTCTGCTATTGATATTCATTCGTTTACGGCATTTAAAGATATACATCAACAAATGTCTGTAAAGGGTAAGATATTTGTATTCCTCGGCGATGGTATACATAAGATTAAAAAGAAGGCAGAACAGACTGCTTGTGAAATGGCTATTAGTAACTTGGATGGATTTTAGATTGTTTTACTATGTATTATTTTAGTTTTTTGTAAATATTTTATACAGATTTTATTGTTTCTACTGTAGTGGTACATTATAGTGAATTCATTGCACGTCCATTCCTTCACTTTCTTGTAACCCTTTTCTACTTTTATGGGATTGAAGAATTCTCCGTGTATGTCTATTACCTTCATGTTTTTGTCGCCCTTTTAATATTTTTCTTGTATGTGGACCGAAAGACCCGTTATACATTTGTAGCCAGTTTAATATTGTATGTCGTTTGAGAGGCTTTTTCTGTGCTTGTAGCTCTTTTAATATTTTTATTGTATGTCGTTTGGGAGGTTTTTTCTGTGTTCGTAGCTCTTTTAATATTTGATATACCATTAGATTGTTTCTTTTCTGTATTCCTTTTGATCTATTTCTGACTTTTCGAGCATTACGCATCTCTGTGTTTGATTGAGGTGTATTTGATTGAGGTGTATTTGATTGAGACATCTCTGTGCTTGATTGAGGCGGATGTTTCATTCTAGTATTCTTTCTGTTATTGTTGTAGTCTGGGTTATCGTCATTACTTGTACTACTCTTTTTGTTATTCACAATTTGCATAGCAGTTGTATCAAGATTTATATTTTCATGCTCGGTCGCAGTATTTATCTGCTTATATAATTCATCCATATGCGCGAAAAATATTCTGTCATTTTTTAAAATTGTTTTGTCATTTTGTATTTTCGGTAATCCTGGCATTACATCGACATTATTCGCACTGGCATATCTCCAATATAGAAGATATGCTTCGTCTACTGTATATTCACCTTTTTTTTTAACCCATTCACAAAGTTTGTTATATACAAGTTTATGAAAATCTAAACAAACATTTACCTCTTTATTCTCGTCATTTACCTCTTTATTCTCGTGGAATACTCTGTCCTTATACCAAACTCTATCTTCTTCATTTGGGTCTTTAACCGAATTGTTTATTTCATCTTGAGTTGAAACAAGACCTGTAAATAAATCGTCGGGAGAACAATCCCAAACTGGGATAACTACAATACCATTCGTAATAATTTGTAGGTATTCGTCTTCAAGCGCACCCCCTCTTTTAAATTTCATACGATTATCCACACTCCCTCCTCTTAAATTTGGTTTAGGTTTCGCAAAATGGGAAATAAAAATTTCATAAAAGTGCTTTGTTGAAACATCTTTATGGTTTTTTTCCGCGAAATACTTTTGGAATGATGGTTTTTCAGTTCCTCCTGTTTCGCAATATTTGTTAATTCCTCTTGTCATTTGTAAAACTTTAGGTTTTCCCGGTTCGGGTTTGGTATTTCGAGAAGAAAATATACTTTTAATAGCCATATTCTTTTGAATATATGTTTCGTCTTCGTCTATTGTCATAACTACACTAGTAGCATTATGAGTAATTGTATTAGTACCTTCAATAAAAGTGTATTCATCCTGTCTCTTTCGCAACCTTTTATTTATTTCAATACAATCCAGTTCCATTAACTTAAAGAAATCTCTTATTTTATTTTCAGATATATCTTCGTATATTTGACTACTCAGTTTAATCTCTATTGATGTATTACCATTTTCAAGTAAATTACTTACTGTTGATAACATTTTTATATATTTATCATTCGTATCCAATATATCCTCATATATTGATAAACGCCTTTCATCCACTTTTACAACTCCATTATAATGTACTATCCTACGCATGCTTTCGCCTTTTTGAAACTTAGGAATTGAAGCAGGAAAACTTGTACTTTCTCCATTAAAAACACAAGGAATGTTTAAAGTAAGGCAAAGACAAAACACTACCATATCACACGTTACCATAATAGCATTTGAATACTTAGTGTCTCCTTTTATCATCAAGAGATATATGAGTACTTGCGTTTTATCACCCCATTCTTTTACTATAATATATTTTATTTTTTCAACTGTGTTAGTACTTTTTTTACCTAACACATTACCCTTCACGCCATTGCCATCCATATATTTATTGCCTTCAGTTTTTTTAATAGTACATTGTTTTTTATCATCACAAGCAACTCCCCCGCATCCTATAGTCATTGTGTAATCAACATCATCCCACTTACCTTTTGTTGCGGGGGCACCTTCGACCTCCAATTTTGAACCCTTAAAACCAAAAATTTTCATAGCTTTCTCCGTCAATATTAGTTTATCATTTTGATTTGGCCAATTCTCAGGAATACCATAGTCAGTGGTATTGGCTTTTGAAAGAGGGTCTATATATGAACCGAATGTTGATATAGCAGTTGATTTGTTACCTTTATGCTTAATATATTTATCAGGTCCTAATCCCGACTCCCATAATACGTATTGATAATTCAAAGGAGAACTATATGTTTTACCCCCAACAACTCCTGTTTTTGTCATTTTTTGTTTTGTAGCAAACCAAGAATGTGCTTGTAGTTCGTTAGCATATTTCTTGAGTATGTTTTTTTCATATTCCGTCAATTTTTCTTGCCAATTACGAATATTGGTTTGCTTAAACAATCCTAGATCATTCATCATCTTTACGCTTGGTATTCCACCTGCGGGCCTACCGTCTTTACAACAATCAATAAAATTAATTAATGTTTGGTCGATTTCCATATCATTGGCGTTTTTATACGGTATCTTCATCTCATCAGAACTGTTGTTGCTTCCAAATGTTATTTGTCCTTTTTTTAGATCGGCATCTAAATACCAAGTGTTATTCGCAACCGACATTCGTTTCCTTATACATTAACATACTATTTTTATTTTATTTACATTCAACTGTCGATTAAAATTTATAACTCGAAAGACGAATTTGTTAAAGTTGTAGAACAAACCGCGTGTGAAATTGCTATTACTAATTTGGAGGGATTTTATATTGTTTTATACTTACACTTATTAATTACGCTTTGTTTTTTTTACGCTTTGCACTACCCCCCTCTGTGTTTGGTACGTTTATTATCACTTTGCGGTGGTTCACTACAAAGCAAAACATTGTTTATAAAACAAATCACACAATTTATTAAACCATATTTATTGGAACAAACATAAATACATATTTTTATACCAATATAGTATAATACTATGAACAATGCCTATTTAGAAAAATTAATGAAGAAACCCACACCTCAAACAGAAAATATTGGTCTTATTGTGTTTGCAAATAAAGTAGATACAGAAGCAAAAGACGACAAAGCAATTAAAGAAGCAAAAGACGACAATGATGATAAAGAAGACGACAATGATGATAAAGAAGAGAACAATGATGATAAAGAAGAGAACAATGATGATAAAGAAGAGAACAATGATGATAAAGAAGAGAACAATGATGATAAAGAAATTGATAAACCTATGTTGTTTCAAATTATCGATAAGAGACATAATAATAATATAGACCGTTCGTTAATATTAGAACGCCTCACGAATAGACAATATATGAATGAAGATTTAGGATTAGACCAGATTGACGAGGAAATACAAGACGCACCGACTGGTGTTGTTAGACCAAAGAAGAAGACGAAGAAGATTACTATATTGGGAGAACAACAAGTTGGTGCGTTGGACGAAGAAAATGACCAACCATTGCCCGGAACAAAAATAAAGATTAAGGTTATCAAACCAAAAACGATATCAACTGCGATGTTGAATGATTTTAAAATAGGTGATGCGGGTACGAAAAGTAGATTACCTATTCAAAAGGATAAAATTATTCAGAAGTCATCCACATATTACATGAACAATCGTAAAATTTCAATTGATAAATTGAATAAGTTATTTCAACCATATAAGCAAGAAATATTAGATAATACTTCAGTAATGTCTTGCGATTCAAAGGATGTAGATTTTGGTCTCCTTACACATCAAAAAATTGTCCGGGATTATTTAAATTTATATACACCTTATCGCGGATTATTATTATATCATGGTCTCGGTTCCGGGAAAACTTGTAGTTCTATCGCAATTGCGGAAGGAATGAAATCTGATAAAAAAATTATATTGATGACTCCAGCATCGCTTAAAATGAATTTTTTCAGTGAACTTAAAAAATGCGGTGACGAACTATTCCGTAAGAACCAATTCTGGGAATTCATTTCGACGGTCGGAAAGGAAGATTATAAAGAAGCAATATCAAGTTCTATGGGTATATCAAAGGAATTTATTGAAAAATACAATGGTGCTTGGATGGTTAATATAAAAAAACCCAGTAATTATAAAGATTTAACCGCAAATGAACAGGCTACATTGGATGAACAATTGAATGAAATGATACGACACAAATATAACGATATTAACTATAATGGTTTGAACATGAATAAATTAAACGAGTTAACAAACAACCAAACAACGAATCCTTTTAATAATAAGGTTATCATTATTGACGAAGCGCATAATTTTGTAAGTCGTATAGTAAATAAAATAGATAAACCAGGAACCATTTCCTATGTTCTATATGACTTATTGATGCGAGCTGAAAATGCCAAGATTGTATTACTAACAGGTACTCCAATTATCAATTATCCCAATGAAATTGGAATTCTTTATAATATATTAAGGGGGTATATTAAAACCTGGAAAATACCAGTCATTGTCAAATCATCAAAGAAAATTAACCGCGATGAAATACTAGAAATGTTTCAAAGAGGAAATTTCAATACACACGACTTTTTAGAATATAGTGGTAATGTCCTTACTATAACTAGGAACCCATATGGTTTTATAAACGTAGGAAAGCGTAGTTATACACGTAAGGTAGATACACAAAAAAAACGGTATGGTGGTTATATTAATGCTACAAAAAAAAATAAGGTTGTTATTAGTGGTGGCGCAGACGGACCATTTGATAGATATAATGGAGTTAAACTCGACGAAACAGGTAACATTAGTGATGATGCTTTTCTGAAAATTATAATTCAAATATTAAAGACGAATGACATTGAAACTCAAACTAATGCGATAAAATTGGAATTAAATAAATCCCTACCTGATAAGAAAGATGAGTTTATAGATATGTTTATTGATGTTGATGCTGCAACTTTGAAAGATAGTAATCTATTCAAGAGGCGTATACTTGGACTTTCATCGTATTTTAGAAGTGCACAAGAATCACTTTTACCAGAATTTGTATTGAACGACGAGGGTGAAAATTACCATTTGGTGATAAGCGAAATGAGTGAGTACCAATTTGGTATATACGAAAAAATTAGAAAGACAGAGGCAGACCAAGAGAAAAATAAACGCAACCAGAGTAAGAAAAAGAAACCAAATGGTGAGTTATATGAAATTGCTTCGTCTTATAGGATATTTTCACGTGCCGCGTGTAATTTTGCCTTTCCCGACCCACCCGGTAGACCAATGCCAGACAATGAGACTATAAGTGAGTTGGATATTGATGGAACAGCAAAGGAATTAATACAAGAGGCTGACATATATTCAAATCCAGAGGATCCAGAACCAGTTGAAAATATCGACTATGGGCAACGTATACAGGTTGCTTTGAAATATTTATCGGATAAACCTAGTGAATATCTTATACCACAAGCATTGGAACAATACAGCCCAAAATTCTTTAATATACTAAGTAATCTTACAAATGAAGACCATAAAGGGTTACATTTATTGTACAGTCAATTTAGAACAATTGAGGGTATTGGTCTACTTAAATTGGTATTGGAAGCAAATGGTTTCACACAGTTTAAAATTAAAAAGAAATCTGAAGGTGAATGGACTCTCGATATACCGGTTAATAAAAAACCAAAGTTTATGTTATACACCGGGACTGAAACCGCAGAAGAAAAGGAAATATTACGTAATATTTATAATAGTCAATGGGAGTTCATACCAACTGGTCTTCGTGATGAATTGGAAAAAATTAATACCAATAATTTTATGGGTGAAATTGTGAAAATTATTATGATTACATCTTCTGGTGCAGAGGGGATTAATCTGAAAAACACGCGCTATGTGCATATTGTAGAACCTTATTGGAATATGGTTCGTCTAGACCAAGTGGTCGGTCGTGCTAGAAGAATATGTAGTCATCACGATTTACCGGAAAATATGAGAACAGTACAGGTATTTTTATATATTAGTACATTCAGTGAAAAACAGAGTAATGATGATAATAATAAAGAACTTATTATTCGTGATGTTAGTAAGCTTGACCAAAAAACACCCATTACAACCGATGAATCATTATATGAAATTTCACGTATAAAGAACGACATCAATCAACAATTACTGAAGGCGGTAAAAGAAAGTTCTATTGACTGTGCGATATATAAGAAAAATGCTTCTGATAATTTAATATGTTATGGATACGGAAAAGTTACTTCTAATCAGTTTGGGTCGTATCCGTCACTGGAGGTAGATAAATTTCAAAAGGATGATATAAATGTTAAAAAACAAATAGTACGAGCACGTAAGATAACTATACAAGGAAATGATTATGCTTACGACCAAAATAATAATATTGTGTATGACCTGGAATCGTATAAACAATCGAAAAAAACCGGCGAGCCCTTACAAGAATTGGGTCGTCTGGAGAAACAAGGACGCAATAACGTTCTAGTTAAAACATAATTAAATAATAATATAATTACACTATTATTATTTGTTTACAGTATTCCAGAATTCTTTGTTATATTTTCCATTACTTTACTGAACGATGCCTCGCGCGGAGCGGTTGGTATCAAATTTCGCTGGATATAGAGACATTTCTCAGAGAATTCTGAATCCATATCTGCGTATTCTTCCGCTTTAGCATCCTTTTCTTTCATAAGAGTTATCATGGTTTTCCTTGTTACTTCCTGAATTCCTTTTTTGAGTATATCTTGAGAACCTTCTTTATCCCATTCATCATTTTCTTTAATATATAGGGTCTTTCGTTTCTTATCAGTACAATGAATGGGTCGTTTATTAGTACCTAGTCCCTGTAAACTCTCAATAAAAAGCTTGGAAATCCCTTTAACATATCCACTTTCTACTTGGTTCTCTATATCTTCAAAGGAAACTTGAATTCGTTTTATGAACTCGGAAAAGTTAAGAGCGTCTTTACAATCCTCGTTTAAAAAAACTTGTAGGTTGAATTGATTGGTGTTATTATTGTTTGTAGTATTATTATTTCCTATTTTTGGAACCAATTCCAGTATTGTATTCTGTAATTTACTAGTTTCTTCACGATGTTCTTGATTTTGAACAACCAATAAATTCATTAATTCTTTATTTTGTGAAAGAATGTCTATCATAAATTGATGTTCGGTTGTAACAATAATTGACTTGTTATCTATTAAACACTTTTTTTTATGTCTCGACAACCCAGATGAATATATGAATGTTTTTCCACAAATACATTTATATGGGTTGGGATTTTTCGGCGTTTTTTCGTTATCATTTATTATCATTTTATGTTTTGCAGTAATTAAATGACGATTGAAACAAGATTGCTTGCTGCATTTAAAGTTACATTTATCACATATAAATCGTTCGGCGTTTTTTGGATTTTTATATGATACCATTATTATCCATTTGTTATCTAATTAATGATAATAAAAAAAACGCCTAAACAATACACATTAAAACTAATAAAAAAAACTATGCTAATAAAAATATCTATTAAAAACTCATTTTAAAGCATTATGGTAACAACCGGTTTTTACGTTTACTTATAAAAAAGTCGCTGAAAAAGTATTCTCAGAAAAATGAAAATTGGACAATTATAAATGTCCACTTTTCGAAAAATCATAGAAGAATCCAAATCGGGTTTTTATAGATTATTCTATTATTCCTGAATTCTTTGTTATATTTTCCATTACTTTACTAAATGCCGTCTCGCGCGGAGCGGTTGGTATCAAATTTCGCTGGATATAGAGACATTTCTCAGAGAATTCAGAGTCCATATCTGCGTATTCTTCTGCCTTGTTCTCCTTTTCTTTCATAAGAGTTATCATGGTTTTCCTTGTTACTTCTTGAATTCCTTTTTTAAGTATATCTTGAGAACCTTCTTTATCCCATGTGTCGTTTTCTTTAATATACAGGGTTTTTCGTTTTTTATCAGTACAATGAATAGGTCGCTTATTAGTACCTAGTCCCTGTAAACTCTCAATAAAAAGCTTGGAAATCCCTTTAACATATCCACTTTCTACTTGGTTCTCCAAATCCTCAAATGAAACTTGAATTCGTTTTATGAAATCAGAAAAATTGATAGCGTCTTTACAATCCTCGTTTAAAAAAACTTGTAGATTGAATTGATTATTATTATTGGTTGTAGTATTATTATTTCCTATTTTTGGAATCATCTCTTGTATAGTATTATGTAATTTACTAGTTTCTTCACGATGTTCTTGATTTTGAACAACCAATAAATTCATTAATTCTTTATTTTGTGAAAGAATTTCCATCATTGAAGGTTTGTCCTCAGTATCATTTTGCGTGATTGATGCATTAATTTGAGGACATATCTTTTTATGTTTCCATAACCCCGAATGAACCTTATATATTTTACCACATTCGCAATAATATTTTATGGCGTTTTTTGGCGTTTTTTTTCTTTCCAACCTTTCCATATTATGTTTTGCAGTTGTCAAATGCCTGTTATAATCACTCTTTTTACAGCATTTAAAGTCGCATTTTTCACAAATAAATTTTTTGGCGTTTTTTGGCGTTTTAATAATTTCCATATCCTTCCTAATATAGGAAAGGATAAAAAAACGCCAAAATAACACGAATAAAAATCAAAAAAAAATATGCTAACAGAAATAACAGTTTAAATTCACATTCACTGCATTATGCTAAGAACCGTTTTTTCAAAAAAGTCGTTTGAAAAGTATTCTCAGAAAAATGAAAATTGGACAATTATTTTTGTCCACTTTTTGAAAAATCATAGAAGAATCCAAATCGGGTTTTTCCAAATTATTCTATAATTCCAGAATTCTTTGTTATATTTTCCATTACTTTACCGAACGCCGTCTCTCGTGGATCGGTTGGTATCAAATTTCTCTGGATATAGAGACATTTCTCAGAGAATTCGGAATCCATATCCGCATATTCGTCTGCCCTGTTCTCCTTTTCTTTCATAAGAGTTATCATGGTTTTCCTTGTTACTTCCTGAATTCCTTTTTTGAGTATATCTTGAGAACCTTCTTTATCCCATTCATCATTTTCTTTAATATATAGGGTCTTTCGTTTCTTATCAGTACAATGAATAGGTCGTTTATTAGTACCTAGTCCCTGTAAACTCTCAATAAAAAGCTTAGAAATCCCTTTAACATATCCACTTTCTACTTGGTTCTCTATATCTTCAAAGGAAACTTGAATTCGTTTTATGAATTCAGAAAAGTTGATAGCATCTTTACAATCCTCGTTTAGAAAAACTTGTAGGTTAAATTGATTGGTGTTATTGTTTGTAGTATTATTATTTCCTATTTTTGGAATCATCTCTTGTATAGTATTATGTAATTTACTGGTTTCTTCTTTGTGTTCTTGATTTTGAACAACCAGTAAATTCATTAATTCTTTATTTTGTGAAAGAATTTCCATCATAGAATCCATAATAGAAGGTTTTTCTTCTGGGTTCTCAATAAATACAATCGAGTTGTTATTATCATTCTTATTATTATTATTATTATTATGAGAGCATTTACGTTTATGTTCCCATAAACCACGACTATATTTATATTCTTTACCACACACACACGCATGGGTTTTCTGCGATTTTTGCGATTTTTGCGATTTCTGTATCCCATTTATCCGATTTATATGTTTAGCAGTGTTAATATGTTTATTAAAATCACTTTGTTTGCAGCATTTATACTTACAGTTTTCACATACAAATTTTATGGCGACTTTACGCGACTTATTAATATCCGAATTCATCCGTAAATATCCTTGAATTAAGGATAGATAAAAATCGCCTAAATAATACACAATAATTTAATAAAAAAGTTATGCTAATAAAAATAAACACTAAAAACACGATTCACTGCATTATGCTAAGAACCGTTTTTTCAAAAAAGTCGTTTGAAAAGTATTTTCAGAAAAATGAAAATTGGACAATTATTTTTGTCCACTTTTCGAAAAATCATAGAAGAATCCAAATCGGGTTTTTCCAAATTATTCTATAATTCCAGAATTATTTGTTATATTTTCTATTACTTTACTATGATATTATTCAAGTTTTGGTTTTAGATAATTCCTGTAATAGAACAAAGAAAACAAGAATATCAGACCCCATACATAAACGCAAAACAGTATCATAATATTATAATTAAAATACGTTTCAACCGGTGGTTTATATTTAACCAAAACATGATAATGCCCAAACGACAATTGTGCTATCTGTAAAGTGGTTATATATTTTTTTATAAAACGAACTTGATTGATTCTCAATAAACAACCCAAATAATAAGAATACATTATCGTATGGACGAAAGAATTTGCGATACTTGGTATCCAAATAGCATCAACTTTATACACATAAGGTAAATGCCAACAAATGATCGCCCCTATATGATGATATTTTTGAAGGAATATAGGCGATTTACCGTTCAAATATAATAAGAATGTATCGAATAACTCGTAGTATTTTGAGATGTAAAACCAGTAAATAACAGTATCAAAATGCGGATTTTGAAAATAATAATTAGATTGGAATACTATTCCGTCAGTATAAATAATACGCGATAATGATACAAAAGTCCAAGCGCTAAATACAACCAATATTCCATTATGAATAACAGACAATGTATACAATAATGTAGGATTTATCCGTAATTTTTCGGGATATGTTAAATAACCTACAATTGCTAACACTGGTGTTATATGACACGATAATTGGGGTGATAATATATACATACTATCATTAATATAACGAAATGTTTATATCGGTTTTATTTTGAATAACGAGAGGGTATACTGGTTTGACATTGGAAATCGCACACTTAACTAGTAAGAGTTTATGTAAAACCACTGAACATTTGAATCAATGGAACAAAATCTTGTTTTTTTTATAATAATATATATATATATGGTTCGCATCAAAATAAACAAAAGCGATAAAGTTCCTATTCGCTATGTGCCTAGAAATTTAACAAGAAAAGACAAGACAAAACAAATGAAATATTTGAATAAATCAAGAAAAGATTATAAACAAGGAAAGTATTTTATAAGACCAAAAATAAAGAGTTTTAAGAACCGCAAGTCCAATCATACAAGACGGTTACAAGAATTATATAAAGTCAAAAATGCGACACCAAATAAGGAATTGGCAAAAAAAAGCAAATGTAGTATAGATACCTTGAAAAAAATAATTAATAAAGGCGAGGGTGCGTATTTAAGTTCAGGTTCTCGTCCGAACCAAACCCCTCACAGTTGGGGATATGCGCGTTTAGCATCTGCACTTACCGGGGGAAACACAGCAATTGTAGATTTTCACTTATTAGAAAAGGGTTGCGATAAGAATAGTAAATCATTAAAACTTGCGAAATCACTATGTATAAAAAATAATAAATGTAATATAACCAAAAAATAAGATGATAATTCCAGCATTTCAGTAGATGTTTATATATAAAAGTTAAAATATATAAACATAAAAATACTATAAACACATATACAATAAAATAGTATTATGAACGAATCAAAAAACCGTGTTCTAGAAATTAAAAGTGTGCAGGTCTCCCCAATAAGAAATACAATAACAGCACTGAAAGATGTTCTAACAGATGCTTCAATTACATTTACAAAGCAAGGATTAAAAATAATTAATTTTGATAAAACCCATACTATACTAGTGAATGTAATATTATACGCCGACCGGTTTGAACAGTATAGATGTGATCCCGATAAAATTATAGTATGCGCGAATACTTTACATTTATTCAAACTAATTTCTACAATGTCCAATGACGATACATTAACTATTTATATCGACGAAGAAGACTATCATGATGGTGTAGTATCGCATCTGGGATTACAATACGATAATGGAGACATTAAACAACGATACACACAGAAATTAAGACTGATTGAACCAGACCCCGAAGAACTTATAGTGCCTGACGTAACATACCCGATAACAATAAATCTACCAACCACAGATTTCCAGAAAATAATCCGCGATATGAATGGAATATCAGATAGAATCGAGATAAAGTCATCAGGTAATGATTTATCATTTGCTTGTAAAGGAACATTCGCAAGTTCAAATATATTCCGTTCAGAGTCGAATGGGAGCATGGAATTCTCTAAAAAACCAGATATGTCAGTAGTTGTCCAAGGAGAATTCTCATTGAAAAGTCTGGGTCATTTTATAAAATGTACACCATTATGTACAAATCTGGAATTATATCTCGGAAATGATCTACCACTGATCGCAAAATATGATGTAGCAAGTCTGGGTGAGATTAGAATGTGTCTTGCGGACCTTCCAAGATTATAATTTACACCCTTGAATATGTAAAACCAGTTTTTATTATTTATTAATAATAAAAACAAAATATTAACGCTTCTTAAAGCTTGTAGCAGAAGAATGCTTCTTGAACAAGCAACCTTCCTTTGATAAACTAGAAATATCGATCATTGTATTTGGGTCTTGAATAGAACAGTCACTTAACCATACTTTGATAACACAAAAATTCCGCTTAGGTGAGATAGTAATACCAGTCACCTTTTTATTATGAGATTTATTAATGAATAATGTTTCACCACAAACAGAATAAGACAACTCTTTCCAGACAGTGCCGACAACATTATTTAATACTTTAAATGAAAAACAACCACCATCTCGATTTGCCGGGTCCTCCCACATAGGTGTAACACCTTTTCGCATTATAAATAACATGCAATATTTCACTATTTTTTCAGGTATAGATTCATTTATTACAATGGTTCGTTCAACATTATCAATATTGCTCGCAATTATATTATAACTTTTTATATCCCAACTTTTATCGTGTGGTAAATGGAAATATAAATCCCATATACCAAGTAATGGACGTGTTATTTTTTTCGTTGAAGTAATGACATTTGTTTCCATGTCTCTAATAGTATAAGTGTTTTTTTTTTAAATTGATTTCGCTAATCAGTTTTATTATTCCAACTGTGTAACTATTTCAAATCAATACCTATATTCAATTTGCTAAATTTAGGTCTAAAACTTCGTATTTAACATCGGTTAATCTTATATATTGACTACTTCCAATGGTAATATTTTTAATGTCTGAATCCAAAATAGATATCTTATAATCTTTATCAAACACATATGGTTCATTCTGGTAATTTAAACATTTTAACACAAAACAAGGCGAAAATAATTCGTTTCCTGTAATTAAATATTTCTCGTCTAAATTCAACGATATATTCGTTTCCATAGTTGGGTGACTATATTCAATAGATAAGAAACAATTTCGTGTAGGTTTTACATCACAAACCACATCGCATTTACTATCATTATCGTGAGAATCGCATATCAAACGCGATATTATATAATCGTCAGTTAGATTCCTATAATGAAGTAATACCAGATACTCGAGTTCATTATTTTGAATAATAGGTTTAATTACCGAAAAAATGTTTTTATATGTTGAAACCAAATCGGATAACGTGGTTGCTGTTTTGGTTTCATATAAAATAGAATCTACATTCATATACTGTTCTTTATAATTATGGTCCTTATAACATACCTTAAAATAGGAAAATGGTGGTTCTATATAATAAGATAATACCATCTTTTTCAAATAATAGGAGTTCACGTGTATAGTATCAATGTATTTATGAAACGACTCATTATTAATGTATAATTTATTATAATTCACACCAATATGTGTTTTGATATAATTATACAGTAAAAGCAATTGAATACTGACATATACAATATGGTTTGTTAATTGTCCAACAAAATCGTCTACCATATAGGTTTTATAAATAAAAATCTTTAAGTTTATTCATAATTATTATTAATCTGAATCAATACTATTACTGTCTGAATTATCGTCATTATTACATCGCGTTATATCTTTATTACTATCATTTGCACCGGTTTTATCACTAAAGATAATCGCGCTTGTATCAATTGTTGTCATTTTAGAAAGATTATTTGGTGGGTCTATTGATGAAATCTTACTAATCAATGTGTCAATTCTCGCAACTGTTTGAATACAATTAGAATATGTTTCTCTTAAATTTAAAAGACCTTTTTTTGCGTCCAATAAATGACTTTTGTATGTGCTATAAATTTTTGTATCACGTTGATATTCTTCTAATGCTCTAGTAACTATACGGTTAATTTTTTTAATGGTTTCGTCCCTACTATCTTGTCGTATCCATCGTCTTACACTTTCTGGTATGTAACTCGGTTGTTCCAAATTCAAGTAAATACCAGATGTGTATAATTTGGTATTTATCTGTACCTTACTTATCACAATTAAATTAACAACCAATTCATCATCAGCATTCATATTTTTATATTATAGCGAGTTCTTTTTATTATAGTTTTTTGTACGCTTATAATAAATGAAAAATGGCTTATTCATTTTCAGAAGAGATTTAAGAATTTATGATAATAATGCCCTTTATAACGCTTGTAAGGAATGTGATAAAGTATTTTGTTGCTTTATATTTACACCAGAACAAATCACAAATAAAAATGATTTCAAATCAAGTAACGCAATACAATTTATGATCGAAAGTCTAAAAGAACTATCATATGAATTTAATAAACTGAATAGTAAATTATACTTACTTTACGGTGACAATAATAAAGTGATATACGAATTAATTGATAAACTAAACATACAATCATTATATTATAATCGCGACTACACCCCGTATGCGCTTTTAAGAGACCATAAAATAAAGGAACTATGTAATAATAATAATATAAATTGTAGTGAATTTCAAGATTATTATTTATACGAACCAGGCACTATACTAACTGGTAGCAATACATATTATAAGAAATTCACACCATTTTATATGAAGGCATTGAAAATAGAGGTAGATAAACCCATTTACATAAACAAACAGAAATTATCCGTTAAATTCGTCGCACTCAAGTATTCAACATCATTTAACGAGATGTCTATCCACTATAAATTTAATGAAAACACATTGGTAAATGGCGGAAGAACAAATGGCCTCAAACAATTGAAAGAAACGATTAAAACACAGAAGAATTACGACCAAATGCGCAATACGTTGGCTCACAATACAAGTTTATTATCAGCATATATAAAATTTGGTTGTATATCAATAAGAGAGGTGTATTATTTTATTCGCATTAATTTCGGTATTAACAGTGAATTAATGCGTCAATTGGTATGGAGAGATTTTTACGCGCAAGTATTATTCGCATATCCATATGTATTAGACCCTAAAAATAATAAGATAACGTGGAATAAGAATAAGATTTATTTAGAACGATGGTATTTAGGTAAAACTGGTTTTCCTGTAATAGATGCATGCATGAGACAATTAAACGAAACAGGGTGGATGCATAACCGTGGACGATTGATTACAGCGTGTTTTTTTATTAAAACATTACTACTTGATTGGCGAGAAGGTGAAAAATACTTCGCAAAAAACCTAATAGATTATGATGTAGCAAACAATAACGGAAATTGGCAATGGTTATCAGGAACTGGTGTCGACACTATGCCTTATTTCAGAACATTTAATCCGTGGACACAATCTAAGAAATATGACCCAGATGCGTTATTTATAAAAAGATGGATACCAGAATTAAAAGACGTTGATGCGAAAGATATTCATAATTGGAATATAGAATATACTAATACAAAATATGCGTCTGTAAAATACGAACGACCTGTAGTAGATTTTAGCGAACAACGAATTAAATCAATAGAATTATACAAACAGTTTTTATAGAGGATATTTGTTTTAGCAAAACGATGTAAGAATTGAACGAATTGAAATATTATATTTTACTAATATATATATCATGAAACAACAAACCGCGTGGATGCAACATTTACAACAAGTTTACAAGAATGGTAAGCAACAAAACAATGAATATAAGTTCTCAAATGCGATGAAGGATGCAAAAAAGACTTACAAAAACCAACAGCAAGGTGGTAACCAGAACCAGAACCAGAACCAACACCAACAGCAAGGTGGTAATCAGAACCAACAGCAGAACCAGAACCAGAACCAACAGCAAGGTGGTAATCAGAACCAGAACCAGAACAAGAACCAGAACCAAAACCAGAACCAGAACAAGAACCAGAACCAGAACCAGAACCAACAGCAAGGTGGTAACCAGAACAAGAACCAGAACAAGAACCAAAACCAGAACCAACAGCAAGGTGGTAACCAGAACCAGAACCAGAACCAGAACCAGAACCAGAACCAACAACAAGAGCAAGAGCAACAGCAAGGTTACTTCTTTAGTTTGTTCGGTGGAAGAAAGAACAGACAACAGAAAAATAAAAGTAGACAACAAAATAGTAAATCCAAATCAAATAAAAATAAAACACACGGTGGAAGAAAGAACAGACAACAAAACCAGAACCAAAAATCAAGAAAGAACAGACAAACACAGAAAAGAAAGAATTAAACATTTTGACATTATGATGTATTTACTATACGTAATAATGTAATAACACAATCAGATATCAAGCGAAATCACGTTTTTTTCAGATTTTCGTCTTGATGACTTCTTTGGAAGAATCGTATCGTTCATATCTTTCACACTTGAAATACTAACTACAGAATCATTATCTTTTGGGTCGCTTCTAATGTCAACGTTTTTAGTTTTCAGTCCGGATAAAATATCATTGATGTTGGTATTACTTGGACCGGTCATTTCGGGTCTGGACTGGTTATTCACAGATGAATGCGCATCAATATTTACACCAGTTTCCTTGAACATAGTAGAACCGACAGGATTACCATTTGATGTAAAATTCATATTATGTCTTGGCGGAGGTGCTTGGTCGCGAGTTTTAACGGCAGCTGGTGGTGGATTATTTGTTCCAGGTTTATTTTGCTGTAACAGTTCACTTGCGAATGACATACCTGGAGCAGTTTCTTTCATTGAATTAACAGTAGCATCAGTAAACATTCGCATCAACTCGGGTGATTGTTTAATAACATCATTGAACCCGGGTGCGGCGGTAGAGAGCGCCTTATTACTAAAATGAACAACACTCGCACTGAAACCTAAACGTAGCAAAAGACTGAGTTCTGGACTCATTTTACCACCCTTGTATTTATCGTGTAGTTCTTCGAATATTTCATTATAACTATCAACATCCTCTCCTATAGATTCACCCCAGCCATCAAGCGATATTCCAAATGGGTCAAACATAGAATTACCATATTCGATTGTGTTTACCATCGTAATGAGCCAATTTTGTTGAATCTTTACAGAATCGCGTTTACGCTTATCGTCCAAAGCACCCTCATATTCGTCTTCGATTTCATCATAATCAGAATCCAGAGTAAGTTTTGATAGATTTTTAATGATACCCTTTTCGTGCCAATCATCCAAGTGTTTCAACATCATGCGCTTTTTCCTACGCTTCTCTCTATCGGTCATATTATTAGATGATGAAGGTTTACTATCACCTCCCATACCACTTAATTTTGTAAATCCATCCCAAGTCTTACTATGAGTTCCCATAGATTCTGCGGTAGAAGAACCTAGTTTAGAATCATTACCAGTAACAGGTTCCACATTTTTATTTTCATTCACACCAAACATAGATTTCGCAAAACCCCCAAATGAATTATTTGTATCTACCTTTTTTAAATCAGGATTATTACTCGTATGATCCGTATTAATATTAATAGAGGAAAGGTCATTCAACTCTTCTTCAAGTTTATCCAATTCGCCTAAATCAATCTTAGTTTTGGAGGTATCTACTGATTTTTTATCATTCATTAATAACTCCATTCCCTCGCCGAGACTACTCGTTTGTCTCTGAGGTTCACTACCTCCAATTGAAATGTTAATAGGTTCCAAATTGTCAAAATTAATTTCTTCCATAGTCTATTATTATTATATAAAATTTATGTTTAAGTTCTACGCAATATTAATAATATTATGTTTTTTTAAATACCATAGACCTTGCAAAAAAGCATCAGCAAGGTCGTCAATTTTTTTATGTTCTATTACATGCGATTTCCAATGACTGAAAAATGGGTTCTCTAAAATTCGTTTGGTATGAAATACCGCATCCATCTTATGTTGTTTATAATTCGAGTCTACTGTATCGTGTTCTTTCTCAAAACCCTTAAGTTTATTGGAAGATGATAAAAAATCAATGTGTATTGAATCGTGTCTCATAATAAAATACTGGGCGAGCATACCTTGTATTGATTTCATACGATTGGCGATTGGTGATATCTGGTTCTCTATAATAACACATTCAACCTGCGAAAAATCAACTTTATCAAACTCAATTTTGATATTTTTACCAATTGTTATAAGGTCAATATTTGATGCATTACTTTTCGACTTTAAAATTGGTTCCAATGAATGTTTATCAAAGTATTCTAACATTTGTTTAATTATAAATTTCTTCGTGTTTCCTGGTATAATATTAAATGATGAAGCCATTTGTTTTAATTCATCAGTTTTCATTTTATTCAATGAACCACTTTTATGACTCTTTGATGGTATTAACAAATTACAAGTCTTGGCGTGTTTCTCACAAAAATAAAGTTCATTCTTAGTATACTTAGCTTTATTCCCACACGGTTTGATGGTCGATTTGATATCTTTTTTTTTATTACCCTTTATTGTAATATTACAATTACATAAAACCGTATTTTTATTGGCATCGGGCATAAGATTAATAACGTTCCAATCTTTAACCCCAATATTTTCACCAGATATATCGAAAAAACAATAAGCCATATTTTTTATACCGACATCAAAACTAACTAACTTCATTTCCTATATAGATATTACCAAAAGTTTATATATATAAATTTAAATAAAATACTTATAAAGAAATGAATAAATAATAATGATTTAAATCTTAATATAAATAGATTTTATGTAATAATAGCATGAACTGTGGTGTTTATGATTCTAATATAAAAAATACAATTCTGTTCTATATGCAAGTACAAGAAAATACAGAAGATATAATTACGAAATTGAAATCAGTAGATATAAATTTAACATTTATACCAACTTATGGAATAGATATAAAACGAATAATTGCTTCAAATAATAAAGTTATAATTTGCGAGGATGATACGGCAACAATAAACGAATTATATGAAGGAACCAATATATATATAGTTATTGAAATATTCGAAAATAAAATGTATGATAAATTTGTTGATTTCGACAACATTAAATTGGGAATAGATATTTCATATTATGATGTCGAATTAAATAAAAATATTAATTTATTATTAGATTCATCATTTACATCTGAAAACGATGAACAACTTGAGGAAATAATACGTAATGTAAAGTCCGGAAATCGCAAGAGAATTGAACCTGATTTAAACCTAATTATATCGTCAGATGATTCTTATTCAGATGATTCTGAATTAGATGGTATGAATTTTTAATTATTTCGATATATTACGCATATTATGATCTCTAATGATAGTCGCTTTATGTGTCATATATTTACGATAATCCGAATTTGTTTTTATGGACGAGTTTAGTATTAATTTATTATTGTCTAATGCTTCTGGTTGCCAGAATGCCTTTAATTCCTCACCATTATTATTCTTCATCGGTGGAACAATTGGTTCGTGTATTGGTTTTACCAATAATGAAAAAAAACTATATGGTGTAATATTAGAGTTGAAATTTGTGTAATTAGTGCTTGGTATGTAAGACATTTAATATATATATATAATTAAGATTTAATTTGCTAATAAAATATCAATAATAGATGCTTTCGTCATAGCATCATCAACTGTAATCTGTTTCTCTGTAGCAATTTGCTTCAGTTGCACAAGTTTAAGTTTTCTTAAAGCACTTTTACTTAAATTACTTACATTAATGTCACTTTCGGTATCATTATAAATCTCATTTATATCGCTTTCTCCTATCACCTTATTAACACTCAATAAACCTCCAGCATCTAATTCAACAGGCATCGTCTCATCTTCATCTATAAATTCAGAAACGACTAAAGGTTCATCCGTTTGAGGTGGTAATTGTATAACTTGTTCGCCTAAGTCTATCACTCTTATACTATCACTGGTAACAATATTGGGAATAGTTATCTTCTCGCTATATAAAATATTAGTTTCATCCTCACCAGAATCTTCATCGGAATCATCTTCATCGGAATCGTTTTCATCGGAATCGTTTTCATCGGAATCGTTTTCATCGGAATCGTTTTCATCAGAATCGTTTTCATCAGAATCGTTTTCATCGGAACCATAATGATTATTATTTATACCATTATTTATGCCATTATTAACGACATCGTCTAAAGTGTCATATGCAACTTGTTCCAATGGACTAGAAACTCCAGGTTGTTCTACATAAGCAGCTCGTTTAAAGTCCAATACTTCCTTTGCTAAATTTTGAACAATATCAAACATTGTATCGCATTTAGTTTCCATATTTTCCATCCGTTTTTTGAAATGATATACCAGGGTTATAATCAAAGCAAAAGTAATACCTAAACTTAAAAAGAAGAAAGTCTCAATGAATTTAAAAGATTGCATTTTAAATATTTATATAATAAATTTAACCACTCCAAACGAAAAGATTCTAATAAAAGTATATGAATATATTATACAATGAGCACAATAACAACTTTAACAGAATATGAAGTTAATAATCAAGAATTACCCCAATTCAATAAACCTGATATACCATCATCAGTTTTTGGATTTAAAAACATTATTATTATAATTTTAGTAATATTACTGGCGTTCTCGTTAATCGGTATAAATTTAATTCAATCTATGAGTGGTATAGTAGATTATATAGGAGATATACTTCGTCAGTTAATTGGAAGTTTTTTATCAGCTTTTGCTTACATAACAGGGGTAACATTAAACACAACAACAGATGTGATAGGAGACACTGCTAAAACTGGAATAGATATAGCAGAAGATACACTCCAAAGTGTAGGTAATATATTAATAGACGCAAGTAAAAGAGACCATAAAACCGAGATATCCGAAAAAATAGAATCCCCAAGTGGTGGTGAACCCAAATATGAACCAGAACCAGATTCAAGTGAAACCAGTATACAAAATGCAATAACGGCCAAGAAAACCAATTGGTGTTTAGTAGGAGACCAAAACCAAAGACGGTCTTGCGCATCTGTCCAAGATGCAGACAAGTGCATGTCAGGTAATATTTTTCCCACACACGAAAGTTGTTTGAACCCAAATCTTATAACAAATGTGTTACCAGACAAACAACGTGTAACTTTAGTAAATTAGAGCAAGGGTGTAAAAGAAATATTAGGCAAAATAAAATGTTTGATAAGTATAATCATAGTTATCAAATGTATGCGCTGCGACAAAATTCGATTATGTTCAAATTTAAAAAGATAAATGTTTGTTTGGATGATGATTGGATATTATGTGAATTTAATAATAACACGAACACAAATACAATTCATCAAAATGTTGTTTATAAAAACCCAAATATATACGAATCTTTTATAAAATTTAAATACGAACCAATTAACAAAAATACTATATGTAAAAAGATAAATATAGACGAACCTATCACAAAATTTAAACCGACGAAGAATTCAATCCTCCCTTCAGGGAAAGTGGATTTATATTCTTCTCGGTCAATGACCGATAAACCAGTGAATGATAATAACACAAATAATTTCCTGACTAATAATAGTGTGTGGTTTTACTCTTTATACAAAAAGTTTATGAATATTATAGAAGAAGTTGATATATTGAAAAAAATTTTATTATTCAATGAAAAACTACCACCTAGTATTAGTATTTAGTTTTGTGCAGTTCCGGTTATTGTAAAGTCCGTGTGCGTTAGTGTGTTATAAACGGAACCACCACTCACTAATCCTATTTTATTTATATTAGTTTTAAAATCAATATTATTAGACGTTAGATTCATATAGACAGATGATACATACGATTCTGCTCCCATATAAGTTAAATACTCATTTGTATCTTGTTTTTCAATTTCAAATTTAAGTTGTATTTCATAATAAGAAAGTGGTTCTATCCTTAATGTTGTCTCGAATGGTAAGATACCCATATACCGAAGGGCATTAAAATTACCAGAATTATCCAAAACATAATTCATAGAAATATCATTAAATGTGTTAGAAATGGTAGGTGTAGAAAGGACGTTCCCTGTGTGGTCGAGTATTTGAACATCTATATTACTGATAAATGTATGATTTGATGATGTATCTATAACGAGTTCCCCTGAAATATCACCAGCAACATATAATCCAATAGGAATATTCATATTGAATAGATAATCTTTATTAACTTGTTCACTATCAATATTATCAATATTATGAAATATACGCACTAACGTTGTCCAATAACTGGATGGTGATTGGATATTAGTTCCTGTATTAAAATCCCATGCATCTAGAGAACCTATATTTGGAATTCCCAGTTGTTGTGCGTTCATAGTGTATCCGTATAATGGCACTTCTGGGCGATACTGTATGGTAAATGATGGTCCAGGAATTCCTGCCGCACTACTAGTTGTTGGTAAATAAAGGTCGCCAGGACACGTTGCTACACCGAAAGTAGTTGATGAACCATCTGCGTTTTCCACAATTCTGTTACTCGTCCGTCCAATATTTTCCATAGTCTGTTTATATTGCTGTGCTCGTGTTAATTTTCCCTGAACGGTGGAGGTTTTATTATATTGAAGAATTTCTGCCTTTCTACGTTCATATATTCGTTGAGTTGTAATTGAATTACCAGAAGCATCCTTTTTTGTTTGTCCGTTTATATCTGTATACGGGTTCTCAATTTCTAAACGTATAGGTGCCTTACGATTATTTAATATTTTGCGCCTTCTCGCTAATAATTCACATAATGTTTCGGACATAATAATATATACAAAACGTATATTATTATGATTTTATCATACTTATTAATATGAAGGTTTCGTATACCAAGAACCAGAAAGATAGTCGGCACTACCAATTTCTTGATTTTCCTCTGGGTTACTTAAATCTGGACTGGACATAACAATATTACTTATTTGGAACACACTTAATGCACTATCGAAATATCTCAGGTTCGATATACCTCCATTATAACCGTGATAACCGATAAAAACGTCACCATAATTTTGTTCTGGTATTTCTGTAAATGGCACACGTGTAGTAATGGTTCCATTCACATAAACATCGATAATCTTGTTTTGTAGACGGATTGCTAAATGAAACCAACGTTTAATTGGTAAATCCATAATCGGGATAATGCTTTCGCTACTACCGATTGAATCTATTTTAATGTTCAACTGTAAACTACGGGAGTCTACAGAAACATCAGTTACATAAAGACCCGGACAATTTTTCAATGCGTAATTGGGGTTGGTATCGTCATTCCGGGCAGTGGTCTCCGTATGTGTCTGAGGTTCAGAACCCTTATTATATATATGATATACGTTGTTTGACACATTAGGAAGTCCATCAAGTTTCAACCAACACGACCAAGTGAATTCAATTCCTTTATCCTCGTTGTTTGACCTATATATAGGTTTACCGCCATCTAACTTTGGGTCCTGTCGAATTTGTTTTTTTACAGTTGTAGCATATTTACCCTTGAAAATATATGGTGACTTATCTGTGGTAGCAAACCAACTTATTAGATATATCCCTAAATTCATTAATAGAAAGAAGGCAATGAGGACAACTATTAAAAATACAAATTTTGCTACTAAACTATTGGTGTCTAAAAAAGCAGATCCGACGTCAGCAACACTACTGGACGAATATTCACTGACCATATCATTCAATCCTTCCTTAGCATTTGAAACACTATCACCCATATTAGTCACCATACTACTCGCCCTTTCCTGAACGTTTGAGAATGATTCATTATTAGATAATTGTTCTCCAATTGGTTTATTAAAATCCATTCTATATATTTATATACGATAAATAAATATATAAGTTATACATTACCATAGTGCTACTTTGGAACTCTCAACTCCATCTTTCAAAATAGAAAGATTTACATTCATATTACTTGCTGCTTTTGTAAGTCCATTTACTCCATTACCCTTCATATATAAGTCCCACATACCCTTGGGGTCCATAGGATACGTACGACGTTTGTGTTCGGCTATCATTAATGTATCTTTCATTGCGTTTTCTTTACCGAATTCAATTCCGTTAATAGCGGTTCCGTCAGGAGCACTGGGTGTAATACCAGTTGATTCTAACCCAATCGATTTCACCATTTTACCATCAATATAACCATCAAACTTATTACCATCTACAACTAATCCAACATGAACCCATTTTTGTATTGGGAAATTTTTAGTTAGTGTTATCTCAGAGTAGTTGTCGGTAGCAGTTACATCTTGACCAGCCGTGTCAGCAAAGCGAACTGTCAAAGTAGCATCTTGGCCCAAGTAAAGTCCGAGTTCATCTTTTCGCGCGAAAATTCTTGATTTTTCTTCTGTCCACGCAGTCGGTGTTTTCCATTGCTGTACATAAATCCAAATACCATATGAAAAGTTAGATGCATTTGGTTTGGATACATTCTCTTTTTCAACATCCACCGCATCCTTTAAGTACGCCTGACTTAATAGTTTCTGCTCTCCATCAAAGTAACTTTGAAATAACATGTAAATAATCAATACAACTAGAACAGTTCCTAAAATTATTGTTGTGTTACTCATTCTATATTTTTACATTATATTATTAATTGGTGGATTTTGTCCGTTTAATACATTATAAATATTCACAATTTGATATTTAGTTAAGGGTTTTTTATAATACTTAATATTACAGATTGCGCCATCCAAATCATCATTACTTCCATACATAAAAACATCTGTGTCTTTTATATCTAAACCATTACTAACAGTATCAGACTTAACTAAATCGCCATTTATAAATATATCCACAGTATTTCCATTATAATTGAATACAATATTATTCCACTTTTGCGATTCAATATTTACTTCAAATGAATTATTATCACCATTTAGTTTAAGTTTCAACTTATTTTTACCATTCTCCACACCCGTGTAACTTATGCTTGGATGAACACTTGTATGATCACCATAAGAAAAGAACTCTAAATTGCACGAATCTGGTATACTCGGTTCTGATATACTCGCATCTTGCTGATTCAAGTAAACCCACATAGATAGGGTAAATGTATTTTTACCACTTTCAAATGCTTTTTTTTTGACGAGGTCTTTATCAAGGTCGGGGTTATGACCATAAACATCTTTAATAATTGTAAAATCAATTTGTCGTTTATCAACAAACCCTTTACGTGAGTCTAAAAAATTGGCTTCGTTCATTATAGGAAAAGCACTACCTTTGATTGGTGATGATAATAGAGAGGGTAATACCATATACCCGATTATCAACAGTGCTTCAATTCCTAGTAATATATATGTAATATTAGAGGTTATCGCAAATTGACCTTTCATATACTCCATAAAATCGTCTACCAAACACGGTATATATAGAATAAAATTTAAAATGAAACCAGGCCATCCATCAAGATTTGTAATATGTCTCTTTAGTGACCGATACAATAATAAAGCAGGAATCAAAGCTAGTAAAATATAGATAGTATTTTCAGCATATTTGGTCTCATATACACCGCTTTTTTTTATTATATAATATAATATGACGAGAGAAGCAAGTATACTAGACCCAATAAATACAATACGTTTATATTCGCTTGCTACAAATTTAAAAATATAGAAACATGATAAGATTATAAATAGAGCGATTGAAGCATAATAGGAACCTTGATTTTTTAATGTTTGTGCGGATGATGCCTTGTTATATAATTCTGTATGTTTATCACCATTCGCATCCGTCCAGGTATATTCGTCACCACCCGGTATAAAATGTATTATTAACGAGAAGAACAAAATTATAAAAATTAAAACAATATATTTTAAAGGATTACTTACAAACGTTTTTTGTATATAATAACCAAATAATTTGACATTACCCATAGGACTGGTTTTATTCTTTGTATTATTCATTGGTATAATATATATATATATTAGAACTATAAAATTCCAAAGGTGTATACTTGTAAATCAACTAAAAATTAAAGGTTCTCCATAGCAGTTTTTTCTCCGTGACAGTCTCGACACAACGCCACTAAATTATCGACGTGATTACTTCCACCGTGTTCCAAACGAACGGTATGGTCTACTTCAAACCAAGCGGGTAACTGTTTCTGGCAGTTACCACAATGCCAATTTTGTTTTGCTGCGACAAACTTCTTTTTCGTTTCACTAACCGACCGCTTTGTCGTTTGTTTCCCCGAATTCATAATACGTTTTTCACTGGACCCCCCCTGCATCATATTAATATTATTATTCATCGAATTATTATTCCCACCACGACTAAAATCATATTTACTAGTAAAGTCTAAAATAGGAGAAATAAAACTAGATGTATCTTTATCAACAGGTAAGTATTTGAGATATTCATTCGATGCGATAATCATAGTTTTTGCACGTTCCGGATTTCTACGAAATAACCAACATAACATATAACCGATAAATGCAACACCAAACATTTGAAAGTATTTTTTCCATGATATTATAAGTTGAATATACTTACCATCGGTGTACATATTTGCTATTATGAACCCAACTATGAGAAATATAACTATTTCAAAACGCATATAGGTTTATATATAACTATACAGATTTTATGAATCGTGTGAGTAAATATATATCAATAACACAGAGATTAATGATAATGAAATGTAAATATGATGTTTTTTAATACATAGTTTCTCCATCATTATAATGGGCGCTGCTTTATAGTGTTCGAAATAACGGTCGTCTGCTTCTAGAAGAGTTATTTCCTCTTTTCCTATTGTGACATTTATTTTATTATGTATAAAATGTATCCATCTAACAAGAGATTCGCGACTATCCAGATACGGTGTTACAGGATACTTATTAATCAATTCACTAAATCTATTACTCATTGTTCCAATAGGTAAAAAAATAGGAAAATTTTGTATTAAATCATAATATTTTCGCTTAGTTGCTTTATTTGGAGATTCGGGATATATTTGTGCTATAGTATGAAGGAAGAACCAATAATGAGGTCCCCAAACTGCCGGATCAAATTTCATATGAAAAGTATATAGAACTATCTTATAATATTAATAGAGGTATATCGCATAATGAGTAAAAAGAATAGTGGTAATTATTGTAATAACTGTGGGAAAACAGGTCATATGTATCATAATTGTAAAATACCAATTACAAGTTTGGGTGTTATAGCATTCCGTAGTAACAAAGGTGTAATTGAGTATTTGATGATACGTCGTAAAGAAACACTCGGTTATATAGATTTTATGAGAGGAAAGTATCAATTGAATGACCAAGAATATATCATAAACATGCTTAAACAAATGACGAATGATGAGAAGAATAGTATTATGGAGTATGGTTTTGACGAACTCTGGAAAAATATATGGGGTGACGAAGGTTATAATAATAAATATAAGATGGAAGAAACCACATCCAAATGTAAGTTTAATGCGTTAAAACAAGGTGGTCCGGGATTAGATTTCTCATTGAAAGAGTTAATTAAAGAAACAGAGGATAAATGGTTAGAACCTGAATGGGGATTCCCGAAAGGACGAAGAAATTACCAAGAGAAGGATTATGAATGCGCATTACGCGAATTCTGTGAAGAAACTGGATATAATATAAACATTATTGAACCAATGATAAATATAATGCCATATGAGGAGATATTTACTGGGTCTAATTATAAGTCTTATAAACATAAGTATTTTTTGATGTATATGAAACCTTCCGATACAAAAGATACTGATTGTTACCAGAAATCAGAAGTGAGTAAAATGGAATGGATGTCGTTAGATAAATGCTTATCCAATATCAGGGATTATAATTTAGAAAAAAAAGACATCATAAACAAGGTTGATATTTGTTTGAGTAAATTAATGCTTTATAGGTTATAATCTTGTATATTATATCGTAATATAATATAAAATAATGTCACCCAAAACTAAAAAAAAATGTGATTATGATAAACAACCGGAATGTATAGAATGTCCTTGTGGTAGTACATACGAATTAAAAGGAAGGGGCGAGTTCAATCATTTCAATACAAAAAAGCATCTAGCATATGAAGCACAATACGGAAAAGTTGAACCAAAAATGAAAAAAAATGAGAATAATAAAAGGAAAACCGTAAAGAAACAAAATACCCTCTTTAAACCAATTGATATTCATAAAAATACAATTATCCAAGATGAAGTAAATAAACTACTGGAAATGCCAAAAGAAACAATAGAAAAAAAACAAGGCATTCTATCAAATGTAGTAAAAAAGCAAAAGGTACACATCGAACCCAGTAATACTAATACTTGTCCATTAACGAATAGTAATAAAATATTTATAAATCATAATGGTTTTTATCAAAAAAGTGGTGTTAAATTTTCATTATCCACACCTAGTAAAGAAAGGGGTGTTAAAGTAGACGCTGAACATTTATATAAATACGATGACCATTATTTTATAAAAGCATTTTGGATCCTACAAAAGGAAAATGAATATAATAATGATTTTTTTACAAAAGGCACTGTCGATAAATTTCATAAATTTCAGAAAGAAGAACATCCAGCAATAGAATTTTTAAAGGATAGACTCAGTAGAGTTAAAAACAAAAAGTATATAACGGAAGATGGAAAAAAACAAGATATTACAGATACATTCATTGGAAAATTAAATTTTACTAATAAAGACTGGGAACCATTATTAACAGAATGTAGACACAGAAGCGTGCAAGAAAATAACACGAAAAATAAACGCGTTGAAAACTTACACGATACTGATACTGATACTGATACTGAAGACATAAACGGAGCACACCCAGGAAAAAAAATATTGATGCGACATGTAAAAATAACAAAAGAAGAACAAAATAAAAACGAGGATACGTCATCCAGTAGCGAAGATGATGATGAATTGAAAAATAATGACACACCAAGTAGCGCAGATATTAAAGATGTAGAAAACTTTTTATATCCAGAATTAGACGACCCCGAGTTTAACACAAAGTTACTAGAACACATAGAGTTCAATACCAAAACAACAAATAGTGATGAAAGTAAAAAGACATTGGATGAAATACAGGAAGATATGAAGTCATCAGATTTTATACTGAGTCCACATCAAGTATTCGTTAAAAACTTCCTCTCACAATATACTCCTTATAATGGATTATTCCTATTTCATGGTCTTGGAACGGGTAAGACTTGTTCAGCAATAGGAATATCAGAGGAAATGCGAAATTATATTAAACAAACAGGAAATACCAAAAGGAAAAAAATTATAATAGTTGCATCACCTAACGTTCAAGATAATTTCAAAAAACAATTATTCGATGAGTCCAAATTAACGAAGTCCAATAGTGGAGATTGGAATATAGATGGTTGTTTGGGAAATTCGATGTTGAACGAGATAAATCCAACCGAAATAAAGAATATGAAACGAGAAGATGTAATTATAAACATAAACACAATCATATCATCTTATTATGCGTTTTACGGTTATACAAAATTCGGAAATTTGGTAAAAGAAATCACGGAATATAAACGTACTGGTACTGGTGATAAATTAGAGGCACTAAAAAAAAAATTCAAAATTAGAAGATTAAAAGAGGAATTCAGTGATCGTCTTATAATTATTGATGAGGCGCATAATATACGAGATATCACAGACACAGATGATACCGGAGATCGTGATATATATAATCAATTGAAAGACATAGCAAAATATTCAGAGAACATGAAATTATTATTACTATCTGGCACGCCGATGTATAACAGTAATAAAGAGATAATTTGGATAGCGAATATTCTGAATTTAAATGATGGCAGAGGTACAATAAAAACAAGTGATGTATTCGACTCTAATGGAAAATTAAAAGATAAAGAATTCCTTATAAAAAAACTGAGAGGATACATTTCTTATGTTAAAGGGGAGAACCCGTATACTTTTCCTCTACGATTGAAGTGTGAAGAGAATGAATCGTTCATAGAACCTTCAAAACAAATGAATGGAATGGAAATGCCAACTAATTCATATGAATTAGTGAAAAATATGTCGGTGTGTTACACAAAACTTAGAGACGAATCCGTCCAGAAGAAAGCATACGATAAATTAATGGAAATAGTCCGCCCGGAATTGTCTGGACAAACATCATTTGGTTATACTGCGTTACAACGTCCGGTTGAAGCATTAAATATAGTATATGGTAAACCCGAACGCATAGATGATATGGTTATAGGAATGACTAATGATGAACAAAAAGTAATAATCAACTCGATGTTGGGTGAGCGGGGTTTATCTAATATAATGAAATATGAGGAAAAAACAATAGACGGTGAAAAAACAAAAGCAAGTTATAAATACCTGGATAGTTCAAATAGAATATTCGATGCGGAGAACCTAAAGAATCATAGTGCAAAAATAAGTAAAATATGCGAAACTATAAAAAAGTCGGAAGGTATTATTATGGTATACTCACAATATATAGATGGAGGTGTTATTCCGGTTGCTCTGGCATTGGAATCAATGGGATTCAAACGCCGTGTTGGAAAGACGGTTAAAAATCTGTTCCATGAAGATGAAATAGTAAAAGATAACGAACAAAAATTTACTACAAAAGAAGAAAATGGTGAATCCAAATCATATACTCCTCATTATATAATGCTTACAGGAGACGACCGTTATTCACCAGATAACGTTACTGATTTAAAAAATCTAAACAGTGTGAATAATAAAAACGGTGAGAAAATTAAAGTTGTGATAATTTCCCGTGCTGCTGGAGAGGGGGTAGATTTTCGTAACTTAAGACAGGTGCATATACTGGAACCTTGGTTTAATTTAAGTCGCACAGAACAGATTATTGGACGTGCGATTCGTAATAAAAGTCACTTCGATTTACCATTTAATAGACGAAATGTGGAAATATTTTTACACGCAACGGTAACAGATAATGATACAGAAAGTGCGGACCTATATTTATATCGTCATTCATCGAAAAAAGCTAAATCTATCGGCGAAATAACCAAATTAATAAAGAGTGAAGCGATTGATTGTGCTCTAGAATTTGGAAATTATAGCGATTTAAACGCCAGATTGAAAATAGACGATAATGCCACAATACAAATGACACGTTCATCCGACCCAGAAGGAGACCCTTTTATAATAAATACAACCGAAATTAAAAATAATACATATTTCGATTTTACATCAATATGTGACTATGGTAACTGTACGGAATTAACTTGTAGTGGTAAAAAACCATCAGATGACAAAATACATTCAGTTACATATAATACAGAACATGCAAAAGGTAATATACAAAATATATTAAGACAAATCAGACTTGAATTCGAACGAGCACCAATGGGATTATTCTATTTTAAAAACGATGATTTATATAATATAATCAATGTTCGTGGGATATACACACGCGAACAATTTGATATGGCAATATTAAGTCTACTAGAAGATAACACTGAAATACTAATGGATAGATATAAACGTAAAGGTAAATTAATAAGTAAAGGTGATTATTACTATTTTCAACCATTTGGTATAACCGATATAAATGCTTCTATATTCGAACGTTCTGTGAAGGTTTTAGATATTCCATCGAAACTATCAATTCCTATTCCTCATAGTCAAACAGAAACTATTATCAACAATGGTGATACAATCTATAATAATATGAAGATGAGTTACGAAGATGTATTTGAAAATGATACGAAACACGTAAATAGAGATAAACGTGATTGGTTTGATGCCTTAAAATATATAAAAGAACACTTATTAAATGATGTTAAAATAGATGAAAATGTATTACAAAAATATACGGTGTATCACTTGTTAGATACATTGAATTCTGACGATATTATAAAACTATTGAATTCGGACTTATATTCACAAATAATAACAACAACAGATGATAATTTTAATAAATATGTAAAGCAATATTTCGATTTACGGACACTATACGGTGATAATGATAGGGAATATATATATATATTAAAATCTGTTGAAAACGATGGTACAGATACAACGAATAAACCCCTTTTTTTAATGAAAAATGATGGTAAATGGAGTAATGATGAAATCGATATCGTAATAGCAAAAGAGTTGAATCAGGAATTAGCATTAGAAATATCATTGACATTAAAAGAACGTCCTATAGATAATATATTTGGTTTGATTAATTCGAAATTTAAACGTGGAATAGAGGTGCGAGAATTTAAAGTTCGCGAAAAGGATGTATCAAAGAATAAAGTTGGTTCCATTGTGCGTGGAACGTTTGATAAAAACGAACAACTTATAAATGAATTTACAAAAGACCTTAAAATAAAATATAGGAGCATAGCAACAAAGAATAATAAAGAACATAAGATACTTAATATCAGTAAAAAAGAGGAAGATGGTAATATTATAATTACATTCTTAGGTAGTAATGATCAGGCATCTATTACAGGTGCTTTACCTACACTGATAGAAATATTAGTAAGACATAGAAATGATACACATAATGATACTGTATCGTTTTTAAACATCGAAAGTTTTGACTTTTTTAGAAAATATAAAGAAAAGTCTGCTATAAAAAACTGGTAAAATTGAAAGATTCTAATTTAACTTATCTATATAAAATATACAGCTTATATAGATACAATGACTGACAAACAAGAACAGAAAATTTTTGGAGTTTATACACAGGGATTACTAACGAAAAAGATACATCTGAATATAAGAGAAATCGGGAAGAATATAAAAAAAATTTTAGAAGAAAGGGTTTCTGATATTTATCAAGGAAAATGCATAGACGAAGGTTTTATTAAACCAGGTTCTATATCTTTGATGACGTATTCGTCAGGTATTGTAAATGCGGATTATGTAGAATTTCAGGTTATATTTGATTGTATGATATGTAACCCAGTAGAAGGTATGTTAGTTGAGTGTAAAACCAAAACAATAACCAAAGCGGGTATACACGCAGTTCATACAGATAAAGATGGTGTATCACCACTTACCGTATTTATTGCACGAGACCATCATAATACAAATGCTTATTTCAATAGTATAAAAGAAGACACCGATATAATTGTTAAAATAATAGGTGTCAGATACGAATTGGATGATGAATATATATGCGCAATTGCGTCTTTACCTTCAAAAACCATTCAACGCGTGGAAAAGAAGATTAAACTTAAGATTGCAAAATAGACAATTATAATAAAATGTATATAAAACCTTTTCGTGTATGTAATTAAATGACAAGTGTTCAGGAACTGAAAAAACTGAAAGAACATATCGAGAAAATGGATAAAAATCATCAAATAGACATATTAAAAATTCTAAGAGATAGTAATAAGGCGATTTTAAACGAAAATAAAAGTGGCGTATATGTTAATCTCACTTATTGTCAACAGGATATAATAGATGAAATCGTTAAATACTTAGATTATACGAATGAACAAGATCAAGTTTTGAAAACAATAGAACAAGAAAAAGATAATGTTAAAACCGAATTTTTCAATAATTTATCAACAATTTAGAATAATACTATCAATATATCTATATAATTGTATTGATAGCATGAATATAAGTGCGATAGTAGGAATAAATAAATATAATGGTATTGGAAACAAAGGGTCCATGCCTTGGTATTTTCCTGAAGACCTGAAATATTTTCAACATATAACAAAAACTACAATGGATAAACAGAAAAAAAATGCAATTTTAATGGGAAGGAATACTATGAATAGTCTTCCTAGGTTCCCACTCGGAGGTAGGATAAATGTATGTATTTCCACCACAGTTACATATCATGCGGATAAATCTATATTATTCTATACGTCATTTGATGATGCTATAACGGACTTAATGTCGCGCGGGGATGAAGTGGAAAATATATTTATAATAGGCGGTTCAATGTTATATAAAGCGTGTCTGGAACATAAAGATTTCAAATATCTTTATTTGAATGAACTGAATGATACTTCAGAGTGTGATACATTTTTTCCTGCGATTAATCAAGATGATTATAAACACATCGCACGAAAACATATCAGTCCCGACGTCATAACAAATATTTATGAAAAAATATAAAACACTTAAATACTTAAAGCGTTCTATTTATTATATTAAGAGAATGACTATCATACACGATATATTCGTTGGTGATTCTATTACCACAGAACGCATATGTGAAATAAAAAATATTATGTATACAGTAGATAAATATAATACATATAGGTCGGGATATCGCGAAGATACTGAAAACACCATAGTTAATGAAAAAGTAGAATTAACAGAATTAACAGATATAGCAGATGAGTCTATAGTTCCTGAAAGTAGAGACCATTTATTTTGGTGCTGTTATATTGGTCATTATGGACTTGAAAAGTACAATAGTCTAAAGCATAGAGCAGGAAATGCTGGAATGGAAGAAAAACAAAGAATTTCCGAACATTTCAAAAAAGCACCCAATATGTTAAAAAATATTAACCAGAAAATGACTAAGGACCGGAGTCAAGAAATTATATCCGAAATTATGGTCAATGATAAGGTAAGTTTAAACGCATTACCTGCTTTCGCTCTATATTATAAGATGCGAATTCTTATCATTAAAGAAGACCGGTTATATATGGACATATCAAGTAGTGATGAAAATTATGATAAAACGATTTTAATCAGAAAGATAAATGATAAAACATACGGCGTTGATTTGAATACGAACCATGCTAAGATCGCTCAAATTGAAAAAGATTGTATATTATTATTCAATCACCAAAAACCATTAAAAGCGATTTCAAACTTTAAAACAGACGAACTGAAAGTATTAGCTGATAAGGTTAATATAGAGATAGAACCAAAAACAACGAAGACAGAATTATACGGACTCATTTCTAGAAAGTGTATTTGGTAAAAATTGAATAATAAATATAAATAATATATATAATATATATTACTTATAATGGATAAATCAAATAACTCATCACCAAAAGAGCAGATGGACCTAATAATCAAAAACTATTTAGCGAGTAATCCTATTGCACGAGCAGATGGTAAAGTCAATGAGGTAGAGGTTAGATTTGGAACCAATCGTCGTAAGCATAAACAATTCACAAAAATAGATTATGATAATGTTGTTAAGAAACTATATGCTTCTGGGTTCAAATGCAGCAATATTGACGGTTCACATAGTTTACGTATATTTCACGAACGTACTGATAATGGTAAGAGGCGAATGTCTAATATCCGTGCAGAGATAAATGGAATCGACCTGATACAAGAGTATTGTAAAACGAATAGTATACAGAGTTTACTAGACTTACCATCAACCACATATGATAAAATTATATTTAACCAGAAATCTGACGTGCAGTTGGATGACGGAACATATTTGAAATATGCGGACTTTGAAGATTTCAATATGCGTGTTGCTTATCAACTGGAACAAGTGTATACTGCTCGTTCTCCATTAATACGTAGTATAATAAGTAAATGGAATGATACTAAAAAAACATTTCGCTATATGAACCGTATCCGAATGTCGCACGACGATTTACCAGTATTTGCTGATATAAGTATCGTTCAAAAATCGTCGACTTCAAATGGTATAACCATAAAAAAATATACGGTTCAGGATGCGAATTTATTCGATAACCCAGAAGCATATGAGATTGAAATGGAATTGGATAATAACCGTATAGGGATTGGAACTGAATATAATGATATTAAAAGTATTACCGACGTCATTCGTAAATTCACAAGAATTATAATGAGTGGGTTACAAGGAACAAATTATCCAATTTCATATCCAGAACAGTTTAATGTTCAACAAGAATATATGAAATTATTACACGGTGATGATTATCAACCTAGGAAGATGCGACCTCGTGACTTTACTGGTCCATCGTCATATACACTACAGATTCCAAATATAATGGAACCAAGTGAAGACATAAATACACCAAATATAAGAAATGACTATACAGTAACCGATAAGGCAGATGGTGATAGGTGTTTGATGTTTGTGAATAGTGAAGGTAAAATATATCTAATAAATACGAATTTATCTATAATATTTACTGGTTCTACTACGAAAGTCAAAGAATTATTTAATAGTATAATTGATGGAGAACATATAAAACAAGACAAGCACGACACTGCTGTAAATCTATATGCTGGTTTCGATATATACTGTATAAATAAAAAGAGCACACGTGCCTTAGAATTTTACCCCGTTCCTACATCAATTGACGAAGATGACGGTAATAAAAAACCAAAGGTCTATAGGATTCAATTACTAAAGAAACTGATATCAGAATTAAACCCTATTTCGGTTGTAAAAAATAGGTCTTGTGACATCTCAATCACCTGTAAAAAATTCTATGCTACATCAAATACAACAAGCATTTTCAATTGTTGTTCGAAAATATTGGGCGATATAGGTGATGGATTATATGAGTATAATACAGACGGACTTATATTTACACCTGCTAGACTTGCTGTAGGAAGTTCTGAAATAGGAAATCCGGGTCCCATTGCAAAATCAACTTGGTCGCATTCATTTAAATGGAAACCTTCCCAATATAATACAATTGATTTTCTTGTAACTATAAAAAAGGATAAAACGGGCAAGGATAATATACATAATATATTTCAAGATGGAACAAATACAGAAACTAATGGAATATTAACACAATATAAAACACTTGTATTACGATGTGGTTATGATGAGAAGATACACGGTTTTATAAACCCTTGTGAGGATATGATACAAAACCGACTACCAAACGCAAATGATGTGGATAAAGATGATGGATATAAGGCAGTTCCGTTTCAACCAACAAATCCATATGACACCAATGCTTGTTATTGTAATATCATTTTGAAAAGCGATGGTTCTAACGATTTATTGATGTTCACTGAGGAAGGAGAGTATTTTGAAGAAGATATGATTGTAGAATTTAGCTATGATATTACAAAGAGTGATGGATGGAAATGGACACCACTAAGGGTCCGATATGATAAAACAACTGAACTCAGGAGTGGTCAGCGGAATTACGGAAATGCATACCATGTAGCTAATAGTAACTGGCAATCAATACATCAACCGATAGGTCCGGAGATGATTTCATCAGGTAATAATATACCCGATTATATAGAAGAATTCGGTGAAGAAGAAAATGGTGAAGCAAATGAAGGGGTTTATTATAATCGCCGCGATGTGAATGATAAAAGGACAAAATCTATGAGAGATTTCCATAATTTATATGTTAAAAATAAGTTGATTCGTTCTGTATCAAATCGGAATGATACACTAATTGATTATGCTGTTGGTAAGGGGGGCGATTTACCAAAATGGATTTATTCGAACCTCGGGTTTGTATTTGGAATAGACATTTCCAAGGATAATATTCAGAATAGAATGGATGGTGCGTGTGCCAGATATTTGAAATACCGTAAGACGCATAAAGTAATGCCGGACGCACTCTTTGTAAATGGAAATAGTGGGGAGTTGATTCGTTCTGGTGATGCATTACTTTCTGATAAAGAAAAGGAAATTACAAAAGCGATATTCGGTAAGGGTCCCAAGGATGCCACACTATTGGGAGCGGGTGTATATAAACACTACGGTGTCGTTAGCGATGGGTTTCATATAAGTTCTTGTCAATTTGCCTTACATTATTTCTTCGAAAATAGAGCAACTATTCATAGATTTGTTCGTAATCTTGCGGAATGCACTCGTCTCAATGGATACTTTATAGGCACTTGCTATGATGGCGAAACGGTATTTAATAAATTGAAAGGTAAGAATGAGGGCGATTCTATTATAATTATGAATGGACAAGAAAAAAGATTCGAACTCACGAAGATGTATAACCAAACGGGATTTCAGGATGATGATACCAGTTTAGGATATAAGATAAATGTATATCAAGATACAATAGGAAAAACATTCCGTGAATATTTGGTAAATTTTAATTATTTTACACGAATTATGGAGGATTATGGGTTTGTACTATTGTCAAAGGAAGAAGCAAACCAGAAAGGGTTACCTGATAGTTCTGGGTTGTTCAGTGAATTATTCAATAGCATGAATAGAGAAACCCTTAATTCTTCTTATAAGCGGTCGAATTATAGGAGTGCACATTTAATGACCGAAGATGAGAAACAAATTTCTTTTATGAATCGTTATTTTGTATTTAGTAAGGTGAGGAATGCGGATGTTTCTAATATCTATAAAAATGTAACACATAAAACAGCAGAGGAAATCGATATAAAAAGCAAACCCGGAAGTATTATTATAAAGATTAAACGTCCAAAAAAGGTGAAAATAACTAACGAAGGTAACTAATGAAGGTAACCAATGAAGGTAACTAACGAAGGTAACTAATGAAGGTAACTAACGAAGGTAACTAATGAAGGTAACCAATATTAACGATTCATATTTATTAAGCACATTCACTTGTATAATGAAGACATAAAAAAATGAATATAAAAAAACCACCACAATATATATAACGACCTTATAAAATAATGTTATATATATTGTTACCTAATACACATATAATACTATATAGACATATTAATTGTATTACGAGTTCTGAACAAACTAAACCGAATATATCCACATCTTTATGTAATTACTTATATGAAATTAAAAATAGAATAGATAACCATGGTGACGCATGGGATAATTATAAGAAATATACTAACCCATATGAATTTATAAATACAAATATACCAGGTAGTAATAAACCTGTATCTAAAATTAAACCATTGTCGCGTTCTTATTATAAGATGCTAGAGATAGTTTCATTTTTTAATCTATGTCATTATTCTACTTGTAATACATTCGAAAGTAAGAGTAGTAAGATTTTAACCAATATACCTATAAAAAGTTTTCATTTGGCAGAAGGTCCTGGTGGATTTATTGAGGCACTTTCACATATGAGGGATAATGTATCTGATACTTATATTGGTATGACTATTCTTGACGATAAAGATGATTATAATATTCCTGCTTGGAAAAAAAGTCAGAAATTTTTAAATGAAAATAAAAATGTTTTCATTGAGAATGGTGCAGATAAAACTGGAAATATATTATCGGTTGATAATTTTCAATATTGTTGTGATAAATATAAATCATCTTTCGATATAATTACTGCAGATGGAGGTTTTGATTTCTCTAGTAATTTTAATAATCAGGAACTTAATATTACAAAATTATTATATGGACAGATTTGTTATGCTCTATGTATGCAGAAACAAGGGGGTAGTTTTGTTTTAAAAATTTTCGATTGTTATATGGAACACACTGTTGATCTATTATATATATTATCTGCGTTTTATAAAAACGTCTATATTACCAAACCACAAACCAGTCGTTATGCCAATTCGGAAAAGTATGTGGTATGTAAGAATTTCTTATTTAATGATTGTAGTGATTTTTTCCCTGTATTGAAAGATACTCTCTGTAAAGTTATTGACACGGAGCATAATATTCATCGTTTCTTAAAAACAAATATTTCCAACCATTTCAAAAATAAATTGGAAGAATACAATGCAATTTCAGGACAACAGCAAATGGAAACAATACAAACTACATTAACGATGATTATAAACAATACAAAACAAGATAAACTAGATAGCATGGTTAAAACCAATGTGTTACACTCGGTTAAATGGTGTGAAAAGCATAATGTAGAAGTAAACGCATCTACATCTCCATCTATAAATTCATTCTTAAAATATTCTTCGTCACCACCAAAGGATACAATTATTATATAGCATTCGCAAATGTCCTTACTGAACATTTTTTCATAATATCTGAATATTTTGAAAACGTTGGGGTTTTTTTCATTGGATACCCAATTTTGTCCTTTTTGGTATATCCATATGAAGGAACACCGTAAGCAACGGCACTCGCGGTATGGTCCCCGTAGGCACTCCTCATTGAACCAGCCACTGTATTAATTGTATTATACTTGCGACGAGCGATTAAATCACTAGATGATACGGCACCCTGTGTTGCAAAACCGTGATTACTTGGTTTATAATATACTATTTTTCTTTTAGGATAAAAGGTGGTCTTGGTGTTAAATGCTTCCGGGGTTATTCCCAAACCTATAGTATTAATCGCGGGTAGTTTGTGTGTTACAATGACAGAACCCATCTTTGAATATAACTCGGTAGAATTTGTGTTATCAAACCATAATTGAACGTTTTTCGTAGAAGGAGCATCCGGTATCTCATTAAGCCATAGTGGTGGATTTTCTAGTTTGTTTGGGTCAATTGGTCCTGTGTAATTTGTTATACTTGATTTATTATATCCAATTGCTTCTACAACCATATATCCATCTTCCTGAGTATATTTGAGAGATATTGGGAATATTTTTCGTTTTGTAGGTTCTTCTATAAAATAATGGTAATTATTTGTCATTGTTGTATGTAAAATATTATTTAAATCATTCACGTCATATTCTCCTGCGGGTATAACTACATTATAACTCGTATCATCAAACCAAATATATTTAAATGACCCTTCGGTTGATAGATTTTCTTTTTTACAATTTTGTCCCGAACTAGATGTATATATATTTTGAGAAGCACCCGAAGAACCAGCAGAAGAAGTTACATCACCACTATAAACGTGGAAATTACTATTGGATTTATACGAAAGACTACGACTTTCTAGGTATTGCTTTGTATCTGTAAAATATGCAGGAGCGGTAGTATTGGCATTATATTTTTTACGAATCATTCCGCTACTTCTTACACGTCTACGCGCATTATCTTCCGCAGAAAGAAATACACTACAGTTATCGTCACACCCCTTATCTACCGAAGTATTGATTATTTGCGTACTTTTAATACCTATACACTCATTCGTATCAGTGGTTATAATCCCTCCGGGACGGTCAAAGTCAAATATGCGTCCAGATGTACGTGGATTTGAAACTGCTGTATCTGTTACTATTTCTCTACGATAAATTTTTAAGGGTAATGCTCGGAAATATGCTGATTTATCTGTAGTACTTGTTGGGTTATTATATTTTATTCCACTACTTATTTGTGTGAATGTATTATCATTATGTTTCCAATTTACTATTGGTGTTTCATTTATTAGGACACTCATACTATATTTTATAGATATATATAAAATAACTAAAGTAATATTAGATGAATAACTATTATAAAATATGTATATAGACCGTTCACACTAAACCTGTATTATTTATTAACTTTTTTATATAAAGGTAATAAACATATTGCCATTATTAATTATAGAAAATGTTATATTATATATTCTGATGAAAATCTTGTTATGAATGGTATATATATGAATATTTCTCTGAATGAATATACACATGATAAATCATACAGTAGGATAATTATGAAAGATTCAAAAAATAATACCAATATTATTAAAAAAATATCCGACCTTGAATATTATATTTTAAAATATTTCAAGCATATTAATGGAAATACTAAACAAAGCAAGTATTTATTAAAGGAACAATTTGAAACAATGTTTATTAAAGTATATCGCGATAACTATCCATATGCTAATAATATTGATATAAACGGTAAAATTGTATTGAAAATTTCGGGTGTTTGGGAAGATAATAACAGTATAGGTTTAACATATAAGATAATGGAAACATTTCCATTGACCTAGGTAAAATCAACTAAATATCATATTCATCTGTGGGTTTCGTTTTTGAAATGGTTTATTCCCCTTTGTTATATTATGAGGTTTTGAATACTTGAGGTTCTCTTCACGACCCGTGTTAAATTGTGTAACGTTTAAAAAATCAAGGGACTCGTTATAATAATAATTCAAATCTACTATGTTTTTATAACCTTCGTTTGATTGTTTTCTATACATTTCAAATTCTTCTTTATTCACCGTTTTTATTATATTATCTTTCAGATGTATTATATCTTTACTTCCTATTTCAAACATATTACTACGTTCTATATTGATGTTATGTTTTATCGCTCGCTGTTGTAGGGCATTGTCTTCATATCCCCAAGCCCAGAAATTCGGAAAACCATTTATTAATTCGAAATCACCTGCTTTTATTGATAGAATACCACCCAGGGTAAACGAAAATCCATAGTGGTGTTTTATCGTTCCTTTTATAGTATCATAATTGATTGTGTCTTTGGTTTTTGGCATTGTATCTACATCATTGAATACCAGAGTTATTTCCTTATATGTTTCTGGGTATTGTTCCTTTACATATAAGAATCCTATGTTTTTCATTGCACCGCGATTAAAACTACGTGTATCCATTTGATGTATATATATTATTTTATAATCATCTAAATCTACCAGCACATTTTCCATATGTTTCGCGAATATTTCTTGATGCTCCTTTCTATCTCTGTAAGGAACCAAAAAAATAATTTGGGGTGACATAATATAAGTATATTATTTACTTATATTATTATTGTTGTTGGGTTTTTAGGTATATTTAACGATTGTATTTATTGATTATAACACTCGGGAGTAATTCACTTTTTAATTCTTCCAATTTCTTGAAACATTTATTCGTCGTCACTTCACTTACACCACATACCACTTTGATATCCGTCTTACTCACATCTAAATTACAATTCTGTGCGATGAAGTATATTATACCTGCTGCTATTGAGTGGGGCGACTTATCACTTATTATATTTTTTGACTCCACCTTTTTTGCTACAAACTTGGATAGTAGGGTTAATTCGGCGTTGATATTCAAGTGACTACAGAATCGTTCCATGAAATTTGACGGTGTTGTCGTCAGTAATTCAGTTTGTTGGGATGTTTCATAACCTCGTTCTATATTCGCTAATATATTAACGGCCATTGAGCAACCCGTTGTTGCACTCGTTTTATCCAATTTGAAAATTTCTGCTATTTCGTGCGCTGTGCGAGGACAACCATTTAGGCGACAACTTATATATATTGACGCCGACTTGATACCATCACGATTCAATCCCCTAAACATCTTTTGTTCCGATATATCTTTATGTATCGCCATTGCTTTATCTATGAATATTTTGGGTATACCTGCATTTTGAGCCATAACCGTAATAAATTGAAACTCGGAATATAATGATTTTTCTCTATGTGGCATTGACTGCCATTCCGTCCATTTCCTTATACGACGCATCTCGTAACTCGAATTATTAGAACATAATACCTTACATCCAAAGGATGATTCTTTCAATAGTGGATTTATTGGATTACCACAACGAGCTGGGTCCTTCGCATTACGGTCATCCGCGCCATAAAACCGCCATTCTGGTGAAAAATCCAATTCGTGTGTGTATATAATTCCACACGCCTCGCTTGAACACGTTGGAAATCCTTCTTCTGATATTTTTAGAACCGTATTACATAACGCGCATAATCCTTGTTCTGTCATTTTGGACTCATTCTCGTATAAACATTCCATTTTATCATCTTCCGATATATTCAGTTTTTGGTCTACATCGTAGATATCCCATAAACGCGATTTATGGGAACTTGATAAATTGGTCTTGCGTTTCTGTGTTTTAGCTGATTTTTCTCGTTTTTTATTTAATTCGGGGGATTGTTGGATTTGATAGTCCATAGATATAGTATTTAATATATATTAAAATATATTTAAACGCATTCAATTTTATATCTTCCTATGTTAGTATAAAGATATAAAAAATGGCAACAACACATACATTTACATTAACGGGTGAAAATATAGCCCAAGGCAAAATTGACGAGATTAATGGACGAATATGTGAAATGATTCGTGATTCGTTAAATGCTAAATTGGATGGATTTAAAACGACCCTTGGCAAAATTACCGATGTAGCGTTGGAAGAAGCGAAAACCAAATTAATGGATAAAATGCACCTTAATTTTATTTCAGCGTTCAATACCAAACTCAACGAATTCTCAGCAGAAGTTGCACGATCTGATTTTTCACAAGATCTAACAAGCAAGCTTATTGCAGATTTGGGAGTAAAGTTTAGGGACGCAATAGAGGGTGGTTTTGATAACCCAAGTATTGAGTATTATGCTAAATTTATTAAATATATGGAGAGTCTAAAAAATGATAAATTGGGAATAACTGAGGTGGATGAGGCGATTAATGCGATAGAGGCGGCGATTGCTGAGAAGGCGACTAAGGCGGCGAAAAATGCGACTGAGAAGGCGACAAATGCTGCGAAAAATGCGACTGAGAAGGCGAAAAAAGAGGCGGGAAAGAATGCTACAGCTGAGGTAACAGCAGCTGAGGTAGCAACAGCAGCAGCAGCAGTAGAATCAGCAGCAGCAGTAGAATCAGCAGTAGATTTGGATACGTTAAAAGCAAAATTGAATGAGTTAAAAACAGCATTGGAAGAGTTAAAAGCAAAATTGGGAACAACAAGTG